GATGTAATAGTAAAAGTAGAAGGTGGATTATTATCATTTACAGCTACAAGTACTTCTACAAATGGTGAATCAGCATCTTGGACACAAATATTATCAGGTATAACAAATGCTTATGTTGAAGGATATGTAGGATTTGGTGCAGCTGATACATGGGAATCATCTGTATATACATGGTATTTTCAAGAATTAAATGAATTAACACCTCAACCTAGTAATCCTAGACCTAGGTTTTGGGTTATAAGTTAAGGAGAATAAAAATGGATAATATAAAAACATTTCATTTACAAAGTAAATTAGGTGTAACAGATGGATCAATTGTTAGTATAATTAATCCATATATAGATGGTGCTTTTCCATATTGGATATCAAATGGAACAGGTGCTAGATTAATTAAAATAAAAGCAATGGCTGGTGAAGTCGTTGCAGGAATGGGTGGAGGTACTGTTGTTACAAAAATCTACAGAACTGATGCACATGCTATATCTGATAATCCTGACATATCAACTCATGGTTTATCATCAACTAAAATAACAGATACTTGGGAATATTTAACAGAAATAGATTATTCTGCTTCTAATACTGAAATGCAATATGGTGTAGATTTTAGAATGGTTAATATTAATATAGATAAGCCGTCATTTATAATAGGTGTTGTTGAATTAGTTGGTGATATAAAAATTGAAAATTTATTTATGTGGATTGAATATGTTGATAATCCATTAGAATAAGGATAATATTATGACAGAATTATTAAAAGAATTAATTAAAAAAGTTGATTCTATTGAAAATAAATTAGATAATATTACTGAAAAAATAAGTAATATTGAATCTGATATTAATCGATTAAAAAAACGAATTGATTTTATAGAACAAGATATAAAATAATTATGAAACATTTAATTTCTAAGTTTATCTTTGCTTTTGAATTATCTATTTTTATAACTAGTTGTGCTATTATTCTTAAAAATCCAATAGTAGTTCATAATGATAAAGCTAGTGGTGATATTTATTTTCATAAACAATGTGAAGAAACTAATACACGAGAACAAACATCTAGAAAACAAACTGCAGTTTCTGCTACTAAAAGATTAGGTGGATTAGATGCAATTCAAATTGTTAATGATGAATTAGAACAATATGATAAACAAAAAGATGCACAATTAAAAAAGGTTGAACAATCTTTAGATTCTGATAGTTCACGTTTGGAATTTTTAAGAGTACAATTAATAGATGCTAAAAAACAGCGAACATTATATGAGACTATTTTTAAAGAATTACAAACAGATAGCACTGCTGCTAAATTTCAAGTAGAACAAGCTAGAACTGATTGGCAAGATTCAGAAGATAAAGTTGTAAATTTAATTGCTGAAATTAGAGCATTAAAAGTTAAACTTGGAGTTAAATAATATGAATAATTATAATAAAAATAAAGTAATAACTATAATAATATGGATAGTTTTTATATTATTATTAATACGTATGTGTCCTAGATTAGACTATACGACATATTTCATAAATTATGATAAAAAGGAGATAAAACATGATAGATAAAAATGTTTTAAGTTTCGAAGATGGATTGAATATTAATATTGGTGAGGCAAGTTCATATAAAATTACTTATGGTGATTATTGTGAAGATTGCACTGAAACATTATTTGATTTACATTGGGATGAAGATAGTTGTTTAAATTATAAATTAGATATTTATAGTGAAACTGAATTTAAATGTGATGTTACAATTGATGCTAATTTATCAGTCAATGAAAACACATTTCTATATGGTGATGTTGAAGTAGATGGTGATTCAATATTTAATGGTGATGTTACATTTAATGGTGATGTTAATGGTATTGAAGTATCATGTACTAGTAGTAATACAATTCTTTTATATAAAGATAAAAGCGTTCCAAATTATAGTATTTTAGGTGTAAATGGTTCGGATGCTTTACCAGATATGCCATATGTAGCTTCTAAAAAAATTAAAATAACTAAATTAAAATTATTAATTGGTGAATCTAAAATAGAAGCAGATGATACTTTTAAAATAAATTTATATGAAACTGAATTAAATGGATTAGTTGGATATGATGCTAATACATCTAGCATAACATATATATCTAATATAAATCCTAATATAATTAATAAATTATATGAAATAGATTTAGATTGCGCAAATATGAATACTGATGCATATGGTAATAGACGATATAGATATGTCACTTTAGATGTTGATATTGAAACAACATTTGTACCTGCTGCATTAATTGGTGAAGTACAAACATCAGTTAAAGGAATAGATGATATATTCTTATGGGTTAAATATAATGATATAGAGGAATAATATGGAATTATTTACTGAAATTTCTAATAAATGGGAATTAATATTAGCAGTTATATATATTATTTATAATGAATATAAAAGATATAAAAATACAAATGATAATTTACTTAAAGATAAAATATTATTAATAGAACAATTAGCAAAAGAAAATCAAAAAGATTTTGATGAAATTAAATTTAATTATTATAAAGAAATTGAACGATTTACTATTAATAAAATAAAACATTTTAATAATAATATTATTATTCAATATAACAATTTAGATATAATTAAACTTTTAGCTATTGATGATTTATTAATTAGAACTGGATTAAAAATTCAAGATGAATTAATGAGTCATGTGTTAACAAATGGATATCACGATTTAAATCATACTGAATTAGAAGATTATATTATATATATTTCTGATATAGTATTTGATATTTATCAACGTAAATTATTAGCTAATGATCTAGGAATTTCAGTATTTGATTATATTGATAGAAATGAAATAATAGCATATGTTCGAGATATAATTCAAACTTCAATTAATATTAAAAATAGGTTGAATAATCTATAAAATTATACTATATTATAAATAGATCATATTATAATATAGGAGGTTAATATGACATTAGATGAAGTAATTATTAAAGCTTATGACAGTACTGGTGATATCATTCAAACTATTAAAGTTTTGAAAGAAGAAATAGTAAAATTAAGCGAAGAAAATTCTAAATTAAAAAAAGAATTAGAGGATAATCAAAATGATTAATCTCAGAAAATTGATGACTCCAAAATTGGAGTCATCTTTTATTGATGTAGATCTTAAATATATGAGTAGTATTCAACTGAAAATGTTGAATTTTATAAAAAATAATCCTAGAAGTATTATTACTGCTCCAAGACAAATTGGTAAAACTTTATTTTTAATTATGGCTGCAGCAGTTAGCAATAATAATGTTTGTATTATATCTTTACATAATAATATTAATAAATTTATATTTGAAATGGCAAAAAAATGTTATTCTGATAATAATATAGAATTTACATTTAATACCAATGCTAAAATTATTATGATAGATGATAAAAAAATAGTATTTAAATCTCGATATAATGATTTATCTAATTATGATAATTATGATATATATGTCGATGAATGTTATATGTTTCCAGATTTAGGAAAATTACCTATTAAAGATGCTGATACTTGTGTAATGGTTGGTACTCCTAATTCTAATAACTTTAATTATAATAACATAGGTTTATTTGCTGGATTAAATATCAATGGAGATTCATAATGAAAATATCTGAACTTGAATCAAAAATTAATTTACTAAAATTAGATGATGATGATGTTATATGGAATATAAGAATGCCAGATAAATCATGTGAGATTTGTGGTGGACATGGTATTAAAGCATGGGATGGTGAAGATTCAGTTTTATGTGAATGTTTATATTCAACTGATTCAACTAGAGAACTCATGCCATTTGTAATTCTTCGAGGATTGCATAATTTAAAAAGAAGGCAGGTATATGATGAGTAGAATTGATTCAGCAGCTTTCGATGATATGTTAACAGTTCAGGATATAACTAGAGTTAAATCTTCGGCTGATGTTATTAATAAAAATCGAGAGAATGCAAAAGAGCGTAATGCAGGAAAAAATTATGGTAAAAATCAGAAAACTAGTACAGTTTTAACTGATAAAAAGAAATGTAAAAAAAAGAAATAAACATGAATGAATTTATATATCTAGCAAATTTTAAATTTAGTAATCTAACTATTGATAAATTCTTAATTATCAAAATAACTAAATTTTTTATTAAAACAATAGATATAAATGGTCAAATTATTTATTTTTCTAATACATTAGAGGAGATAGCATTTACTGAGTTAAATGCTATCTTTAATTTATTAAATAAAATTAATAAAGAAATAGGATTACATCCAGAATATAAATCGTTTTTATTACATAAACAAAGAATTATTGAAAAATATTATAAAAAACTTGATTAATTATATATTATATATTATATTATAAGAGTCATTAGAAAAGGAGAATATTGATGGCTGAAACAAATACTATTAAAAAAGAAAACAAAATAACATTAAAAGTTGAAAAAATTTATGATAATGCACCTTTACCAACTAAACCTACAACTGAAACTGATGCTGGTTATGATATAGTAGCTCATAATGTAAAAAGAATATATGCACATTTTGGTTCTAATAGTGAAAGAATTTTAGAAGATGAAGACATGGAATATAAATTTGTTGAACCTGGTGTAATTGAACTTCAACAAGGTGAACGTGCTTTAATTGGTACTGGACTTAAAATGACAGTTGGACCTGGTTATGAAATACAAGTTAGACCAAGAAGTGGTCTTGCTCTCAAACAAGGATTAACAGTAGTAAATACTCCTGGAACTATCGATGAAGCATTTAGAAATGAAGTTGGTGTAATAATTATGAATACTTCTCGAAAAGCACAAAGAATTAAATTAGGTGATAGAATTGCTCAAATTGTACCTAAAAAAGTTGAATTATTAGAAATTGAAGAAACTAAATTAAATGATGATACAGATAGAGGTAAAGGTGGATTTGGACATAGTAATGATAAAGATTTTGTAGAACCTATAGATTTTGGAAATAAAAATAAATCTACACCTTTTAATTTTATGTAGAATAACTATACTATATGTAGACTTACTAAAGGCAGAATTGTCTGCCTTTTTATTTAAAAATTTATGGAGATGTATTATGAAATTTACAATAGATACAGATTTAACTAGCCAAGGTACAGCTATTTTAAAAGATGGTGTGAATATTGGTGAAGATAGAATGATTGCTTCAATATCATTTACAGCAGAAGGAAAAAATAAGAAGTATAATGAAGATTCTTATATTTATTTAAATATTACATCATTTGATTCAGATGGTAATGTTTATAGAGAAACTTTTGGTAAAAATAAAAATATACAAGATAATATCACACCTATTGGTGTTGAAGATTCAGCTAAATTAGATATGGCAGATTTTGAACAATTTATTGGTGTGAAAGTTGAAGATTCAGAAGAATCTAATACAGATGAGAAATCAGAATTAATTGATAATATTATTAAGATTTCAGCAGAAAAGAAAATCAAATGTGCTTCTAAAGAAATTCTTTCTAAAAGAAGTATAGATAGCTTGAAAGATAAGCTGGCCGATCTAGGTTTCACTTCCGATGAAGCCTAAACATAACATTATATAAAACAAACCCCAGTTTTATATAAAAGCATTTCCAATTACCTTTCTATCAGAAGAGTGTATCACTAGATATACTCTTCTTTTATTTTATACTATACTATATTTGACATGTAAATGTCTAATATAAGGAGATTAATATGAGATACTATTTAAGTGATACAACTGTTACTGTTACACCACCTAGTGGTTTATATATTGTTGTAGAAGACATTGATGGAACTGGTACTATTGAAATACAAGATAGTTTAGGTACTACTTTAACAAGTAATCCTCTTCCACAAAAATATCCATATCCTGTAGATATTATAGCAACTGGACAAGTTGAAGTTTTAGTATCTTATGCAGGCGATAATTATAGTGAAAAAACATTCGAAAGCAATGGAAGTACTGGACATTATCCTGGTAAATGGGGTTCTGGTGTAGGAGCTAAATAATGTTTACAGGTAGAAGAAGATCTATTAATAAACGTAAACAAAATAATATTATTAAAAATAAAGCTATTATCAAAATTAAAGAAATTAAACGTAAAAAAAGTAGGTAATTATGGATAATGCTAAAATAATACGAGTTGAAACTGATCCAAATTATGGTACATTTGGTGTATTAACATTGAATGGTGAAGTTGCATGTGTAACACTTGAACCATATTCTATGGATAATAGAAAGAACATATCCTGTATACCAACAGGACAATATATCTGTAAAAGATATCATTCTAAAAAACATCCTAATACATTTCAAGTTACTAATGTTGCTGGTAGAAGTAGTATTTTAATACATCCTGGTAATATTAAAAAACATACAAATGGTTGTATTTTATTAGGATCAGAATTTGGAATATTAGGAAATAAAAATGGTATATTAGAATCAAGTAAAGCCTTTGATAAATTTATGAAATTTTTTGAAGGAAAAGATGAATTTAGATTAACAATTGTAGAGGAATTTTAAAATGTCAAAAGATACTAATTTGCGGAAAAAATTAAATGATAATCAAGAAATATCAATTATAGAAGAAGAACTAGGAGATTTATCTCCTCTTCTTTCCATGTATCCAGAAGAAGCATTAGATAAACTAATTAAAAATAAAGATAAATTAACTAAAATATCTAAGATGTTTGAAAGTGGTGGAATTAATGCTGTTTCTACTTCTGTTATGTTAATGAGATGTAATCAATCTGATTGCCCATATCGATTATCATGTCCTTTATTAAAAGCAGGAATTGCACCTGAAGGTTATACTTGTCCTATTGAAAAAAAATTAAGTAGTGAATTAGAATTAACATTAATAAAAGATCTAGGAATAGATCCACAAGATACTGTAGAAATGGAATTATTATTTGATTTTATTGATGCTAAATTATTAGATATGAGAACATCTGGTATGTTAGCTAATACTTCTTTAGTACAAGAAATTACAAAAGAAGGTAGAGGTGGAGCTACAATGAGTCGTGATGTTGCACCAGAATTTACTATTAAAATGGATTTAAAATCTTTAAAATCTAAATTATTAAATGAATTCATGGCTACTCGTTTATCTAAAAAAAGATATGGTATATCTGGAAGTTCTACTATGGAAGAAATAATTAGAAATGCAATGGAAGGTAACGTATAATGATTAATATAATGAATTTTAATAACTCGGACGATGCTTTTAATTTAATTGATATGGAAAAAGATATTGCCGATAGAGCTAAAAATACTACATCAAAATTTTATGGTCCTGCTGTTCCAGATTCACATTCATTTAAAGTAAAATATAATTCGTTTTATAAATTCTATTATGTTGAACATAAAATTGAAGAAGAAAATAAAAATAGAACTGATCCAAAAAAGAAAAAAGTAAAAAAGAAAAAAAAGAATAAAAAGAAACAAGGTGATCCAATTGTTAAAATTCAAAAAGTTGAAGATGAAGTACATAAAAATAATAGACAAAATATTGCAGATACTAGACATACAAAAGCAACTGAAGAACAAAAAAAACGACATAAAAATTCTAAAAATAAAAATAGAAAAAGTGATAGTAAAACTAAAAAAAATAGAGTTACTAAAACTAATTCAGTTATAAATAAAGTTGGTATTAAATTAGATGGTTTTAAAAAGTTTTTTACGGAAGATCCTAGATTAAAACAATATGGATCAAAAGCTTTAAATTATATGAAAGCTAATAAATTAAAAGCTGGCGCTGCAGTTGTTGGATTAATATTTGCAGCAGGAATGTTTAAACGACAAGATAAAAAACCACAATTAGTTTCTTTTAATCCATATCAATTTAGTGCTAGACAATCTGCCTATTTACCTGGTTCTTATAGAAGAGGTTTTAGTGAAATAAAAGAATTAACAACTGATTTTGGATCTAGAGTACATTTAGATAAAACTATAACTAAAAAATTGATGACAGCAATTAATAGTACTAGAAATGGATTTAGAACAAATACTAATGCTATAATAAATAGAAATATAGCATTGAGTGCACATAAAAATGCAATTAATCATATGAGGTATTAATTATGTTAAAAAAAGTAATTGGAGCATTTAAAGCAGCAAAAGCTATGAATGGTAGACAGTTAACTTCTGTTACTAGAAATATGATGCAAAAAGCTGCTTCAAACTTTAAAACAAATGCTAAAATAGAATATATGCTAAGACGTGAAAAAACCGTTTCTAGAAATTTACAGCATAAATATATGCCAGGAAGTAATCCATCTATATTACGAAATAGAGGAATACAAATGGGTGCAGCTGTTGTCGGTGCAGCTGGTATGACATCTATTGCTGTAATGAATGGTGCAATGACTGCTGCTGGTAATAATATGATGACTAGATATATGAATGATAATAGATATAGTTCTAAATTACTTCAACATAGAGTAGGTGGAGCAGCTGGCAATTCATCTCTTAATATTGGTAATCATGTTGGATTAAGTTTAGCATTAAGCAAAAGTAGACATGGATAAATAAATTATGTATGAACAGCAAAATCAATATATGGAGGATAAACTATCTGTTTTAGATATAGGTAAAACTGTATTTTCTGCATATGTTAATCCTTTTACTCAAGCTTCATTTGATCCTAATTTCTGGAGTCCATCAACGTATGGTGGTATAAGAGTTAGAAGTGGTATTCTAGATCCAAATAATAAAGTTAATAAATTTGGTAGATGGGCAGTTAATGGAATATCGAAACTAGCAACAGGACATTCATTAGAAGATAGATTTAGAGCTAAAAGATGGAAAAATACTATAAGACCTAAAGGTTCTACTACATTTAAAACATCATATGGACCTTCTGGAACTTATATGGGATTGAACTCATTAGAAGCTAATATATCTAGAATGTCTGGAGGATTTTTACATTATACTGATGGATATCTTGGTGTTAGAATGGGAAAATTATTTGATTTTTCTGGTGCTAGAGAATCTAAATTTGTACAAAGAATGAATACAATTATAAAAGGTAGATCAAATTTAAATGATATACCTAATATGATAAATAATGTTGGTAGTGAACCAATAATGAAATATAAACGAAAGAATATTGGACCAGCTAAAAATAATCCATTAGTACCAGAATTACGTTCTAAATATAAACAAATTTATAATACTTTAAGAGAATCTGGATTTGAATCTCTTATTGATGAAAATATTACTGATTCAAAAGGTTTATTAAAACATTTAACTTCAAAAAGCACTAAAGCACATGTAAAAATAAAGGTAGCTGCAGCTAGAATTGGAAAAAGTGCATATTATGCTGGAAGATTTGCAGGAAAAGTTGCGGTAAAAGGTGCATTATTAGCTGGTAAAGCTTATTCGGTTTATGGTATAGCTAGTTTGATGTATCAAGGTATTAAATTAGTAGCTAATCCTTTAGCTCAAATGGGTGTAAATGCTGTAGATCAAATGTATGATAAAGTATCATCTTTAGCTAGACCTGAAATGGGTGGTCAATTAAGTTATGATTATTTAAGTCAAGGTGCTGCTACTGAAAGACAAAGAGCAATTCAAGCTATATCTAAATCTAGAATAAATGGAAGAAGTATGATGGGTAATGAAGCTCAATATATGCATGCGTAATAAGGAGATTTAATGGCATTAAATAAAGAATATCAAGAATGGTTTGTTAAAACACTTAATAATCCTGCTGATTGGGCAGAAGCATTTTTACGTAATCCTGATGATCCACAAAGACCATTAGAATTACGATCTTATCAACGAGAAGTATTAGAACATACAAAAGATGAACAACAAATGGTTTTACGTTATGGTAGGCGTATGGGAAAAACTGTTGTACTTTGTGCTGATTCTTTATGGTGGACTACAGCACAACCGTTAGCAACAATGTATAATAACAAAGGAACAAAACAAATACCTTTTACAGTACTTGTTATGACACCTATGGATTCTCAAATTAAAATGATATTTGATACATTTTTATCTTTAATAGCAGATTCACCATTTTTAAAAGATATGATTACATCTGTTAAAAGAAGTGATGTTAATGAAATTCATTTCAAAAATGGTTCTGTTATTAAAGGTATGACACTAGGTATATCATCGGCTAATAAAGGAACTTCTGTTCGTGGGCAGTCAGCTGACTTATTATTATTAGATGAAGCAGATTATATACCGCGTGATATTATGGAACAAGCAGTTCTTCCTATCGCTTCTACCAAACTAAATACTAAAATTAGAGCATGTTCTACTCCTTCTGGTAAACGTGAAATATTTTACGAATGGTCTACTAAAGGAAAAGAAATTGGATGGTGGGCTAGACATTATCCATCTTGGCATCCAGATAATCCTTCTTGGTTATCTATTGATGATGCTAAGAAAAAAGGTATTCCAATTACTGATTCTACTGAATTTAAATATAGATCATATACTTCTGAAGAAGCTTATCTTAGAGAATATGGTGCTGAATTTGGTGAAGAATTACAAGGTGTATATAAACATAAATATATTAATATGTCTTTAATTAATTATTTTTCAGAATATAATAATCATGATGTAGATATCTTTGATCCAGGATTTGAACAAACTCCTGGTAATAAATATTTAATTGGTGTTGATTGGAATACATATAAAAATGGTGGACAAGTTGTAATGATTGAATATTGCGCTCAACCTACATTTATAGAATATTATGATCATATAAAAAATGAAGATGTTAAAATAGATTGTACTGGAAAAATAAGATTATTTTATCGTAAAGGTGTTAAATCAAAAGATGCTACTCAAAGGGAAACTAGAAAAGAAATTATAAGATTAATGACACAATATAAAATAGATTTTGTTTATGTTGATTATGGTGCTGGTGATACTAATGTAGAAGAATTAACTTTATATGGTAAGAAACATCCAGAACTTGGTATGGCTAGAAAATTACATGTTGTAGATTCAGGTGCATCATCTGAACATTATGATCCAGTATTACAAAAGAAAGTTAAAAAAAGAAATAAAGGTTTAATGATAAACCAATCCGTTTTATCTATTGAGGAAGGTCGAATGATACTTCCAAAAGAAGAAGATTCAGCTCATAGATTAGTAAATCAAATGAGAGGATATATTATAAAAAGTGTAACTGCTCGTGGTGACTTTACTTATGATGGAGAAGATCACGTTTTAGATGCATTTCATTTAGCCGTTTATGGTTTCTATCATCAATTTGGATTATTATTAAAATCATCATATGAAACTAGAATTAAATTCATGAGAAATCCTAGATTAGATAATTTTGATGGTAGAGATGCAGCTTCTCCAAATTCTACTATACTAAATAACAATAACACGAATATACGAGACCCTGAAGCACCACCAAAATATAATATGCCTAAAATGGCTGGTGGTAGAAAAGGTTCTAGAAGTTCCAAAATTTTTGGAAGTGGATTTAGGAGACAACTATAAATGAATTTAGATGATTATACAAATCAGGAAATATCAATTGATCAATTAAATGAATTATTAATTGAAGGTAGATTAAAATTTAATACTAAAGATGTCGGTAATCCATCAGCTGTATCTCATACTGAAAGTAAATCTGGAAATTGTCAGTCTCCAGATAATAGAGAATCTGATAATGATAAGAAAAATAAACAGATTCAAAATATGATTGATAATGTTAAAGATAATGAGGAACTAGTTAATACATTAGAAGATTTTTTAAATAAAATGTTAGCAGATATGAATATAACACCTAAAAGTAAAAAAATAGCAGATGCAGCTAAATTATTAAATGGTAATGGTGATACTAATATAACAAAAGATACATTTGATACAGCTGAAACTATTATAGAAAATGCCGATATTTTAAGTAAAGGTTATATTCCACAATTAGCACCATTACTAGGTGATATTAGATTAGAAAGCAATCCATATGATTGTAGCGGTATTTCTAGAAGTATTATGGATGGATTTACTTTTGCTCAATTAAAAAATAGTGATACAGATGATAATTCTGATATTGTAGATCCAGATGATGTTGATTATGATACAGAACAAAATGTAACAGAAATAGAAGAAAATTTTGCTGAAGAAATGAAAACATTAATGGCTTATCTTATTAATAAATTATTTTGGAATATAATATGGGGTAGAATGTGGACATCTATTTTTGATCTAATTGAAAAAATGATAGCAAAACCAATTGATACTCCTATAATTATTATTAGAGGTTTATTATTTAGAATACCTAAATTAACTCGAGAAAACTATTATAAATATGGTCCTATTCATAAAGCATTAAATAAATTCAAAATGGTTATGTTATGTAAAATACCAAAACGAATTTGGACTGATTATAAACCAGAAGATGATATTATTATATATTGGCGTGGAAGTTTAGTTCCATTAAATACATTATGTTCAAAAGACTTTATAAGTGGTTTTGATGAATGTATAAATAAACCCATTCCTACACCAGAAGAACGAGAACAACAAGCTCAAGATGAATATGTTGAACCGTCTTCAGATCCTAACGCTAAACCAGAAGGTGATTCATATGATGCTGATGATTTAGAAGATGATGGTAATGGAATAGCAGGAGCTGTGGATGATGCTGAAGGAATGCCAGATAATATGGATATATGTGATATCATTGATGGAATGGGTAAAGCTTATGATGAACAAGCAAAAAATAATAAAAAGAAACCTAGAATGACTCCTGAATGTCTAGATGCTGCACATACTGTTATGAAAGCAGTATACAATGATTCTAAATATAATAATAAACGAGGTTAATTATGGCACAAGAAAATACTGATAGTAATTATGTTCCAGAAGCAATATTCTTTAATCGAACTATTCGTGATATGCGAAAACATGTAGAATATGAAAAATTTCTTTGTAGAATGATGGTTGATAATGATGATACTAGAAAATTTAAAGAAAATACAGATAATCATCCTGATAGTATTCATAAATTTATATATAATAATGAATTAGTTGAAGCACACACTATGAGAGGAAAATATGAAGCGATAGGAAAATCAGCTTATATTCCTACACCAAAACAAGATGATGAAGATGAACAAGATACAACTACTACAGAAGAAAATACATATTCTGTTGATAATGATAATATAGTTTTAAAAGGAAAATAAATGGCTACTGTTGAAGATGATAAAGCTAACGATTTAGAATGGCTAGAAAATGTTGATAGTTATATTCAGAAATTAGGAAATATTAGTTTAAAAAGTGCTGAAGATTTAACATCTTTTACTAAAGAATCAAATGCTGATTTATTAGGTTTTCTAGATAGAATAACTAATGATATAGATAGACCTATTTTTAAATCATTAGCTAAAGATATGATTGGAGTATTTGGTTCATTTTATATTGACGATGAAGCATTATGTTGTTTGGTAAAAAATATAATGAGACAAATGGATATATCTACTAAATTAAATGACTATTTAAATGAAATTACTAAAATAGAATTTGATGGTATGTATGTTAATGATGATAATTTTGAATTAGTTTTTGCTGAAACTAAATTTGGTAAAGCAGTTAATGGTACTATTGCTATTATTGATGTAGTATTAGTATTTTTAGAAATGGATATATCTGATTTTATGCTTCCTATTTTAGATTTTATGCGAGAATTATCAGAAGCTATTATTGGTTTTATGTGTTTAGCATTTCAAGAAATAATTTTTACTGTAAGAGATAGTGCTATTGATTGGATTATTGGACAAATTGATGCATTATCTACTGATGAAAGTTGGATGGAATGTTTACCTTATATGGATTTCATATCAGTATTAAAAAAATATATTAGTGATTATGGATTAGTAGATAAATTATTATCTCTTATTGAAGGATTTTTAGCTAATGCTTATAATAAATTTAAAGGAGCATTAGATGCAGAACTTCCTAAAAATGTTAAACTTATTAAATTATTAAGATTAATTAGAAAAATATTAGTATCATTAAAAGATGCAGTTATTAATTGGGAATTTTGTTCATTTATAAATGATTCTGGCGATGGTAATGAAAATGGTGATAATAATGATGATAATTCAGATTCACCTTCTACTAATTATTTAAATAGAATTCTTAATAAAAAAGATAAAGGTATTAATAATTATAGTTTTATGTTTACTGATGATAATACTATACTAAATAATAGTAACAATACCAGCAATGGTGATGATAGCGGAAATAATGGAAGTGGTAATCTTTTTAATCAAGAATTAAAAGCATTTTTACAAAATTACATGGGATTTTCAGCTGATAGAGCTGATGCAGTAGTTAACAATAATAATGGTCTAAATACAGGTGATAATGATGGAAATAAATCTGGAGCCTGTGGAACAGTATTAAAAGATAGTGATCTATCTAGTATTTTAGATAAAATTATATCTACACATAGGAATGGATAATGAATATTTTAGATTTATTTAGAATTTCTTCACCAATAGAAGATTATGAAATTGATTATAATGGTAACGTTATTAATACTGATGCAACTATTAAAGATCCATCTTTAAAATTTACTAAACCAAAATATATTAAAAGATTTCAAACACAAAATAAAATATTACGAAATATAGTATTTGTTGATTCAGAATATGATCTATCTACTGTTGCTAATGCTGTTCAATTGGACGGATTATTAAATAGATCTGTTAATATCTTTGTCGAACAAATTATTAAAAATGGTTATGAAGTAGTTATACCAAATCAAAAATTATATCAACATGTATCTAATAGATTAAAAGAAATTGAATTATTTACAAATATTAAAAATACAGAACTAACAACATTAATAGCAAGACAATTGGTGACATATGGAAATGCATATGTAATTAAAGTTAGAAAAACTAATGTCTCAAAATATGGAAAAAAATATAAATTATATAATAGAACAGTTCAACCAATTGTTGGATTATTTATGGCAGATGCTACAACGATGAAAATTGGTTTAGATGTAAATAATAAAATTAAATATTATAAACAAATGATTAATGGTGTAGAAAAAATATTTAATGTTGATGATGTTATACATTTAACTTATAATAAAATACCAGGATTATTAACAGGACGTACTCCTATAATATCTGTATTAGATGATGTTAGAGCATTAAGAAAATTAGAAGAAGAAGCAGAAATTTTAGGCTTTCAGTATGCCGTACCACTTTATCTTTATAAAGTAGGAACTGATCAACATCCAGCAGCTCCTGGTGAAGTTGATGCTGTGGCTATGGAAATTAATACTATGAATACTTATGGTATTATGACTGTACCACATACGCATACAATTGAAACTGTAACTAATAATAATGATCCAATTGATATAATGAAATATATTGAACATTTTAAAAAGAGAATATATAGTGGAATAGGTTTATCGGCAGCTGTTATGGGTGAAACTGATACATCTAATAGAAATACATCTGAAGCAGCTTATCTTTCAATGCAAGCTATTACTAAATCATATCAACAAATAATTAAAGAAAAATTAGAAATGGAATTATTAAAAGAATTAGTAATGGATGCAGGATATGATCCTTCTAGATTTCAATTCGAATTAAAATTTAAAGAAATTGATTTAGAAGCAACTATTAAAAAAGAAACTCATGTATTACAAAAATATCAAGGTAATTTAATTACCTTGACAGAAGCTAGAATGGAATTAGAAATGGAAACTAAAATCGATTATAATGATCTATATCTTAATAAAATTCAAATTCCACTTGCTCAAGCTGAAGCTGAATCTCAAATTCCAGTTGTTGAAAAACAAGGTGATGTTAAAATTAAAGTTGAACAAGCTCTTAGTAAATTAATACCTTCAGGTTCTAGTAAATCATCTAGTACTAATACTACACCAAAAAAGACAACTACTAAAAAAAGTAAAACTGCTGCATCTGAAAAATCTACAACTACAAAATCGCAACCAACTAATCAATATGGTAAACAATTAAGTAGACCTACTTTTAAAAGAGATTTTGAAAATAATATAGAATATGCTAAACAATTATCTAATTCATTATTAAATAATGATAATTATAAATCACCTGTAAATAGATCAACATTCTTAAATAAATTAAAATTAAATATCAAAGATACTATACTACAATTGGATATTGATTTAAATGATATAGAATATATTATGAAAATATTTGAAATTAGAATAACTGACAGATTAAATAGATTATCTAATGTAGATTCTGATGAAAAATTTGATTTTATTATACAATCTATTTATGATGAGATTAATAATATAAGTCAAGTAGTGGAGATTAATGATGAAGAATAAAAAAAATATTGATGAATTGGTTGAAAAATTAGATTTTATCGATGTATATATTAATGCTACACATCTAAATTATGTAAATGGAAATAATCTCTATTATAATTTAGATGCTGTTAAAAATGGTGGTGGTGAATCTTGGTTAAAACCATATCCTAAACCTCAATTATTACATCATGATAAAACTAAAGATGCTGTTGGTAGAATTGTAGATTATTCTATTAAAGATAAAGCTTTAATTGATGGTGAACCAAAAGATTATGTACAATTAAAATCTAGAATTACTGATAAAGATGCTATTAGTAAAGTATTAAAAGGTATTTATTATACTTGTAGTGTTGGAAGTTCTAGTACTGAAATACGATGTTCTGTTTGTGATCAAGTATTAACACGTGATGGACTATGTGAACATGAAAAAGGTTCTATGGTTGATGGACAAAAAGTTTATTGGATCATTGATGAAATTACATATAAAGAAAACTCATTCGTAAACAATCCTGCGGATTCTTATTCCAGAATAGTATCGATCGATATCGGTGATGGACCAATGGAGTACGAAAAATTCCTTAAAGATAAGGAACAAATTATAAAACAATTTATTATGGAGGATGATATGAAAACATCTAATACCGATGCTAAATTAAGCACGGAGTCTAGAAAAAAACTCCCTGATTCAGCATTCTGTGGTCCTGGTAGAAGCTTTCCAGCTAATGATAAAGCTCATGTTACTGCAGGATTACGACTATTAAATAAATCTAAATTTTCACAATCAACTAAAGATAAGATTAAAGCTTGTCTTTATAGAAAAGGTAAACGATATAATATTGGACCTAGTGAAGATGAATTAAAAGAAGATGCTGATTTTTTAGTATATAGAATGGATGATGATTTTACTGAGGATGAAATTAAAGTTGTCGAAGATTTCTTTAAAGAAAATCCTACTAGCTTAGACGATGAAGTTAAAGCTATAACAGAAGAATCATCAGATAATGAAGAAGATAATTCAGATTCAGAAGAAATATCATATGATATTGATGATTTTGAAACTATTAAAAAAGGTAAAAAAGATGAAATAATCGCTTTTGCTGATTTTATTATAACAAAATTTAATGAACTTTCTGATTCAGAGACTATACTAAAAGATGAAATAAATGAATTAAAAGATAAAATTTCTGAACAAGATACTATACTAATTAGTAAAGAAGATGAAATTAATAAACTATTAGATTCTAATGCAGATCTAACAGTTAAATACAAACGCTCTTTGATTGATAGTATTCTAGATTTCAAAAAAATTATTGAAAATCGTGATGAAGAATATGAAAAATATAAATCAAGAAAAATTGATAGTTTGTTAGATACATTAGAAGATTGTAGGAATGAACATATAAATGACATTCCTAAAGTTGAAGATGAAACATTAACAGATTCAACTGAATCAGATAATAATACTAGCGAGAATACACTTGAAGATGATGATAGTCATGAAGAAAGTAAAATTGATCGCTTTTTTAAACATAATATTATAACGGAGGATTAAAATGGCTATTCCTAATTTCGGGCTCGATTTTACAGCTCAAAATACTCATAAAGTGCCAACAAGAAATCGCCCTGATAAATATGCAGAATCTCCTCTTGCACAAAGAGCTAGATTCGAAGTATCAGAAGGTATACGTCCAGCAGAATATTTTGCAGCTTATAAATATTTACCAGTACAACAAAAGGATATTACAACTGAAGATTTCGTTGTTATTCCTAAAGGTCGTATTTTAGGTGGACTCTCAGTATACGATATTGATCCAGAAGGTGGTATTAAAGGACCTCTTGATAGTGGTATTCTTTATGGTTTCGAAGATCAAGTTGGTGGTGGTACTGGCTCATATTCACAAGATATGTCGTATTTCGGATATGACGAATATATTTCAACTTTACTAGTGCCTGCAAATGGTGGAGCAGTAAGTGAACTTTATTATACTGCATTAGATGTTGAAGCTGGAACATATAAAGCTGATGGTACTTATGCTACTGTTGGTGATTCAGTTACAATTCCAGAAAACAGACCTATTGGTGTTGCTTTCCATGATTGGTATCAAGATATTCGTGGTAAATATTTGAACTATAGAATGTGGCCAGATGGTGGACATGTACTTACAGATTGGTATATTGAAGTACCATATGTAGTAATGCAAGGTTCAGGTGTTGCTTTTAGAGCAACTCAAAATGATCCAACTCTTAGATCAGAATTTGAATCAGTAGCTAAAGTATTCAGCTATCTTTCTATTAATACTAATGAAATAGATGCTGGTGCACCAATTGGAATGTATGTTAAATCAGACCTTATTGGTAACTATATGCCACAAGCTGGTGGTGCAGTTGATACTCAAAAAACAGATCAAACTGTTGGTAAAATTTTAGCATTGGATACTAGATTTCCTAAATCTGGTCTTGAAGATGTTCAAACATATCCTGGTTCAAGAATGCCTGGTACTCAGACTGCTGGTCTACCAAGCTTCTTATTTGAATTCGTTGTTGCCTGTGAAAATTCAGTAGCTGGTGGACAAAATGATGTTACCATTGAAGATGTTTTAGGACTTGTTCAAAGTGGTAAATACGGTGTAGCTAGAATACAGTTACTTGTATCTTAATTAAGGAGAAATGACAATGTATATAAAAGACGAAGTCGCTCTTAGAGACTTTAAAAAGCAAGAAGACCGTGTTCTATTTGATAACGTTTATCATGCGTTTACAAATCGTGGTCTTATGTCAGATTCAGAAGGTAATACTGAGTTCTTTGAACTTAAAGATTTAATTACTACACAAGATTTGACAAGATTTATTCCGCAAACAGTTGAAACTGTTGTTCGTGAAGCATTAGAACCTAATCTTTTTATTGTGGATAAATTATTTCAAGAAATCCAAATTCCTCGTGGATCTAGAATTCAAATCGGTGCACTTGGTGCAATGGAAGCTGGACGTGTTGGACAAGGTGGAGAATATCCAGAAAGATATGTAGATCTAGATGGTGGTGATATGGTAGCAATTACAACTGATAAACATGGTTTGAAAATTTCTTTAACTGAAGAAGTTCTCGATGAAAACCTTTTTGATGTTGTAGGTATTTGGCTCCGTGCTGCTGGACGTGCTCTTGCTCGTCATAAAGAAAGATCTGCTGCTAAACTAATTAATGAAATGGGTTATGATGTATTTGATAATACTAATCCAACTAATTCATATATTGGTACAACAACTGGTCGTGATATTACTGGTGCAGCTAATGGTTCAATGACAGTTAATGATGTATTTGAAATGTATTCATATCTTATGCATCGTGGATTTAATCCTGATACTCTTATGATGCATCCTCTCGCATGGAAAACTTTCATGACTGATACTGAAATGCGTGAAGTTGTTCTTGAAGGTGCTACTGTAACATCTTATAGAAATCCAACTGGTTCATATGCTGAAGGTTGGGGAACTGGTCATAATGGTCTTGGTCTTAGAACTACTGCTACTGGTAATAGACAAACTTCTGGTAATAGCACTAAAGGACCTGATGCTTGGGTACAAACACTCAATCCACTTGGAGCTACATTTAATATAGCACCTAGATATCTTCCAGCTCCACTTGAAGTACTTGTTACTCAATATGTTCCATTTGCTTATGGAACTAGAGGTGGTAGTGGTGTTCCTAATGAAACTACTAAAGGTTCTACTTCTAGTATTATTATGGTAGATTCAAATGCTTGTGGACTTATTGGACAATCTATGCCAGTTACTATGGATAGATGGACTGATCCTGAGCGTGATATTGAAAACATTAAACTTAAAGAAATGTGGGGACTTGCTTTACTTGAACAAGGTAAAGGAATCGCTATTGCTAGAAATATTTCTAGTGATAGAAACTACAACTTTGATAATGTCAATAGTAGAGAACTTACTGAGATCAATAGAGATACTGCGATTTAATTAATAATTTAATTAATATATAAAAAGAAGGAGGCTTTATGCCTCCTTTTTTTGTTTATATACTATACTATATTTGAACCATATATTAATTATCGATAGGAGGTGTATATGGCTAATACTAAAAGTACTAAACAAAATACAACAAATAATACTACAAAAACTGTAGTGAATACAACAAAAAAACAAGAATTTAAATTACCAAAATATTTAAAATTAGCACGTGGTGCTATGTGGTTTGATACCATTGGTGATAATTGTTCAAATGTAATGTTATATAATGTACCTATTAAATTTGTAGGTAGAGGATATATTTCTGATGAAGAACATGAACAAAGTTTACAAGATGGATATACTCCACAAAAAGAAATAGCTCGTGATATGTATAATAATGAAAGTTCAGAAGCTGGTAAATATGGTATTGCTGAAATTGATGAAGATAAAAAAAGTTATTTTAAAGTATCTGATATTCCAGAAAATAAAAGAGCTAATATTATTAAAGCATTTAACCATGGTATTTTAGTTGAATTTGATCCTGATAACATAGTTCCAGAAAAAGTAATTGAAAAAAATAAAAAGAACTTTACTTATAGAAAAGGTTCTAATAATGGAACCGATGGTGATCTAGTTTTTGTAGGAAAAAATAAAAAAATGTATGATAAATTACAGAATAGTAAACATGATGAACTTATTAAATTTATTAAAAATTCATCTTTTTCTGCTAGAACTAATTTAATGGATTTATATGATTATGAACTTCAAGGATATAATAGATTAAGCAGACCAAGAGCTTCAGTTCTAGATGCAATCAAAGAAAAGTTGAATGATCTAGGACCAGGTATTTCACCAATTACTGTTGAAAAAGGTGATGAAGAATATCAAACCAAGGAATAAACTATGTACGAATTATTAGTTTCAGGACATTATCCAAATATTAATGAGAAAAATGTTCCTAGAAATGCAACTATTAAAGTTATTTTATCAGATACAATAGATGTAAATTCTATTAAAGATACTAATCTAACTGTAGTAGATTATGTTTATAATCCAGTTGAAGGAATAGTCACATTTGATTATTCTGATAAAGGTACTACCGATAGTAATGCAAATATATTGACATTTACTCCTAAAACGTATCTTGATCCTGAAACTAATTATTTCGTATATGTTAATAAATATCCAGATAGTGTTAAATCAATTAATGATAATTTTATTCAAGATACTTATAAATTTACTTTTACAACTGGTATTCAAACAATAGAAGATTCAAATCCAACATTTGAAGAATTATTAAGAATAGATTTAGAAGCAGCTATTGCTAGAGAAGATTGGTGCGAAGCTGCTCGAATATCTTCTTTATTAGATAAAGAACAAAATTCATGTCCTATTGTGCCATCTGGAATTAATCCAATTGATCCAATTGATCCTATTAATCCAATTGATCCAGAACCTGAATATCTTATATTATCTGATACATTTCCTAAAAATAATGCATCAGATGTTCCTCTAGAAAAATTACGCTTCATTAAATTATCATTTAATGATGAAATGCCTGACGATGGTGTTGATTATAATAGCTTTATAACTGTTATGAATAAACATGTTTTGGAGTAAATAATGTCTGGAAATTTAACCTTTTATAAAACACCAAATGAATCTTATGAATTAGTATTTGATTATACTAAATTATTAGGTTATGGTGAAACTATTAAATCTTGTGTTGTATATGTTAATAATACAGAAATTGTTGGTACATATGATGAACGATATGACCAATATTTAAATAATGCTGGTAATTTTGATACAGTATTTACATATGATCCATATATTTATGATAATGATACTATTCTAATTAAAACTAGTAGCGGTGTTTTAAATGAAAAATATAATATAACTGTCTCTGGTATAACTAATAGAAGAAGATTTCTCGGAAAATCAATTGATGTATTTATTGATGAATATGCTTATCCTGAAGTATTCAATGAATTTGAATATAGATATCTTGTAGATTATAATGATATTTATATATTACCTGCTATTTATGAAAATCATCCTGGATTTATATATAATACTGAATTTGTTATAATGATAAATCATATGATTTCTAGTGTTACTCCATTATTTATGGAAAAAGATACGTCATTTACGTTTACTTCTAAATATTGTCCAATGTTTACAAGTGCTGCTCAAATAATTTTATTATTAGGACCTGAAGCTGAAAAATTTACAGAAGATACTATTAATAGATATATTTATAAAACATCTAAAGAAGCTATAGATTTATTAAATATAAGTGGACCTTGTGGTGGAACTCCTAGATTTCCATATGATTATTATGGATGTACTCCTGACCTAGTACCATATAATCTTAGAAAATATGTTGAATGTAAAACAGCTTACGATTTATTAAATTTAATAGATAGATTAAGATTAATTGGTGGTTCAGAAGGTGGACAAACTAAAACACTTGGTGATATGACTATTAAATATGATGGTAGTGGTGGTAATGGTGGTTCACAATGTCCTACATGTGGTCCTAAAAAAGATCTTTATGATTGTTATACTGGTTTACAAAATATACTTAGTAATGGTGCTAATGCTTGCGGTGTAGGTGGAGGTATCAATAATGCTGTACGTGGTAAATATGATGTTAGTAAAGGTTATGCGCATCCTACAAGAGATTTAAAACATAATAGAATTATTAAACCTTCTCCAAATTCAAATGGTCCATGGTATGGTAATGGTAATACTAGATATCCTTCTAGGAGATTATAATGAATTTTTTTAAAGATACTACAGTTAATACCGATTCCGAAATACAAAATTCTTTCTATCCTGGATTAAATTCACAAGCTGATGGTATTGATTTAAGAATTGAAATGAATAGAATTTTATATGGTACTCCTTTTAAAAAACCTTTAGGTGAATGGGTTATAATTAGAGTATTTGATGCAAATATTAAATCTAAATATTTTAATGAATATTCTAAAGAAGGAGTTATGGGTCCAAATCATCCTTTTATTGATTATCTTGTTAGAGCTAGAAGAGCACCTTCAAGATTAACTAGAAGTAGTTTAGATACTGAAAAATCTGTAGAATTAGCTAATAATAAATTTTCATTTTATTTAGAATGGTTTATTCCTGTCGCTGATGGTGATCAAATTTTTGAGTTAGATTGGCCTGATCATAGTATTAAACCTACTGACGATGAAATCGTATTATTAAAAAAATACGATATAGATAGAGTACATCCATATAGATTAGAAAATGGAAATATACAATATCTACAAGCAGTTTGTGTTTTAAATCATATAACATATTAAGGATTAAATTATGATATTAGATAAAACATTTTATAAAAATATAGGATTAAATCCTGGAGTAGCTTCTGATTTATCTTTTGTTATACTTGATACTTCTACTAATCAAATAATACATGATAATAGTATTAAACATAGTACAAGTGTTGGTAGTGCTCAAAGTATATTAGAAATGCATATGCTAATGACTCGATCATTAGCATTAATTAATCCTAATTTAATATTTTCACCTGATTTTCCTGATTATCTATTATCTGAAGATGATCCAAAATATATGGAAACATTACCAACTTTAAAAATGGAACAATATAAACATATGCCACATTTTCGTTGGGATTTATATCAAAGAAATTTTGATGTATATGATACTACTACATTAGTACCTGCACCACATATAACATGGGGTATAGTTAGACAAGAACCAGGTACTGTTTCTGGTTCACCTTTTCGTGGTACACAAGAAATTAAGCCAAGAGAACGTGAATTAATTATTATGTTTGATAAAGATTATAAAAATATTTTAAAATCAAATAGTGATAATAATTTTATAGAAACTAATGATAAATTATTTAAATATATAAAAGTAACTGGACAATTTATGGATAACTTAGTTCAATATAATATTTGGGCTCAAAGTAATTGGGAAGTTGAAGAATTAACTGATTGGTTTCAACGAAGATATATGCTACCATATACTGGTATGTTTCGTGAAGCTGGTATTAATAACTTATATTTCGATAGACGAGTTAGAGATGATACATTGATGGCAATGAAAAATAAATATCATCTCAGATCTATACTATACTATATAAGAACTGAACATATCTATAATGATACTATAATGCCGATTAAAAGAATTGATGTTGATTTAGATGTAATTGCATCTGCATCAGAATATACTATGAACCAAAAATTAGGTGATTATTATGATAACATTCTTAAACGTTGGCATTCTTAAAATAAAAATAGGAGAAAAATAATGGCTAGAGAATATGCGATTCCAAGCTCTTCTACGATCTTACAAGATTACGGATTAACTGTTAAAACTCCACCAACAGCTCGTAATAGAAGAGTCGTGATAATAGGAACAGCCGAAGATGGTCCACTATATGAACCAATAGCTATCGATCAACCTCAAGATTCAGAATTAGTCTGGGGTAGACAGCTAATGGGTGATTTAGTACGTGGAATTTTCGAATGTTGGAATTCTCAAAATTCCAATCAAAATGTCGTTGGTGTAAGAATTGGTAAAGCTGAAACATCAATTTTAGAAATTCCTGAAATACATTCAGATGGCGTTGATGAAGAAGATAGTGATGAAAATATCGTATCGTTACGATTGAAAGGTAGAAATCCTGGTCCTATTTATGATCAGATTACAATTCAATATGATTCAAGTATGAATCATGCTGGTGATATTTCTATCTATAATCCTAAAACTGGAGCGTACTCTTACTTTTCAGTTGATAGAACTAATCCTTATAATACATCTGTTGATGTACATAATATTTCTGAATTAGTTACTGCTATTAATAATGATAGAAATTTGGCATATACAGTCGTTGCTGAATATGACGAATTAGTAACTGATTATGAATTAGTAATTAGTGGATTAACACCTGGTGTTATTCAATCTGCTGATTCTGTTAGATTAAATCTATCTCAGATTCTAGCTGAATCTGGAGTAATAGCATCAGGTAATGATGCCTTTCTTGTTACTGATCCTGATCTACCTTATGATATTAATGGAATAGATTATGCTAAAAATTTAACAGTTGCAAATAATCTAATTAATTTAGAATCGGTAACTGGTATTGGTATTTCTGAATGGACTAAACAAGAATTTAAAGGTATTGTTACTAAACTAGAACATACTCCATTAGATGGTAAAAATAATTCTAGATGGGATTCTATTCAAGCATTAAAAGACTATGATGGAGATTCTAAATATATTACAAGTCCTGGTCCTTCTGGACAAGTAATTTCAGAATATTTGTATAATGTAGAATTTGCATTAATTAATGAAATTCCTACTGATTTTAAAGGTCTAGATGAACAAAATGTTTTTACATTTGATATTGATATTCCTTTAGATGATACTGAAAATCCAGGTATGGTACTTAATGATAGTGTAGCATTTAAATATATATCTATTAATCATCCTGAGTATAATGATTATCAAGGTACTGGTGATTATGAAGATGCTAGATGTATTGGTGTTGAAACTAAAAAAGTAGATGGTAAAGATGAAAGACCTTATGGTGCAGTTCGTGTATTTGTTTCTAATAAAATAGATAATACTGCTCAATGGACAGAAGTTCCATATCATTCTCAATCTGGTGTATATATTTCTGAATTTATAGAAGATAATAATGAAGGTAATAAACTTCAATTTGCTATCGGACCTGCTGCGTCTGGTTGTTATGATATTAATAATTCACATATAACATTTGATACTGGTATACCTGATACTGATCCTATTAAATGGTCTAATTTAACTCAGTTAATTGATAAAGACGGTTTTATTCAAGATGGTGTATATATTCGAGTAACTGGTAATACTGTTAAAGGCTTTTTAACAGAAGTAGATACTTTATCTCAACTTGAAGCATCTATGCAAACTGCTAGAAAACCAACATATTACTTCTTGCGTGGTGATGAACTTGTATTAAATGCTGCACCTAATTTTCCAATGATTATTAATTATGGAATAAAAATTAATTATGAAATAGGAACTACTGTTGCTATTACTGATTATTTTAATGGTGAACTTACATTCTTAGATAGAGAAAATCTTCCAGGTCCTGGAGGTGGTAGAATTGAAGATGATAAAATAACACATATCAGATTAAATTATAAATATATGCCTAATTTTCCAGCAATAACATCTAAAGCTAAATCTTTACATGGTGGTAAAACTGGAGCTAAACTTTCTGTTAAAGAAAGAGAAGAAGAACTAATTAAAGCATATGATTATCTTCGTAATTTTGAAGCTGATATCTGGGTTCCTATGGGTGCTTATATTGATGCTATTAAAGAAGATTATAATGAAAATACTGGTTTATTAGAAAAACAGATGAATTCATTTTCTGCTGGTATTGAAGATTTCTTAGTTGAACAATCTATTAATCAATATCAACCTCATGCTATACTTGGTGTTACACAAGTAGAAGGTGAAACATTAGGTGATAAAGATGAATGGGTTAAAAATTTAACTGAATATGATATTGATGATCCACTTCGTGGTGCTAATTCAATGGCTGCTATACAAAGTAAATATATTTCAGTTGCTGCTTTCGAACCTATCTTTATGAATACAGGTAGAGGTGCTCCTTATGCTGCTAATGGTCAAGCTGCTTATGCTGGACTTATTGCATCATTACCTTATGACATATCTCCAACTAATAAACCTATTACTGGTATAACTGCTACTAGATTTAATCTAGCTATTCCTCAATTAGAAGCTCTAAATAATTTTAGATATGTTACTATGAAGAATACTAATACTAGAAATCCTGTAATAGTTAATGATATTACTGCAGCTCCTTATGGATCCGATTATGTAAATTGGTCTATATTTAGTATTACTAAAGAAGCTGCTGATAGAATTAAACGCGTAGCAGATAGTTATATCGGAAGACCAAATAGTATGGAAGTTCGTAATGCATTAGATCAAGATATTTCTAATGTGTTGAAAAATATGAGTGGTATTCAAGCATTTAATTTCAACTTGTCAAGTACAATTGACCAACAGATTTTAGGTGTTATTGAAATTGATTTAGTTATAGTTCCAGTCTTCACTATTAAGAAGATTAGAACAACTATTAAACTTAGAAAGAACGTTGCTCTAGGTTAAAATAAATAATTTATCAGGATCTTTATGATCCTGATAATCTTAAACGTGAGGTGAGTTATTATGAGTAATTTTTCAAATACTTTAACACAAACCTATAATGCGCATGCTGGTACTGATATAATAGCCACACTTAACGGGGTTGTTCTAGGTAATCTTAATGGTATATCTTTCTCAACTACTCGTGAAAAAGCACCAGTTTATACATTAGGTAATGTTGATGCTGTAGCTTTTGGACGTGGTAAACGTGGTCATGCTGGATCTATGATTTTTACTAATTTTGATAGACACGCATTATTTGATATACAAAAAGAATTAGAAGGTACTGATCATGAATTAATGTATTATAGAAAAGGTACAGATATTCCTGCTGGTGGTAGATCCGTTTTATTAGGTAATGATAATCAGATCGAAGAACTAACAGAAATTGGACGTTCTTGGAAAGTTCCAGCTAACTATTCTGACCAGATTCCACCTTTTACTATTACATTGACTGGTCAAAATGAATATGGTAGTATTTCAGTAATGGCTTTACTTGGTGTAGAGTTCATTAATGAAGGTTCAGGTATTTCTATCGATGATATTGTTACTGAAACACAAATGACTTTTGTGGCTCGTGCAATTCAAACATGGAGACCTCTATTAAAAGGTGATCTTCGAGCTTTTGATCCAAAAGTTATTGGACCTGAAAGTCCATTAGCTGCAGTTAGATCTGCTTGGGCTGCTCAAGATGCTAGATAATTATAATATGGTTTGTTATTGGTATGAGAGCGAATGCTCTCATACCATATTTAAAATATAGGTTATAAAATATGGCTTACAATGATTATTTGAAAAAAAATACTAAACAGGCATTAAAAAATATTACTGAAGGTATTGAACGAGAAGGTGTAAGTTATCTTACTGGTTCTGTTAAAGATACCTCTTGGGATAAAAATGAACCTGATATTAATTTAGCATATAGTTCAGCTGAATCTTCTTATAGTGGTACTGATATTACTGCTGTTATTATTTATAATGAATGGATGGTTATATTAGGAAATGTAGAAACTATATCTTATTCATTACATCGTGATAAAATGCCAGTTAGAACATTAGGTCGAACATATGCAAAAGATTATGTTAGAGGTCAAAGAACGATTGCTGGTAGTTTGATTTTTGTTCAATTTGATGAAGCCCCACTTTATAAGTTATATGAATTTTTTAATAAGAAATTAGAAAATCAACATAGATTTAGTTCACCAGTTGCTGATGAAATTCCACCTTTCGATTTAATGTTAGTATTTAATAATGAATATGGTTACGGTTCAGTTATTAAAATGTATGGTGTTGAAATAGTTGATGAAGGTGGAACCTTTTCTATTAATGATATATACTCAGAAAATGTAATGCAATTTATTGCTAAAGATATAGATCCTATGGTATCTAATGGAAAAGATGATTCATTTAAACGATTACTATTTGAAAAAATGACACAAGGTAAAGTTATTGATGAACATTATGCTTCACTGTTGGAATATAGAAAACGGATAGCTCGCGATTTAGCATTTTATGAAGGACAAATATCAAGTACGGCTAAGATTGCTAAAAAACGAGATCATAAAACAGATTGGAAACATGGACATAAAAGAAATGATAGAGCTAAAGAACATAATAATGATATTAAACAAGCTAAAAGTAAATATGAATTATTAACTAATAAAATAGAAAGTTTAATAGACGAATTAGCACGAATTGATAATGCTATTATGAAATATGAACAAACTAAAATGACTTGGGATATGAATGCTGCTGTAAGTGCAGATTATACTTCAAGTTCTGTATTTACAGATAAATAAGGAATATTAATAATGAGTAAAACCAAAGATAATGTAACATATAGAGGTCGTAATGGAAAAACCAAAGTTGGATTAGATTCAGAAAGAGCTAAATTACATTATGATATAAGACATCCTTATACTAATTCAGCTGTTGATAAATTAAAAAAAGAAATACATAATGCTCTTGATCATCAATTCTCTGTGCAAAGTCGTGGTCAATTAGCTTCTCCTCATAAATTCGATTCTAGATATAACTATGAAACTTATAAATATGATTACTATTCTGGTTCTCAAGCTAAAGTATTTTTAGGTGATATTTGGGTCGATGATATCGTTACTATTCAATATAATATTAGACAATCAAAAGAACCTATATATGGTTACGCTTCTCAAAATTATGATGCTGTTGCTGCTGGACAAATTATCGGTCAAGGTAGTATGGTTATTGCTTTTAAAGAAGTAGGATATCTTAATGTAATTAAAGCTTATTTAGATGAACAAGCTGCAGGTGTTAAATTAGCTATTGCTAATATTAAAAATAGATCAGCAGGTGGTGATAGTGATGTTTATTCTACTTCAGATTATTCGGCTCGTGTTACTGGATCTTTTAATCCTGGATTAATAAGACAAAGTGAAAATATAGAAACAGTATTGGATAAATTAAAAAATGCTGACTTAAAAGTTGAAACTTCAGATTCTTATGTTAAAGCAGAATATGGTGTTAAAGGTTCAACTGCTGATAAAGATATCGTTGCAGCTAAAAGAATAGTAACTTCTAATGATCAAAGAAAAAATTTAAATAATAATGTAGATTTTAATAGTGGACATGGTAATAAAATAAAAGATTTTGAAGACGCTTCTGAAGTTCTTGAAGATGTTATATGGGGTGATAATAATGGTAAACCTTTTGGTTTAGATCAAAAAAAAGATGGATTATTAAGAGCTGATGAATTCGATTATGTAAAATCTAAAACAGGTGAGTTTAATGGTATTAAATCTGCTCGTGGTAATAATTATGAAGATGTAATGAATATATTAATTACTTTCGGAGATATGTCAGATAAACGTGCTGAACATACTCTATATCTTTTAAATGATATTCATTTTACTAGTCAAAATGTTATTGTTAGTCCTACTGGTGAACCAATAGGAGAAGTATATGAATTCTTTTTTAGAGATATAAATAAAACAATTAATACTTCTTCTATTAATATAAATAAAATTAAATTTAATGTTGGAGTAGAAGAAGGTTTTTATTTAAGTCAATTAGAAGATGTTTATAATGCTATTAATAATAAACAATCAACTGTAACTATAAAACTTTTAACTTATTATGATGGTAAAAAATGGAATAAATTAGATGTATCATTTGATCCAATGTTAGAACCATTAGGCATGCCACCTCTAACTATTGATCCAAAACTCGGAAAAGATAAGTCATTAAATAATTATGTACAACAAGCAATATCTGATTATTTAAGTTTTTCTAGTGATATAGATAAGTCATTAAATTATGAAAAATTATCTTTAACTGCTGAAATTTTAGGAATTAATGGTGTGGCTGAAGATGGTGCTATGGATGTAACTGGATTAGATTTAACTAAAACTAATGGTATTAATATGATAGCTGAACGACAAGGTGAAATGGGTTTTAATTTTATAATAGTTTCTCCTGGTTCTAATCCTAGTTTAATCTTAGATATAATTAAACGTGAAGATTTCTTTACACCATCTGCTCCTGTATTAGAAAAATCGACTGAAGGAAAAGCTAAAACTAAACAATCTGAAGGAAAAGTTCATATTGGAAATATGGAAGGTGGATTAGGTGAAACAACTAGAACTGAACCAGATAAAGTGCAAATAACTAGAGATGATTCTAATCCAGGTACTGATGAAGAAGGTAAACCATTAACTGCAAAAGAAATATTTGAAACTAATGGTGAAGATGCTACTTATTTAGATCAAAAACCAAATGAATTATTAGTTGCTTCTGTGATAGATGGTGATACATCAAATGTAATAGAAGATTTACATTATGATCCATTATTTAATTCATTCACATATACAACAGTTGATGATACTGGAGCTAAAAGTGTTAATTTTGTTGATGTTAATAAATTAGATATAGATACTATGGATACATTAATAACTAATGCTGTTGATGGTGACTTTGATCTTAGTGTTGCTGAATTAGAAGAAGTATTAACTCAATCTGAAGAAGAATATGAACAATTAAAAGAATATAATAAACAACATAAAAAAGTTAATGAGTTAATAGATGAAACTGATCCTGTTATAAAAGAAGAAGTATTTGATGATCCAATATTTGCAAATTCAACATACGAAGTAAAAGAAGCAGCTGCTGCTGCAGTTGAAGAGTATGAAACAGGTAATATTTCATATAGAGAATTACGACATAAATTAAATAAAATTGGTCGAGTTGATAGGTCCCAAGGTCGAGCAGATGATAAAATAGTACATGAATCATATAAAGATCTTAGATCTACTATAAGACATGCAGAATTAACAAGACAACAAGAAAAAGATGCAATAGATGCTCTTAAATCTGTTACTAATACTAAATATCTTAATAAAGATGAAAAATTATCACAACATAAAGATTTATATAAATTTGTAATGGATGATTCACAAGAAAATGAATATAATAAATCTATTGATGAAAATGTTAAAAAAACATATAAATATATTAAGAAAGTTATTAGACATTCTGAATTAACCGATTTTCAAGAATCACAAATGAAAAACTTTTTGAATATTGTAGAAGATAGTACATTAATAACTAATATTCAAAAAGCAAATACTCTTGGTATACTTTATGATAAGATTATAAGTACTTCAAATAAAAATGAATATAACAATCAAATTAAAGAAAATTTATCTGATTCAAATGAGTATTTATATAATCTTATAGAAAAATCTGATGTTCCTGATAATGAAAAACAAAATGTTATAGCTGCCATAAAATCTATAAATGATACATTATATTTATCTAATGAAGAGAAACTTGGTAAACATATTGATTTATATAATTTTATAATGGAAGATATAAATGATGCAGAATATAATAAAAATATAGATGAACATGTAGATGAAACTTATAAATATGTTAAAAAAATAATTAGAAAAGCTAATTTAAATGATAATGATAAAGACTATTTAAAAGAATCATTAAAAGATATTCATAATACCTCTAATTTAAATAATATAACTAAAGCTTATATTATGGGTAACTTATATGATGAGACTATGGATATTTCCCAGAATAATGATTATAATGATCAATTAGAAGAAAATTTAGATAAATCGACTAAATATATTAATAAATTTATTAAGAAAAATAATTTAACATTTACACAACAATTAGCTGGATTAAATACATTAGATATTATTAATTCAGATACATATTTAAGTATTGAAGAAAAATTAAATCAACATGGAGTTATATATGATAATCTTTATAATATTGTATCCGAAAATTATTATTCTCAAGGATTATCAGCTAATTTAAAAGAATCTACTGAATTTATGACAGAATTTATTAATGATCAAGAATTAAAATTTGATCAATATGATCAAGCATTAGATACATTAAAATCAGTTAATTCAACTGAATATTTAACTGATGAAGAAAAATTAGTTCAACATGGTTATTTATATAAATATGTTAGTCAAGAAAATATAGAATATTTAACTGATGAAAGTGAAAATGAAGATACATATCCAATTGAAATTAAATCTACATTAAAAGATTCTAAAATTGATAATAAGGAAATAGTACAAGATATTATTCGAGAACAAAATGATACTGTTCATAATAATATAATTGATAATTCACAAGAACGATTAGAACATTATAAAACTAATATAAATGAATCTTTATCTGATGATGTTAGAGATAAGAAAATTATAGAATCAATTAATCAAGATATGAAAACATTAGAAAATACTAGAGATATTTCAACTCCTAATAACGATCTTAATAATCCTATTAAATCTGAAGTTAGTTCAAAATTAGAAGAAATTAAAACTATTGATTCTAATGCAGCAAATTATCCTTCTGAAGCAACTACTGTAAATTCAACTGAAAGTACAGCATTTAATAAAACAGAAAAACAAGCATTTGAAAATGCTAATAAAGCTGTAAAACAAAAACAACAATTAATAGAACATGCTGATAAAATAGTAAATGACATAAATGATATAACAAATGATAAACCTAAATCTAGAAATAAATCTAATCCTTATGAAATTAATGATTTAGATGAATTAGAAATTGCAACAAAAGCAATTGATGAAAATTCAGCATATAAATTAAATACAACAGCTGAATATAAAACAGAAGAAAAAAATGCTTCTAATCTTAAAATAATTGATTATGTTGATATGGCAAATGGTGTTGACTCTGATTCTGGTAGACCTAATACTGAAAATGGTGCAGGTGCTAGTTCAGGTGGTGTTGGTGGTGTAAAACATGATAATACATATAAACATGATAAAACTTTTAGAGAATTTACAAATGTAGCTCCTACTTCATTTAAGAAAAGTGGAGTATTTTCCAAATATGCTGAAGTAGAATTAGATACAAATGCTAAAAAAGGTGAAAAATATATTGCAAAAGTAGAAGATAGTGCCGCTCTCAGAATAGCAGTAAAAGCACAAGATGTAAAATATAACTTTGGTGGTAAAGATTTAGAAAATAATACTATAGATTGTTCAGGATTTGCTGTATATGTAAATAATCAATTAGCTATGGATCATGGTAAGGAAAGACGACCAATTCTTAAATCACATAATACTAGTGCTCAAGATTTATATAATTATTCAATAGAAACAAATAAACCTCAACCAGGAGATATGGCATTTTTATATAGTTCTAAACGTGGTAAAATTGGACATGTAGTTGTTTATATGGGTACAACTAAAGATGGTAAAGCTGTTGTTATGGATGCTAGAGGTGGTGGTAAACATAAAGTTTATACTCAGATATTAGAAGATATGCCTTCTTGGAGTAAACATTTATCAGGATGGAGAACATTAAAAGGACAAGTTAATAATACTAATATAGATCCAAAAGATTTATTATAAAAAATACTATACTACATACAAACCATAAATTATCAATAATAGGAGGTATAATTATGGCAGTAACAAAAGAACAAATTGAAAAATGGAAAGCGGAGTTTGGTAAAATTTATAAGATAACTCCTGTGTCAGATCTAGAAATAATCTATAAACCTTTATCTAGGAATGATTATATGGATATTATGTCAAAACAAATTGAAGGTTTGATTGAAGATCCTGAAATTGAAACTGTTAAATTATGTATCTTAAATGATATAGATGAAAATGATCTTTATTCACGAGGTGGTATTGCTACTGTTGTGTATGAAGATATTATGAAACGTTCTGGATTTACAATTGTAGAATCAGAAGAACTATAATATTTATTTAATATTTTAACATATATTAAGGGAGAGTCTTTACTCTCCCTTTCTTTATAAACTATCATTTATTAAGAACTAATCTATTATATCTTTATATATATATTATATAATCGCTGGCGCTCAGTTGGTTATATCCAAAAAATAATTAATGACAATACTATTGTCAAGAAAAATTTTAAAAAACTTTATAGTATACTATATATAGTAAATTAGTATAAGGAGTTTACATGAATTTAACAAGACAAACCAAGTTATATAAATCTACTTTTGATGATAAAGAAGTAATATATCGAACTTTAAATATAACTGAAATCAATGTTATTAATAATATATCTAATACTTATTATAAATATGATGTAGCATATGATCTAGCAGTAATTAATAAAGATGATGAAATCAATTATTTAATTAAACAACAAATTGGAAAAGATATTATTGAATCTTCAGCTTTATCTTTATCTGACGATATGATATTATCTTTAACTGTTGATGGATTTAGAGAATCAGTTAAAAATGATTTTACTTTAACTCTAATTCCACAAATAATGAATGTATTAAATGTTAATTTAGAATATCTACTATCTTTAACAATTGATGATTTAATTGAATTAACTGCTTTATGTGAAATTATGACTAATAAAAAAATATTTAAAGATATAGATATGCCAAAAGAAGATGTTGCAATTAAAAATGATAATCCACAATTTTTTCCAGAAGATGGAAAATCATTACAAGATAAAATGAAAGAACTAGAAGGTTTTTAATGTCACACTATGATCCTTATCAGGATAATAACGATAGCTATTATAATCCGCAAAGTAATGTTAATAATAAAGAAAGTGTAGTTCATTCAATAGGCAGTGCTATTGGAGAAACTGCTAAATCTTTAGTTGGTCAATTAATTGTTCATACTGTTGTTAAATCTGTTGGAAAATTAGCAGGTCGAGGAATCGCAAATGCTCAACGTTCAAGAGCTACAATGAGATTAAAGCAGAAGAATTTATCATCTTCTCAAAGATCAATGTATCAACGATTATCAAAAGCGGAAACATTTACAGATGTATTATCAGCTAGAAGTAAAACATTCGATAGGGTTAGAACTAACGCATGGCGACAAAAGTCAAAAAATATTTTAGAAAAACGTGAAAATGTTTATAATAGATTAAAAACTAGAAATCCAATTGGAGCGGAAGCATATAAAGTTAAATCTGCTTTTAAAAATTCTGATACATTTATGGCTGTAGCTATGCATAATGTAGGTGAATCTATATTAGAAGGATCCATTATAGGATACGCTTACGATGCAGCTACTGGTCAATTAGGACATATGGGTGTAAGAGACGATCTATCTACTTGGAATTTACCAGGACATGCTGTAAACTACGCTAAATATATGGTAAAAAATGCTGTTAACTTTGGAGTAATGGGAAATCTTGGTAATATTAAAAGATTTGGCCAAGCTGGTGCCGCAAATGTTGGTAAAAATTTCTTGAAACATAATAAAGGTTTTGAAGATGCAGTATTAGGATTTGCATCTAAAGTATCTAATGTTAGATATAAAGGTGCTATGAAACATGGTAGTGATACTGATTATAAAGCACAAGCATTTCAACATGAAATAAATGATAGTTTATTAAAGAAAGTAAAAGATAATGTTGGCGCAGCACTATCTACTTATACCGATACTATTGCTCCTATGATGCATGAATCATTACATAAACCATTTCAACGCAAACCTACAAAAACACCACAACCAACTGCTACTCAAAGTGCTGTCAAATTTCAAGATAAAGTTAAACATGGATTGGATCAAGTAAAAAATAGTTTTGAACATAAACGTAATGAGCGAGCAAATAGATTATCAAAAGATGTAGATAAAGGTGGATTTGCTATTGCTGATGTTTTATCAGATATGGGTGCAAGATCTAATAATCAATCTGTATTAACTCAACATGGTAATTCTAAACAAGCTATAGATGAAATGTTAATGAACCAAAAATCTAGTAGAGGATTTTTAGCTCAAATGTTTGGATTACAACAAACATCTTTAAAAGATACTTTAACAAAAGATAAAATAGCTGATATAGCTCATGGTATATCTAAATTTACTGATACAAAAGAAGAAATGTTAATTAGACAACTTGGTAATGTTAAAGTTGGAAATACATTTTTTAAAAAAGGTAAATTTAATGTAGATATGAATTATATGAATCCTCTAAATGTAGTAAAAAGAGGAATGGCTAATATACTTCAATCTAATGCTAAAATGTTATATAAATTACCAATGGTTGGAAAATCATTATCATTGGGTGCTATTACTATGTCTGATACTATTCTTGGTACAGAATATAACGCTTTTTCTTTTAATAATACTGGTACTGGATTTGGATTTGTAGTAGGAACTAAAGGTGGTCCTAAACAAATAGATGATTTATTACGTGAACCTGGTATTTTAAAACAAGGATCTAATACTAGTGGCGTTAATGTACATATGGTTAATGATAAATTATATGCTATAGATGGTGCAACTATTACTAAATTAGATTCATATAATGTAGCAATTAAAGAAACGAGTCCTGCATCTAAATCATTAAGTGAAATGAAAAAGCATGATATGGAAGAATATTTATATCAGAATGCTAAAAACACAGTACCAACATCAAAAAGCGAAGCTATAGCAGCTTATGCTAATAATATTAAAAAACAACGAGATGGTTTAGGGTTTTTTGGAAAATTATCAGCTGCTGTATCATGGGATAAATTAAGTTCTAGTAATGCTATGCAAGGTTTAAAAGAAATCTTTAATATGAAGATTATGCCTAATGGACAAGTACATAGTGTAAAACAACAATTATATGACCAAATGGTTGGATCATTTTATGGTAAAGATCCTATATTTAATAAACAAGAAATGATGTCTGTTGGTCGAACAATGTTAGAATCTACTGAACATCATTTAGCTAATGTTATAAATAGACCACATGTAATAAAACAATTAGCAGAACGTTCAAGTGGATTTATGAATAAAAATAATCTTGGATGGATGTGGGATGATACTGAATTTGTTCAATTATTACGAGAAGGACGAGCACCTAATGGTGTTATTGATAAAGATTTTTATAAAACATTTTTATCTGATGATGAATCTAAAGCATTATATCATACAGTAATACAAAATCCTCGTCGAGCTAAAAAACATATAACACGAGATAGAGTTGGAGCTAGACCAGATTTAGATGCACTTACACAATTACGTACTAAATTTGCTATGAATGGTTTAGGTAAAGTCGAAGGTGTTGATAGAATGTTAAGTGGTGCAGATTTCTTACATAGACAAGGATTAATAAGTCATTCAGAAGCAACTGCTATGAAACTTCATGGTAAATTAAATACTATGTTTGCAAAATCTAAAACCTATTTTGGTGAATTAGATCCTGAAATAGTGGATTTAACAGAAATGCAAAAATTGTTTAAAGGTAAAAAAGATGGTGTAATAATAAAACAAAATGAATTATTAGATTATGTTATGCAAGATGAAATGCGTAAACCATCTTTAGTTTATTCAAAAGCAAGATTAGCAGATACGTTATATAGAAATCCAGATGCACCTATGTTTGGATTAGCTCGCGATACAACTCAAGCGATAGGTATATCCTATAAAAGTGATTCTGATAAGAATATGGCTATGGGTTTAAAAGTATTAAATGTAGGAGCAAATAGAGTATCACATCTAGTATCTGATACATTTAATGCTGTTGGTATTGGTGGATTTGAATATGATAATTTCAGATATGGTACTGGTATGTCTGGTTCATTTAAATATCTTGCTAATACAGCTGGTAAAGTAGCAGCAGCAGCTTTTGCATATAAAGCTATTGATGCTGCAGTTGCATCAGCTCCAGTATTTGATCAAACTGGATTACAAGATGGTATAACAGGATTTTTAGCTGATAATGTAGCAACTACACATTTAATAGCATCTAAAGCATTAAATTTTACAGGTGTTGCAGGAGCAGGAAGGTATCTTGAAGGGTTAATGCCAGGATTTACATCATCTGCACCAGGAGCATTGATTGGTGGTGCTCTTAGAATGGCTGGTGGACCAGGAGCTATGATTGGTGGTGCAATACATGGTGCTATTTGGAATCGAATGTTATCAGCATATATGCCAGATTTTACTAAAACATATGAACAATTACAAAAAGAATATTCAGGTGAAGAAGAAGTAGCTATTGTAGAAGGTAAAGGATGGTTATTAGGTACTACACCATTCCAAGGTAATAAAATAGTTGGTTATAAACCAAATTGGTATGTTGAAGCAAAATCAAGATGGAAAGCATCAGATACATTATATGGTTCTGAATTTAGAAAATTAATACATGAACCATTACCTGGAATAGGTGCTAATATTGGTGATATAATAGATCCATATTATATGGAACGAAAACATTTCTTCGATAGGCCATATCCTGTTACTGGAGGATTTTTAGATGAAGTTCCAGTATTTGGTCCATTAATAGATGCTACGTTAGGAAAAATATTTAAACCTAAAAAATTAATGCATCAGAAATTTTTAAATGGTGATTCATCAATTGAACATTCTGAAGTTACAGCTATGCCAGTTATACCAATGTCAGAACAATCAGTACATATGCGTAGTGCTTCACCAATGAAAACAACTAGTCGACATATTAGATCTAATTTTATGGGAGCATGGGTTTATCCAGGTGATCATGCTTCATCAGCACAAATGATAGCTGATGATTATATGGCAGGATTTGAAAATATGATGGGTTTAGTTGGTTTTGCTGGTGGTGTTGGTAGAACTAATTTAGTAGAACATGAACGTGTAGTTCCAACATTAGAAACTGCTGGTAGAATGGCATCTATGACTAGAAGTTATAATGATATGGCATTGGGAGGAATAGGTACTTTATCTGAAGCAATGAGACGTTTTGTAGGTAAACCAGACCATAGAAAAGTCGGTGTTAATCCAATTCCAAATATGCTTCCAAACTTTCTACCAGGTAGATTTTTAACTGGTGATCCATATGAAAAAATAATGAAAGGTGAATTAAGATTACCTGGTACTGCTTATGAAAGAACACATGATATTAATTATGCTATGCCAGGTCGTGCTTCAATGTTCGGTGGTAATTTAAAAGATATCGTTGCATATTTTACTGGACATAAATCACCATTATTAAAAGAAGAACATGATATATTGGAATATGGTACACATGCTCACGAAGCTATTCAAAATTGGCTTAAAGCTGAAAATATATTAATATCTGCTGAAAATTTAGTATATGATACAAGAAATAATGTGTCTGGTCATATTGATGGTGTAATTCGAGATGGTACAGGTGGTGGTGGTAGAAGAGCTCTTGAAATAAAAACTATATCAGCTAAAGGTTTAAAGAAATTATCAGGACCAAAAAATCAACACGTTGGACAGTTAAATTTTTATCTTCATGAAATGAAGATGAAAAAAGGTACAATATTATATGTTAATAGAGATAATCCAGCTGAGTTTAAAGTATATGAAATTAATTATAATCGAGATAGATATACAAAAGATTTACAAAAAATACATCAAGCTAGAAAAATAGCGTCTGGTATGATAGCACAATCTAAAACGGGTATATCTAAAGGTTTTAGTTATTCTTGGACAGATAGATTAAATATATTAGCTGACGTTGCGCCAGCATCAAAAGAATTCAAAGAAGCAAAGTGGATAGTTGAACAACAGATAAAAAATGGAATGATGGATGAACGTGGAATGAACAAATATAGAAAAGCGTTAAAACATCGACAAGCTACTTTGAGAACTTATGAATTATATCCTACTAGATTTAGAGGACAAATATTATCACCTGATGCTGAATATAATAGACAAAATGAAAATTATAATATAAAAGCAGGAGCAGAATATAGTTTACCAGAAAGAATAGTTGGAGCAGTTTGGGAAGAATTTTTAAATACAAATACATTTTTAACTAATAAGTTTTTTGCATTTAAAGATCCATTAGAACATTATTCAGAATATCAAGTATACGGAAAAGAATATACACCATGGACTGATCCTTATGGTTCATTTGTAAAACCAAGAATAGATAGAGTATTAGGATCAACTGATCCTTTTAAAGGAGCAATAGCAGGTTCTATTGATGGAGCATATTTATTTGGTGGTAGTCCAATGGCAGCAGTTGGAGCATTTGTAGGTGCTGCTGTTGGTGGTGTTAATGGAATCATGAAAAGACAACAAAGATGGCTACCTGGAAATATTAAAACTGAAAGACAAATTAATGATTATTTTGATACGTTAGAATATTATAAAAATGAAAGAATGGCAACTTTGAGTTATGGTATGGAATATGATAGATATAAAAATGCAGCTAATGCTACATTCCATAGTTTAATACAAAATGAAAGTACGGATTATACTAATATATATAGATCAGCTTATACGTCAGAAAAACCATATCTATCTGCCTGGTTAAATGAAACTAATCCTGAACGACAAGAAGAAATTTTAAAAATTGTTCCTGAACGATTAGGAAATGTGTTAGTTAGTCATTGGCAAAAAGAAGGATCAAAAGTTAATACTGAAGATCATATTGATAAAATGTCAGCAGGTTTATTACAAAAACATAATCCAGAATATGATATGAGAATGTTAGATCCAATGTTACGAACAGAAGATATTAAATTAAAAGCTATTAATAATGCTGGATTAAATGCTCATGATTTTGGATTAGGTTGGGCTCCACAATTATTAAGAGCACAAGATGCGATGGATAGAATGCCAGATCCAAATATTAATCAAATTAATTTTAATGAAAATAATGCAGATATGATGGATCCAGGTACAGTAAAAGGAGCAATAATGAATATGTTACATTCGATGGGATTAAAAGGTAGAGTTACAGTATTTATAAATAATCATGTAGATGGTGGATCAAATAAAGCAACTATAACATTACAGCATAATAGAGTGCAAGAAATTCGTGATGCTGTTGATTTTAGAGAGAGGTATATGTAATGCCAATAACTGAAATTTTAGGTGAAGAAATTGAAAATGATAATGATAGAGTAAACTGGTTTGGTAGAGTAATGGTTGGTGGTATGTCTGTTTTAGGACTTGTTGCTATTGCTAATAAGATTGGTGGTCCTACAGGTAAAGCTATAAAATTATCAGTTGGTGATCAATTAGAAGAAGAAGTAATAGATGCTGTTAATAAATATGGAAGACAAGCTGATAAATTAAAATCACCAAGTAGTTTAAAACATAAATTACCAATTAATGGAAAATTAGAAGTAGTTGGAAAATTACCATCAGAACAAGCAATTTCTAAATTTGAACGTGTAGTAAATTCTCAAGATAAAATAAACAAAATGATGGAGACACCAACATCATTATATAATAAAATACATGAACTTGAGCGTTCTATTTCTACTGTTATTAATGGTGTTGAAAATGGTGATCCTATGATGAAACAGATTAACGCATTACATGGAATAGTTTCAGCTAAAGTTAGGACAAAAGATGCTAAATCTGATGCTAATAATTATTTATTAATGGCAACCAAAATAAATGCAATGAGAGATTATAGTACTACTGATGTTAAAGGTGAATTAGCACAATATTTAGATGAAGATATCTGGTATGATAATTTCTTAACTGAAATGAAACCATCTGATATGATTAAATGGAATCAAAATAATGAAACTTTAATAAAAAGTGATACATCATATGCTAAAAAATATTATAAACAATTACAAAATTTAGAAAAAGAAATTTTAGCTAATAAAATTGCTAGTTCTGCTAATAGTAATAAAGCATTAGAGCTAACACATAATAAATTATATGTAAAAGATGCTTTTATGCCTGTTGGTGATTTATTAAATGATGCAGCAGGTTATGTAATAAATGTTACTAATAAATCTATCGAATTATTTTCATCTGATTTTAGTAATAATAAAATGAGTGTTGGAGAAATAAAACAAGTAATCGATAAATCTATATCTAAAAACGTTGGATTAAAATCACAATACGGATCAGAATTAAGTGATATAGCTCATTTATTAGATCAATTTAAAACTATGAGTAATGGTAAAATTACTAATGTTAAAATGACTTATAAAACCACAGAACAAAGAGGTGTTGAAAAAGCATATGTTGTAATTAATATAGATAGAAAATATGGAAATAATAATACTAGATCATTTTCTATGAATATACCATTAGTTGATAAATTTAATATTGTACCAGATATAACTAATACATCACATTTTGGATATGGTGTTGCAGGTATAATAGAATCATTACCAGGAACAAATAAACCAGCTACAGCAATAGATATATCTACTTATTATATGAGAACTGTTAAAGATATGTTAACTCAATCTATAATGAGTGAGGTATTATTTACTGATGAAGAATCATTTAATGATGTACAAAAAAAATTAAGAAGACCATTATTAGCAATTCAAGATCAATTAAGTGCATTAAATGGTGAAGCTAGAGATATTTTTGCTACAGGAATGTATATACCAAAAACGCATTTAGATTTAATTGCTGATAAAACAGGTAGTAAAAAAAGACAATTAGCTGATGGTGCTAAAACAATAATAAATATGTTTAATGATAGTAAAAGAAATACTAATAATGATGTATCTATTGTTTTAGACTTAGAAACAATTCAATTATTAGGAAATGGTTCAGGAAGATATATGTCTGTAAGAAATACTACTTCAATTTGGTCTGTAGGTTTTTCTATTTTTAAAGGTAATGAATTAATAGATGGTGATCAGATTTCTTCTATGCATGCTTTAAAAGAGCATGATTTATTACGAGCATATGAAGTTGATAAAGTTGATAAAGGATATATAGCTAGGATGATTGATGAAAATCCTAATATCCGTAAATTTGCTAGATTTGCACAGAAAACAGTTGGCGGTTCAACTGGTGATGATTCAGTAAGTTTAGCTATAGCATTAAAAAAACATATAGAAATGGTACTAGATGAATCAAACGGATCATTATCTAAAGTAACAACAATGCCAGGTATGGGAAATTTTTCAAGTTCAGTTGAATTTGCTCAATCTTTTGTTAAAATGTTGAAAGCTAAAATACGAGATTTACAAGATACTTTACAACCAGGAGCAAAGATCACACTTGAAACTGCAAATGGTACTGATTTCGATATAAGATTATTAGAAACATTAACTGGTGATATGGGTTCTATAAGAGATATGGTTGAATTTAAAGATATAACTAATGTAAGTAGAACTATGAAATTTGGTAAAAAAGGTATGTTAGGTGATCAGTTAATGCATATCGTTAACCAGTTAGCATGGGATCAAGGATATGATAAAGAACATTTTAATGTAGAAGCTAATCCATTAGAAGCATTAAAACAATTACAAAAGAATGGATTAATGAAAACTAATAAAAATGGTGGTGATATATTAAAATTTGTTGGCGGTAAAATAAAAGGTAATATGGGTTTACATAATTCAGCATTATTAGATACTGTAATGACAAAAGCTGCAGTTATATTAGCTGAGAATGTAATTGCTAAAGATACTAGTCATGTAGATAAAGCATATGAAATTTTAAATTTATTAGAAAAATATCAAAGAAAAGATTATGAAGCAACTATTGCTGATTATATGGAATCATCTTTAGGAGTAATAAATGGTAAACAAGTAACTAAATCTGGTATTAGTATGCAACATCGTGTTGATAATTATTATACACATTTTAACGTAGCTGATGTTATGCCATTATTAGCAAATAATCCAGTATCTAAACAAGCAAATCAATATTTAAGACATGGTTGGTTTCAAAAAAATGTTAAAGCTGCATATTGGCGATATGGAAAAATGATTACATCTCCAATAGAAGAAGTAGCTACAGATTTAGCATATAGAACTACAGGATTTGATAAAAATAGATTTGCTAATAAAGTTATATTAAATACAGCATATACAATTGGTGGATATGGTATGCAATCTGGATATAGTGCTATACCTAAATTTATAGATGATGAATTTGATCAAATGTTATATAATCAAAAACGAGTTCAATTTAATTTTGCTGATACTGATTTTCCAGATGCATCTATGTCTAATACTATTAGAGAAGTATATGATAAAGCTATGGTTAGAGCTCGTAAAATGATGAGTGATAAAGGATTAGGTCCAGTTAAAAGTAAGCATAAAATATCCAAAAGTGTATTAGAAGAAGCATTTAGAATAGAATTAGGAAATATACAAAATAAAGAATCTTTGATATTAGATCCAGAAAACCCAATACATCAAAATATTATGTTTGGTGATGGTAAATTAAATATTAAACAAAATACTCCAGGAAAATTAGTAGGTATTGAATTAGGTGGTGATATTAATAATGATAAACCAGCTTCAATGTTATTATTATTTGATTATAAATCTTCTTTAAATTTACAGATAGATCATTTACCAGATAATAAATCAGTTGTTACTAAATTACAACATGTAGATCAAGAAGTACTTAGAACTATGGGTAGAAAATATACACATGGATTAATTGAATCACAAGTAGATATGCGTACAATAGAAAAAGGATATACTGGAGAATTACAAAGAAAAGCATTATTAAAAATAATAGGACATGTTAATAAAATAGGTCATATTGGGTCATCAGATGCATCTAAGAGAGTATGGACTGATTCAGAAAAATTTGCATCTGATAAAATAATGAAAAAAGTAATATCATTGTTTAAAGAAAAAGCTGCAACAGATGGTATGCATGTTGGATCTATTGATGAAGAAAATGGTTTTAAATCATTTATATTTGGTGCATTAAAACCAGGAACAGTAGATGTTAAAGAACAAATGAATATGTTATCTACTATTAAAATGTCGGATATTATGGATATATTTGGTGAAGCAGGTGGTGATCTCATACATGATTATAAAAGTTTAAAAGAATATTATGGTTTATTTAGTAATGATGGTATAATTGAAACTGCTCATAATATCGATTCAAAATTAGTAGCTAAAGGCTTTTCAGAAAAAGGTACAAAAGAAGGAGATTTATTAGAACAAATGTTAAATATGGATGATACTATAAAAGAAAATAAAGCATTAATAAATCCATTTCAAGCAGCTGCTAATAAATATAATAGAAAGCATGGTGATAGTGCATTACAAAAAAAATTACAAGGATACATTGATGCTAATGATTTACAATCTGCTGATAATTTAATTAAGAAATTAAAAATTGGAAAATTATTTCAAGCAGTAGGTGATATGAGTGCAGTTAATAGAAATATTATGGCTGGTAAAACTGGAGATGAAAGGTTTGATAAATTAATGGGTATTGTTGTTCCTACTATTCATCACTTTAGTGATTCTCAATCTATGAAACAAAAACAAGTTAATAAAACTATTAAATTTCGAGCTAATTATTTTGATACAATTTTTCATGAAAATTATTTACCAGAAAGAGTAAAACAAGTATTAGCATCAAGTCAAGGTTGGAAAGCTGACAAAGCAGGTTTAGATTTAGTTAAAACATCTCGTGCAGTTATAGACATGTTTAAAAATAATAATCTTAGTAAATTAATGACTAATTATAGTTTAAATCAACAACAAATGTTAGATATCATTGGTAATCCACTAACTAATAAACAAATAGATAGAGCATTAGAAAGATTAAGTTTAGCTGATGGTAAAAGTTCAAAGAGAAAAGCTGCTATAATTAGTGAAGTAATAGATAGTATTAAAAAAACAGGAACAACTATATCATTAGAAGAAGAAGAAGAAATAAGATCTAGAAGTATTAATTATTTTAAAGATAAATTGATTGCAACTAAAAACAGACCTTCTTCTTTATCAGCTACCGAAGCATTACATGTAATATCTTTAAGTGAAGATCAAAATGCTAAAGTAGTTGGTTTAAAATTTTATGAATATAAAGAACTTGATAAAGATACAGGAAAATTAGTATCTAAAGTTATATCAAAAGAAACTAGAGCTAAATTAATTAAAAAAGGTATTAGTAAAGATCAATTCAAATCATGGGGTGGACAAATTAGATTTGATTTAGAAGATATGATATCTAGATTGAATGAAAAAGAATCTGATCCATTTAATCTACGTCAATTTATTGATCATTTTTCACATCTTAAAAATACACCTGGTCGTGCTGATAATAGAATCTTTAATGTCAAAGAAGTTAATGGTAGAAAAATAATTGAAATGAACGCATTAGTTATGCCAATGTTTAGTGATATTAGAAATGTATTCAATCAAATTGGTGATGTTGAAGGTTATGGTGTTGCTACAAAAGAATTTAAATTAATGCAAGAAGTCGCTAATGGTTTAAAAGATTATGCTAATTCCTTTATTGATGGTAAAGGTAATAATTCTATGAATAATAGAACTGGTGACGACTTAGCTTTTAACTATTTCCAAATGTTAGGTGGAATTATGAATTTTGGAAAAGATTCACAATTATTTGATGCTGTTAAAAAATTCCATTTAGTAGGTAGTAGACATACATATGGTGTAAGTGATCAACATGTATTATTAGCACAATATACCTTAAAAGGAATAGATGGTAAAAGTACTGGTTCAAAACAAAGAATGTTAGATTTTTTCAAAAAAAATAATATGGATGCTTCACAACAAAGTGCATTTATGGATCAGATAAGAAGTGTAGCTTTATCTGATGGACATACAGCATTAGTAAATGCTGAAGATTTTTTTGGTGATAATATAAAAGTAAATACAGGTAATGGTAAAAGTATGACTTTTGGTCAAATGTTATCTGATGCAAAAGCTAATGATAAACATTTATATAATGAATTATTAAAAATTCAAAATGGTAGAGCAACTATGCCAGGTTTCACTGGTAGATATCCTATCCCATCAGCTGGAGAACTTGGATTATCTATGGTTAATATTTTAGGTCTTAGTAGAGAAGTGATGGATTTTTTAGGTATGAGTACTGATATGACATATTTTAATTCTGTTATAGCTGAAGCTCGTAAAGCTGATACTGATGGTGATGAAACTGAGTTAATGCAATTAGGATATAGAACAATCGAACATTTAAATGAAATGAGAGCAGCAACAAAAGAATCACATGCTAGAACTGTAGGTAGTCATGGACTTCAATATCTTATTAATGAATATAATAGAAGTGGTGCATTAATAGGTAAGGAAATGAAAGGTGGTGTAGAATATTATAAAGTTGGTAAATTAGCACCTAATGGTTCAATGATTGAAGAATTAGTTACAAAAGATGAATATTTTAATAAATTTGATTCAGGTATATCTAAAAATTTTAAAAAAATTCTTAGTCAAGACTGGATAGAAGGAACTAATATACATAATATAGCAAATGGTGTAGAACGTCATTTAGCAACAGGTGAAATTGGTACAGCTGCTCAATCATTAATTGGTTTAATTTCTAATACGATGAGTGAAAGAGTAAAAGATTTACATCGTTTAAATAAAATACTTCCTGATAATGTTCCAACTGATATAAACTTTTTGGATTCAATTCAATCAATAAAATTTGGTATGGCTAATATGCATCAAACTGCAATTGCTATGGGTAAACATAATACGTTTGAAAAAGCAATAAATTTAGCACATGCTATTGGTTTCTGGGAATCAAAAGTTAATAATAAACAAGCTTCACGAGAACAAGTTCAAGCAGCTGAAAAAGCATGGATGCATAATTTTTATGATGATTGGGATACAAAAAAATTAAATCCATATTGGGAAAAAAATGACGAAACAAGAGCATTTGTTCAAAAACAACAAGACTTATTTAATACTTTTAAAACTGCTATGCCATTTATAGATCAAGTTTATAAAAAAGATCCACAAATAGGAAGATACTTAAAAAATGAAAGCGATTTATCTAGTGGTAAAATGGGAACAGATATTACTGCTGCATTATGGAATGAATCTATGGATCATGGTATTTATGATGATGCTATATCTCATATTAATTCATCAACTCGAGAAGCAACAGCAGAATTAATTCAACATGTAATAGATAAACAAAGTGGTGATTTTAAATATGATAATGGACCTACAAAACGAAGTAAAGCTTTTAATCATTTTTATACTAATAATAATATACATGTTAAAAATGCAATGATGCATGGTGGTAAATTTGCAGCTTTTGGTATGTTAGCAGTTGCAGCATTAAATATGTTTAAACCTATGGCTGGTACTGGAATTGATGCACCAGGTGTACATAATAATTTTACTGCTAGTGAATTACAATTAGATAGAAGAATAGCTATAGATCAAGTTGATGCATCTTTTAGTAAAGAAGCATTTGCTTATATGAATGATCAAGATTCAACTGCTAGAGAAAAAAAATCATTATATGGTGCTACACAATTAGCAATATATGATAATTTAATTAGACCAGAACCTACTCATAAACAATTTAGAAGTAATCTTAATATACAACAGATAAATAGAATGACTTATATTGGTCCATTTGGTAATTCTAATTTTGATAGTAGGTAATATATTAAAGATACTATACTATATTCAAAAAGGACTATAATATGAGTATAATAGAAACTAATATCGTAGTAGATATAAATGACCCAAATGTAACACCACAAATAATAGCTCAATTAGAATCAATATTATCAAGTATAAATGGTAAACCCGTGGAAGTTAATGTAATAAATATGGATGATCCCATATCTATGAGTCCATTAAATTATAAAGTATAAAGGTAAAATATATGGCATATATAAACGCTAAAAATGTAGAACGAGTATATCATCCAAGTCAATTAACAACATTATTATATAGTATGATTGATACCCTTAAAACAGATATTAAATCTAGTTTTAAGATTCCAGGTACCGTATCTACTCGTCATAAATATGATACCGTTTTATCATATGGTAAATATACATCATCCTTAGAAAAAGTAAAATATAAAGTATCATTTTTACCAGGACATTTAAATTTAAATACATCTAAAGTATCATTTTTACCAGGACATTTAAATTTAAATACATCTAAAGCACACACATACGCTTTAGATGTTATCAGTAAATTATATACTGACACATTTAAATTAAAAGTAAGTGATTTCGTATATCAAAATAATCCAGATGTTGGAACTTTATTAGAATCAAAAGGACGTGGTTTACAACCAGGAGATATTTTATTAGCTAGAGCTTATAGTTCTACTAATAATTCAGAATATATAGATTATTTAACAATAGTAATAGAAGCAAATGATGGAAATTTAGTTACTTTTCCAGAATTATATAAAAATAATGCTGATTTATTTAATATTAAATTTATTAGACAATATACTATTACAAAACCAAGTAAAGAATTAGCTACATTAGCTGGAAATACAGGTCATTTATTTTATCAATATAAAAATACATCTAAATTATCCGCTGAAATTATTAAATCTACTAGATTAAATGTTGATGGTTATTTACAAATTGGTGATTTAAAATTCTTAGTAGCACCACAACAATTATCTTTTAGTACACAAAATGGTTATCAATATTTTCCTACTATAAGAACCAATGGTAATCCGAATATTCCAACTGCTCAAGAAGCAAAACAAGTTAATATAACTTTAATATTTCCAAATGTTGATTCAATTAATAATCAATTATTACCATTATTTGCTATGTTTAAACGAACACCATTTGTTAATGTTTATAATAAAGATATAAGTATGTTTTTTAGTGAATTAAAAGATGAAGAGGATTTTGTATCTTTTGCATTAGAAGATTTATATATACAAACAATTAAAGGATTTCCAAATACTCTACAAGCTAATATTACAATATTACCATTTCAAAAAGAATCTTTTGGTTCTGCTTTTAAAGCTTTAAAAACATTTGATGATGTAAAATATAAACAAGTTGTTGAAGATTTTAGAACAAGTAGAATAGATAATATAGTTGAAAATATTCAAAATAGATTAAATGATAATAAAGAAATTTATGCAACTAATATTTTTAGAAAAGTAAAAGGACCATATTCAAAATATGGTTTTAGATTAACTAGTGATTTCACATTAAGTGAACCATTTAGAGCATATTATCAAGGCCTATTAGCATATCGAACTGTAGTAGAAGATGAATTAGGAAATATTGTTAAGAAATCTAATAGAGAACCTATATATATTGAAGCATTTAGACCAAAAAAAGCAGCCAATCTAATACATAAATATGTAGCTGAACATAATCAAAATAGACCTATTGTAATGAATTATAGTTATATTGATGAATCAGTTCGAGAATTTAGAAAAAAGATGAATGATCAACAACAAGAAGCTAGACGTAAAGTAGCTAAACAAACTAGAAGTGCTAGAGAAATGTTTGAAGCAATTGGTGACACATCATTTAATGAATCTTTAAATACAGTAATTCATACTAGACAAGATTTTTTTGATTCTATATTAGCTACTTATCAATTTTCATCTTTTGATAATTTCTTTTCAAGAGTATTAGTACAATATGGAGTTGAAGTTCATTCTGATAATGATATTGAAAAGATATCTGGTTATCTGGATTTATTATTTAAATATTTAAAATTTGGAGTAAAAGTTGATAATGTATCTTGGAATGATTTAGAAGGTGGATTTAATTTAGTATTTGGAAATGCTTTTAAATTAGTTAAAAGTAAATATTCATTTAAAGGTGAAGCTAGGGATCAAATAGATTTATTAACAGGATTTACTTTAATTGATACTAAAACTAATAAAGAAGTATCTACTAAAGAATTTACAAATAATTTATTAACAAAAATTCAAAAATTATATGTTAATATTAAAGATGAAAAAACTAAATCTGTTATTGCTGCATTTTGGGATAGTATATTTAATACTATTTCTAGTGGTGGAGATGTCGTAGATTTAAATACCTTTATGTTTAAAAATTTAGATGGAATATTAAGATCAAGTATTACAATAGATAATGTTAATGATATAATAGAAGGTTGGTCTATTTCATATTCTAATAAACTTATACCAATGCAATTATTAGGATTTAAATATCCATTTTATCAACATATTGGATCAAATAATATTAATGTTCAATTATCTATTACTTCTTTACAAAATGGACGTAAAGTTGGATTAAAAGATGAATTTTCAATATTAAATGATAGATTACAACGAACAGCTAAAATAATATTAATGAATATGCCAGAATTATTAAAATTGTATAATTATACAGTATCATTAGACACAGTACCACTTGGTAATATTTTTTCTATTTTTGGTTTAAAACAATTAGTATTTAATAATTCTAATGTTAGTAATATTCCAGGTAAACCAAACGCTTGGGCTATTACTGTTAATTTTACTCAAGATTTATTAACAATACGAGAATATCAATCAATTGATCAAGTGCCTAATACTTTTGGATTTGCTCCTGAAATTGCAAATAAATTAATACGATCTAGAATTATAACTGAAGATAATGATCCTAGTGGTTATGCAAAAGGTGATGTTGTAGTTTATGATTTACAATTAAAAAAGACCCTGAAAGATAGTGATATAGATTCTGTAGATCCTTCTAAATTTGATCAATCGATTTTATCAGTTCTAATGCCAAAAGAAGATTATACAAAATCAGCTGTATCAGCTGCTGTAGAAGCACAAGATAAAATTGATAAAAAACGATTAGGACCTATTCAACATGGAGATGAAACAACATATATATCAGAAATAAATAATTTATTTATATACTACTTTGCCTTATTAAAACAAAAAACATTAGCTAAAAAAAATGATATAGATTTATTTAAAGATGATGTAATAAAAGTAACACAAAGTGATGGTACTGTTGTAGAACAAAAATTTAATTTTAAAAGTAATGATCAAATTTTAGAAGCATTTGAATTAGTTCCTAATAAAATTGAATCAAAAAAATTAAAAAAAGTTTTTGATAATAGTGATTTTTTTAGAGATTCATATAAAGGTCTATTAGTTGAAATAGATACATTATATGAGACCAGTGCTGGTATAATGTTAAAAGCATATGAAGATATTGAAGTAGATCCTCATATTTTTATTGCTGAAGCAATGATGTCTGTTGGTTTTTTTGGGGTAGTAGGTGCTGCATTATTAGGATCATTAGCAGTTATGACTGGTGGTGTAGCTTTATTAGCTGGTGGTATGGTTATAGGAATGGTTGGTATTACATTAGATCAAAATAAAAAAGAATCAATAAAAGCTACTATTAGAAAACACCATTCTTTATTAAAAAATATTTTAGATAATATAACATCAAAATATATTAGAGATATATCTAGAATAATTTTACGAGATCCACCAATAATTAAAGCTTTATATAGTGAAGAATTATATACTGATGTTATGACTATAATCAGAACTGCAGGTATAAATTGTTATAAAGATTTTGATATTAGATTAGATTCATTAAATGTTTTAAATGGTGAAACATTACAATTTAGTCCAGAATTTTATCTATTTAATAAATATGATCTTAATACTAAAAAAGATGAATTTATTAAAGATCAATTGAAAAATAAAATATCTGCAGCTGAAATACAAAGTAATATGATTTTGAAAGAAACAACCGAAGTATTAGATATGTTAAGAAATATTAATGATGAAGTATTTAAAGATGATGCTACATTTTTTACTCAAATTAAAACTGATTTAAATTATATAAAAAATAATTCTACATCAAGTGATCCTAATAGTTATGAAATGGATTATGATGAATTATTTAAAAAAATAAAAAATGTTTATGGTAAAATTATAGAAGAATATTCAGGTGTATCTAAATATAAAATGATTAATGGTAAAAAAGTTGTAACGTCAACTACTAATGGTATTGATATAGATTTATTAAAATTTAATTTGTTAAATACCGCTCGAATGAAACGAGCAATTGAATTAAAATTAATACAAAATACTATTAATGATTCATTAAATGCAGATAATCCAGATGATAAGACAACAGATAAATCTAATAAGAAAAATACTTTAGACGCTTTAACTGAAATGGGTATAGCATTAGAATCTATGGATAAATATAAAAATTATATTAAAAAATATTTTGAACAATATGTATCTACTGTTGAAATACAATGGAATCCAGATTTATATAAAGGTGAACTACAAAGTGAATCTTTTAAAACTGCAAAAGAATTAAAAAAAGAAAAAGAAAAAAGAATAAAAGAAGATAAAGAAAAATTATATAATCCAGATGCTAAACATGGCTCTATTACTAATTTTGAAATTAGTATTTATACTAGATTATATCAATTATATCTTTTAGATTCAGCAATTAAAGATGCAGTTGCTAATGAAAAAATACCATCTGATAAATATGATTTGTCAGATATTCCAGAATTACAATTACTCAAATGGTATGGTTTTAGATCAGCAGAACAATCAGTTAAAGATATAGAATTCCTAGAAAAACTATATCATAGTGATCTTTCACAACAAGCAAAAGGTATGAGAAAATTATTTCCTACTCAAAAAATTTATTTAGTTGAAGAAGATAGACATACATTTAAAAATTTAGATGATTATTATTCTTATGATGCTATTCAATCGATTGATATAGTTTCTAATAAATATTCTGCTGGTAAAACTGCTGTATTGAGATTAGGAAATATATATAATAATATAACTGATAAAATAAGTTTGATGACAGAGCGATTAACAATAGAAGAACGTAGTCAATTAAATACAGATAATGTGTTTATGGGAACGTTAGATGTTAAACCTGGTACTAAAATTATTATTAAACAAGGTTACGATGCTAATGATAAATTTTTACCTGTTGTATTTATTGGTAAAATAGTAGATATGAGACCAGGTCCTGTAACAGAAATTATAGCACAAAGTTATGGTACACAATTAAATCATTATATTGAAAAATTAAATTTTGGATTTAAATCTTCAGCAAATGAACATGGGGATGTAGCTATAACTTTATTAGATCAAATGTTTGGATCTGATGGTCTAGGTAAGATAGATCCTATGAATATAAGAAGAAATTATTTTACAGGAAAAAATTTATCAAAAATGAGAGAAAATTCATTTTCTAAGTTTTTAATATCTAATATTTTATCAAGAGTAAATATAGGATTATTTGCAAATGATAATCCTCGCGATGATAATATCTTTTTACCAATGAGAATATTAGATTCTATTATGGATCATGTAACATTTGACTGGAGAATATATCAACAAACTATATGGCAAGCATTACAAGAATTAGCTCTATATCATAAAAATACTTTTCCAATGGTAAAATTATATAATTATGATGGTTTATCTAATTTAGATGAAATACGTGAAACTGTTATTATAGGTAATAAAGCTGGATATTATAAATATACTGATGCATTTGGTTTGAGTTCTATAAATTATGCTGCTATTAAAAATGCTCTTGAAGAATGGAATGATATTAAAGATGATGTTGTAGATGTATTAAAAACTATTACAAATTTTAGAGCAGTTAATGATACATTAGTAAAATTTTATGCTCATATAGCATTTCCAATGACTAATTATAAAGGTTCAAAAGTTAAATTTAAAACATTAGTTGATTCTAATTATATTAAAACATTTGATGTACCTGGTGATAATAAAAATGATCCACAACATGTTGGAATAGAACATACAACTAAATCTAAAAAATTATCAAAAATATTAAATAATAAATATTTAATATTAATGTTAGTTAAAAAATATTTTGTTAAAAGTTTAAATACTTCAGCACAAGGATCATTTCAAAAATTAATGGCTGATTTATTTAATGAAAAAACTAATGGTTTAATAGATAGCAATATTCTTAAAGGTTTAAAATTTTTAATGCAAGTATATATGATAGAAAAATCTTATTCTAATGCTAATATTATTGGTGTATATACTAGAACTATACGTGGTAAATACAATCTTGAATCATATAAAGTTTATGATAAACCATTTTTATTATTTTTACATGCTTTATCTTTATTAGTATCTGAAGGTAATAAGGTTCAAAAAGATGATCCAAAACGATTTGAATTTTTATCTGAAGAATTAAAAATAGAAGATTATATGGATTTAAGAGAATTAATATTAGATAATACTGACGAAAGTTTAACAACTAATTTACAATATAAACCTATTCAAACACATCATTTTATTACTGATAATAATGATATATTATCTAATAATATAACTATCAATCAGAATTTTAATAATGCTGTTAAATTATATTATACTCGAGAACCTGTTTATTCATTAGATAATATTAGTAATGAAGATGATATTATTCCAATGGTAGTTAAAGCATTTGGTGATACTAAAGATGGTGATACTAGAGTACTTGAATCATTTCAAAAAAATATTGATCCAAATTATTATGAAATTTCAAATGATTTATTAGATATATTTGGAAATTGGAATGGTGTTACTAAAATTAATACAGACGATAATTCTTTAACTGCATTTAATACTTCTAATTACGATTTTAATAATCCAAAATGGAGTAAATTACCAGCATTTTATAAAGTAGCAATAGGTTTATTACAACGTGAAATAGAACAAATGTATCGTGGAACATTACAAATAGTAGGTTATCCTTATATTGAACCTTTTGATATTATACATTTAGAAGATAATATGAATAATATGATAGGTACTATTGAAGTAGAAGAAGTTATTCACACATTTAATCCACAACAAGGTTTTATAACTACTATTACTCCTAATTTAATAACATATGATAGAGATCCTATTCGAATGGCTGAATTAAATATGATGAAAGATGTATTAAGTATGGGAGATGATTTTAGATCTTACGCTCAAAAACAATCTGTTTTTAATTTAGTAAAAGATGTTGTAGCTACAGGATTTTTTGCGGCTCAAACTTCAGCAGGTATAGCAACTGCTGAAACTGGAATAGGATTAGCATGGGCAGGTACATTTGGTTTACTAACTCTTAGTAGTGCAAAAGCAACATTTACCGATATAAAAAATTTAGTAGTTGGTAATAGAAATAAATATACATCATTTTTATATGATCATTTTGCTAATCTTTTTGGAAGAGATTGTATCAATTTTACAGCATTAACCTATCATGGTGTACCATTTATGGGTGGCTTTGGTAATATAGATTATACAAATATAAATACTATTATTAACCATCAATCGGTAGAAGGTAATTTTACTAGAAGAATGGCAAATGCAACAGATACGCAATATCTTTGGATGGCTTCTGGTGGAGATTTAAATAATATAAGTAAATTTACAGCGTTTGTAATGGGTGAAGGTGCTAATGGTTCTAATCATTGGTATGTTAGAGGTGCAGCTTGGTGGATGAAAGGTGTATTTATACTTAATGATTGGAGTACTGATGGTAAAATGAAGTGGTCACTTGGTGATTGGGTAGAACATCAAGCTAAATAAATAGGAGAATTTAAATGGAATATAAAGATACAAATAGAAGTACAAAAATGATAATAGCAGAAATTGCTGATGAAAATTATTTTAATAATTTTCAGAATATTATTAGAATTAAAATAAAAGAAACACATGGAACTAATCCAATATATAAATATTATGATTTTCCATTATTATATAATGGAGAATATCCTAATCCTATATTGCATAAAGTTTTAATATTCACATATGATACTATTTTAGATAAAATGTCAGAAGGTATGTTACAAAGTGATGAATTATTAAAATATCCTCCTGGATATAGAAATGAAGATGGATTATTATCTAATATTTCTAATGGATATTGTGTATTACTTAATCAACGTATAAAAAATAATGTAACTGCTACAGCTATAGGTGATGCTGATGGTTTTAATTCAGATGCTAAATTGGCATCTAATAAAGATGAAATACGTTATTCATTTTCACCTTCATTAAATTATGACTATACTACTACTGAGAACGAATATAATGGAAATAAAAATTATGATAATATTGGAATATTTATAACAGATAATAGTGTTAAAATAAAATCAAGAGGTGGAGAGATAGTAGTTGGACCTGATGGAATATCGTTAAGAGGACAAAAATCAGAAACACATCAAATTGATTTAGCTGGTTTAATAATGAAAAATCCATTAGCACAAATATTTCCAGAAACATTATTAACTTTTCCATTATCTATAAAGAATATTCCTAATTTAAATCAATATATAGAAATTGGAAATTCGGTAAAACGAATAGCTGCTTATGCACAAGCTGCAGGAAAAGTTGTTACTATTATAAAAAACGTGGTGTAATTATGTATACAGATATATTATTTTCGTATGATACAGATATAGATTTTGCAAATGAAGATATCATGATAGTATCTGATATCGAAATGATTAAACGACAAATCTTTAAATTATTAATAACAGATAAAAATGATTGGAAATTTGAACCAAATACTGGTGCTACTCCTAATAGATTTATAGGTGAACAAAATACGAGAGAAACTGCACAATTATTAAAACAATATATGGAAACAAATATTAATAATCTTATGCATTATGGTTTTGTTGATATAAAAATAATACCACTTAATTATGAAAGTGTTAAGATATATATAGATGTTTATTTAGATGATATGTCAAAAGCGACTATGCCATTCACATTAGATTTTGTTAATGGATTAATATATACTCAATTTGATAATATGGTTGATACCTTAGTGTCAAATAAAAATATAAAAATAAATAGCGTCGATGATATACCTACTCCAAATATATATAAAGATAGACTAAGGTTACAATCTTTAAGATAAAATAAAAGGATAATTATATGCCAATAAGAAGATCATATTCTGATATAAAAAGTGATGCTAAAACCAGAATACAATATAATACACCAATTAATGAGTTTGGACCTACAAGTATAACTGGTGCATTTATAGATATTATTGCATCTGAAATGGATTCTATATATTCAGAAATAGAATATTTACATAGATCAATTGATCCTACTAGAAATTTTGGTAGAGAATTAGATAATTTAGGTTATATGTTAGGAGTAGATAGAAAATCTGGAAATATCGCTATTGATGAAAGTCAAACTAATTTCTATTTTTATATTGATAAAAAAACTAATATAACATCTCCTAAAATTTTAATTGAAGCATTATATCCTAGTAATACTCATTCTAATATTATAGAACGATTATTTAAAGAAGGATATATAAATAAAATAATAGATCCAGACGAAATAATTATACCTAAAGGTGTTATTATTTCAAATAATAGTGGAACAATAAATTATATAACATTAGAAGAAACTAGATTAACTGGAAATAATAATGCATATTGTGGAGTAGCAGCACTATCGGAAGGTTCATCATCTAATGTAGAATCTAATGTATTAATTAAACACACATTAAATAATATTGGTATTTTAAATATTATTTCTAAATATATTTTATGTACTAATACTTTTCCTATTCAAACAGGAGGAGATAGTGATAGTGATGCAAATTATAAATATAGAATATCATTACAACCTCAAATTAGAAATGTTAATGAACAAACTATTAGATCAGTGTGTTTAGATACTCCAGGAGTTAGAAATATTTATTTTACTAGAAGTTTATATGGGTATGGTACTATAGGAGTAATTTTAGAAGGAACTAGTCCATTAATATCAGAAGGTTTAATTAATATAGTAACAAATAGATTAGAAGCTTTATCTGGTAATGATGCAGTATTTGTATCTGCACCAGAATATAAAGGTATCGAATTATCTATATCTATCATACCAGAAATTGGAATAGATGGTAATAATTTAAATGATTTAGTTAGAGATAATATTATAACTTATATAAATAATATAAATATAGGTGGAACTATTATTTGGAATGATATAATTAAAACTATTATGGATGTTGATGGTGTTAAAGATTTTATGGTTGAATATTTTAAAATAGGTGAATATAATCCATATAAAAAATTGAATACTAAACCTATTGTGCTTAGAACTATCAACCAAAGAGCGTATGAAACTGAAAAATTTTATACAGATAAAGGTTTAATTAAAGTTTGTTCTGTTAGATAAAAGGTTAATTTATGAAAAAAGTATATAATGCAAATTCTACATATAGATTAATGAGTAAAGTTTTACCAAATGATTTTAAAATGGTAAAAGATGATAAATCAAAAGGTTATCAATATATTAATTCATTATATGGTATTGAAATAGATGATACGAAAGACTATCTTGATCAAGCTAAACATTATCTATCATTTGAAAATTTTGATTATGGATTAGATTTTAACTATAGTATGATTGAAATACCATCTATTATTCATTCTGGATATATATATGGTGATACATTACCAATAAAATTAACTAATGAAAAAGAATTTACATTAGGTAAACCTACTAGATTTGTTTATAATGAAAATGGTGATATCGATTTAGAATATCACTTATCTGGATCTGGTATATTAGGTTTAGAATATATGAGAAAAGATAGAGAAGGTAATGGTGTATTATATATTAATTCTAATTTAAATAGTGAACAAGCTATAATATCTGGATTATATCAATCATATATTTTGCCTATGTCTGATTTATTAGAACCAGATCATATAAAAATATCTGGATTTAATGCTGGTGTACATGATCAAAATTATGAAATTAATGATTCATATGAAATAATTGAACCTCTTACTTATACAGTATTAAAACGAAAATATCCTTTTACTAAATATATATATTTACCAAAAGATGGAATAGATGATAATCCAGCTAAACGTTATCTTGTAGATTATTATAAACCAGAAAAATATTATTGGGATGAATATAATATGACATATAAACCTTCTGTACCTACTGAAGCAACTTATATAGAAAATGGTGAAAAATTATATCATAAAGTAGCTTTAAATAATCCTAGTGGTTCTGGTGTATATGATACAGAATATCTAGAATTAGAACATATACCAATTAGTGGAACTTTAAAAGTTTATGATTTAGAAAATGTCGATGATAAAGGACACGCTATTGAAATTACTCAAAATGGTACATTGTTATATAAATATGAAAAACCAGATAAAACATATGTTTATATAGGTTATAATCAAGAAATACCATATGAAGAAGGATTAGGTGAAGTTATTACTGCTCAACCTTATATGGAAACTAGTTGGGACTATGTAAGAGAAGGTGATGGCTTAAAAGATTTTATATGGACTGAAGATCCATCCACACCTATTACTAATAAAATTAAAATAAAAAATGGAATATCTAAGTATATTGTTGAATATAAATATGTTGTTGATAATGAACAATATTGTATTTCAACTATGAATAGTAATAGATATATTAAATATAATGATCTAGATTATATGTATAGTGCTAAAGATAATTATGATAATTTAATACAATTAGATGCTCAATTATCTATTGAAAAAGAAACTAGACGTGCATTAACTTTTAATGGTATGGATGTTAGACCTGGTACTAAAATTGATGAAATTCAATTAATAAGTACATTATATAATACGTATGATACAAATAAAACAACATCAGTTAATTTAGATGATTTTGGTATACCTGGTAAAGTTAAAATAGCATTACCAAATATAGAAGATAATTATCAATATAGTTTCAAACATGATTTCAATAATATTGAATTTAATCCAATTAATGGTATAATTAATACTACTTTTATTGGAAATATTTTAGGAGAGAAAATTAAATTTGATAATTTAGGATTATATTCATATAAATATTTTCCTTTTTATACTGGGGATTTAACTGAAAAACGAATTTTTAGAACTAGATTTAAATTAAATAGTAAATATGATTCTAATTTTGATATAATAAAATCTACTACTTCTGATTATAGTTGGAAAATTTCTGGAAATAATGGATATATAATTATATCTGATGTAATATCTGAATATAGATCTAATTATCAATTATTAACTAATGATATTATTGATTTAATAATAATAGCAAATGGTGATTATAATGATTCTATTAAACAATCTAGATTTGAAATTTATATAAGTATTAATGATTCATTCTTTAAAAAATTTGAACTTTATGAAAATGAATATAATACGTTTGAAGATTTTAATTCAATTAAAACAGAGATATTTACTAATATTAATGTTGATTTAGATTTTATATATCTATACGATGAAGGTAATTTAATATGGATGTAGTATATTGTAGTAAAAATGCCACAGGTAATAACGATGGTAGTTCATGGGAAAACGCATTTATATCTTTACAAGACGCATTAGAATATTGTAATTCTGATAATGATGTACAGTTTTTACATATTGAAAATAATAAATATGAAAATATTAATATAACTATTAATAATTCTTATAATATATATGGTGAATATTATATAGAAAAAAATTATAATTCTGTTATTATTGACGCATCGGATATTACTATTTTATCAAAAATGCAAATTAATAATTGTGATTTTTATAATAGTACAATTAATACTAATTATAATTTAATTATTAAATATTTTGTTATTAATAATTGTACATTAACTTTAACTAATATTTGTAATTTAATTAATGGAGAAGTAATTACATCTAATTTTAATATATCTAATGGAACTAGTACATTTGACACGATTAATATATATAATACTAATAAAAATATTATATTAAATGATGTTAATTTTAATATTACTAAATCTAATATAATTAGTAATACTACAACTATAACTAGTGATAATTCGTTTATTACTATAAATGAGTCTTTAATAAATGGAAATAAAGCATTAGATATTATAAATAATAATAGATTATTATTAGCAAATAGTACTATTAATAATGGTATTAATTTATTAGGTGATAATAATTATTTAGATATATCAACAAGTCTTATTTTATATTCATATGATAATTCATATAATTATACATTATATTCTAGAAATTCTACATATTATAATACTACATTTAATATAAATGTAAATAATAATATTATATTAACTTCATATCCAAGTTTTGTAGATGAAATTAGAAATGATTATAGAGTATTTTTTGGAGTTGGTATAAATTTAGATAAATACGAATTAACTAATGATAATGAATTATTAGAACATAATTATAAAGCTCAATCATTAACAACGTATAATATAAATATTTCTGAATACTCATATAATATAAATGATGTTTTTACATTAACTGATTATAAAAAAGAAATTATGTTTGCAAATGATTTTAATCATTTGAATATAAGTACGTTAGAATATCAAATATCATTTTATAAAAAACATATAATGAATGATGTAATTACTGAATCAGCATTTCCTTATAATGAAATAAATGATTCATCTGATCCTAATATTTGGCCTTATGAATGGACATATGAGAGAATTTATAATGGTAAAACAGAAATGTTATCTAGAATTATTCCTAAATCTATAATTGATATAACAGATATTATTAATAGCGTATTTTTTATGAATCCAAAAACAGTAACAATTGATAATCTTAGAGTTTACGCATTTAAAGAAAAAATAATACATGGTATAACTTACGATTATAATAATAGTTCTGATACAAGAAAAATAATTTGGAAATTAACTAATGATGAAGTATTAATTAAAATGGACTTATATCAAGGTTCTATTATTAATACATATAATCTATTATCTAAAATAATTCCTGAAAAAAAATATATAATACCAATATCTGGTGTTATTCCATATACTAAATATCAAGATGGTTATAAATATTCATTGGAATCAAATCCAAATACTATTATAAATGGTGTAGATGAAAATTATAATTTTGAATGGTTACCTACTGATAGAATTTATAAGTACGATTTATATGGAATTCTTATATATAAAAATAATTTATATATATCTGGTAATAGAATATCTGATAATACTCCTGTTATTCTTATATATGATACAAAAGGTGTATATTTAGATTATACTACTATTGAACCATATATTATTGAATTAAATATTCCTAATTTATATCCAACAGATTTAACCGTTTTAGAAGATGGTTCATTTCTTATAGCAAATAAGATAAATAAAAAACTTTATAACTTTGTTTTACAATATGATTATGGTATGATTGTATCAAGTGATATAAAAAATACCAAAATATTATTAAGAGAACAATATAATGATGTTCAATTAACACAGTAGGAGATTATAATGGCTGTATTAAAATATCCAGAAGGAACACCTTCAACAGGATTCGATGATTCCATAAACCAATCTACATTTAGTCCTGCTAATATTACAGCTGGTATTAGAGATAATTATTCAGCTGTAAATAATGCAACTATGAGAAACACACATGGTAAACATATATCTTTATTAGAAAATTTTGTAAATAGTACTTATCTTGGTAGATCTACAGTTCCAGTTTTATCTGGTTTTATAACAAATTTAACATCTACTACTATTGATAATAGTGATGTTATTTATACTAAATATTTAGGTAGTAGTAGTAGATATGTTAATTCTATATATGCTACTACTGGTAATATTACTACGCTTAATTCTACTACTGGTAATATTACTACAATTAATTCTACTACTGGTAATATTACTACAATTAATTCTACAACTATTAATAATTCAAATTATATTTATAGTAAATATATAGGTTCAACTAGTAATTTTGTAAATACTGCATATATTACTACATTAAATTCAGCTAGTAATTATGGTACAAATATATATTATACTAATATATACGCATCAATAGTTGATACTACAACTTTATTTGCTAATACAATTGGTTCAACTTCTGATGTAGTAAATACAGGATATATAAAACAATTATATAGTACAATAATAGGTTCTTCTTCTAATCCTATAATTAGTGGTTATATAACTAATATTACTTCTTCTAATATAGTAACTAATACTATTGGTAATAGTAGTAATATTGTATCTAATATTTATACTAGTAAAATAGGAAATGATTCAAGTTATATAGAATTCGATAGCGATAATATCACTACTACTAGTTCTAATTTAAATCTACAAAATTCTACTATTAATATAGATTCAAATACTACTACTGTAAATATTAAACCTTCTTCAACAGTCGATATTTATTCATCTAATATTATTATTAATGCTAATTATGGTGGTTATTTAAAATATAGAACATCAACATCTTCTAGTGAACGAACATACTATTTAAGATCAAAATCTGATGCTTCTAATAATATAGTAGATGGATTATATGGTTATTATCATAATAGTACATCACATTTAACTAATAAAAGTATACTTAATACACATTCTCTTTATTTATATCATAAATCTGGATTTAATCCATCTAAATCTATAACTATATCATATGATGATACAATTATTGATAATGATTATGATATTTCTGTAAATGGAGATTTAACAGTAACCTCTTCTAATCTAATAATTAATGGAACAATTACATCAGATGATACTGAAAAAATAACAGTAGCAAGAACTCTCGATTTATCATCGGCTGGAGGATATGAAGGTATTACAGATGTTAGTTTAGTAACCAAACATATTTGGGTAGAAAATGGTTATTCTATAAGATATAAACCATTATCTATTCATGATTCCACATTACATACTGTAAATTTTAATAGTAGTAAGGTCGAAATTAAATCTAATAATCGTGTCGTGTTAAATAAATGTTCATTTAGTGATACTAATGTTACTGAATCAACACTGGATTTAGGTTTAAATGTTGAATTAAAAGCTTATAAGAATGATATTAATATAACTGCAACAAATGGTGATATTAGTCTTACTTCAACAAACAGTGATATTAGTCTTTCAGCTTTTAATGTTGGGTTCTATGGTATAATTTCGTGCGCTAATAATGGTATAATAACTGCAATTTTTAACTCTGTAGGTACATCATTATTAATGTTAAATTCTAGTAGTGGTCTATATGAATTAAAGACTTTAGTTTTTGATTCCAATGGATATGTACATGCTAGTTAATAAGGAATTAAATTATGAATAAACCAGTAAAAAAGCAAGTTTGGAATAATATAGATGCGATTGGATTATTAAATGGTATTTCTATTTGGGATGAACAATATCAAAAATTAAAATATGTTAGATTACCAGATGAAAATAATATCGAATTAAGACATAAAATAAATAATTTTAGAAAAAATCCAATTGAAGGTAATATAGATCAACAATTAATGCGTGGTCTAGCTAATGAATTAAATTTACAAAGTTATGATAATAATAATGTTTCTACTTTTATATTATCCAGAAGTCCATTTCCAATTGAAGATAAAAGAATTCAAGATGTATTCGTTTATTATCAAGTTCCTAATTCGGATATATGGGAAGAATTAACTCCACAATATTGGTCAGAAGATGTAGAATTTAATACACCTACTAATGGATTTATAGTCTGGGAAAATATGTATTATAATAATTCAACGGAAAATAGTAAAACAAATACTTATAGTAGATTATTACAAGTATATGAAGATTTACCTCATAATACACGCTTAAAAATCACATATACTATTAGACGATTTGATGAAAATGATAATCCATATTATTTAAAATTTACAGATATTAGTAATAAAGAAGATCCAGATGATGTTAGATTCATTTATAAAAAAAGTGATACTGCTTTAACATCAGAATTGATAGATCATGTATGTGTGTACTCTTTATCTAAAATTCCAGAAAATTTTAGAGATAAATATTTTGAAACTGATGGTAAACCTAAAGATCTTTTATTTGAAATTCAAGATGTAATTGATGATGTTTATAAAACGAGATGGAAATATATTAAAAATAGAAATACTATTTGGGATATTAATACTACATTTGCGTCTGGAGTTATTCCGAGTTTCTATGATATAGGTGGCAAATCTATTAATGATTTTAATAATAATTTAATTGGTGGTGTTAACTATTATAATACATCTTTATATTTAAAAGATATAGATGTTATATATGATGAGATAGAAGATATAGAACATTGGTATCCTGTTCTACAACCTGGACCTTTCTATCTACATGGAAAGAAACAATATTTAATGCAAAATCCAAAATTCGAAATTATTAATTTTTCTAATAATCAAGCACCATTACCAAGTGGTGTTAAAATAACATATTATACTATACTAGATAAAGATACAGCAACTATTAACACTGATTATATTTATAATGATTATGATTATAAAATAACATGTGATGATGGTGATTATATTCCAATTACTAATATTTTAAGAAAACGCCCACATTTAACATTAGATAAAGGATTCGAAATTACACTAAATAATAATGAATATATGATAGATTATGATAATAATATTATATATGCTAAAGGTGTCACATCAGCAGTACTTTATTGGGATGAAGTAGATATTCCAGATAAAGTCACTATTATTGATAAATTTGTAGATATGAATCCTATTAATGATACTGAACTATCTTATGATTCGTATTTTATAACCATAACAGAATAGTTGAGATAATTATGAACTTATATGCACGAGTATTAAATAGAAAAAATTTACCGTACAATTTATCAGCAGATCGTATTTTATTAAAAGTATCATTAGTTGATATACAAGGTAATTCATCATATTTAGAAAATATTGAATTAAAATTGTATTCAAATTTTGATGGATCAGATAACTATTTAGGTAGTTGGTTTACTAATGATTATGGTTCTAAAGAAATAGAATATAGAACTGATTTAATTACAGATAAAACTATAGATACAGCTTTAATGTGGATTAAATATGTATATAATGGAACTGAATATATTTCTAATAAAGTTAGAGTTAATTTTGTTTATGATGCTGATATTAATTTAGAATTTACTATTATTGATGCTGGTTATGATATTAATAGAAATGCTAATATAGAAAATATTTATGACGCAGGTATAAGACATCCTAGTAATCCAAGTGGTGTATTAGATGATATGACTGATAGAAATAATGATTATACTATTATTGAAAGAGGTAATTTTTAATGGCAAAATTTAGAAAATTTAATAAAACTTATGATAAGAAAAATACAGCTGTATCTGTTGTACAATTAGATAATTTTAATAATAATAATATTGTTAAAAAAATAAGTTATGATAATTTAATAATAGAAAATAGTACAGAAAATGAATTTATTCAATCTATAATACCTATATCTGAAACTGAAAGTTATAAATTTAAATTAACACATTATTTAGCTAATGCTAATAATAATATGGATTTTTTATTTACTGAAAAAGTTAATAAAAAAAATCAACCTGTATTTTTTCAATACCAATTAAAATTTGATGTAGCTGGAATCGGAAGAAATGATTTAATACAAATTTATAAGAATAATAATGAACTAATTGATCCTAATGAATATATAGTTGAATATGCTCAATTAACATTATATGATAATTATTTAAATGGTAATGATCCAGATTATAGTAGATATGGTTCTAAAATAGAATGGAATACATATGATGGTGTTAGTAATGTATATAGAGCTAGAATTTTATTACCTATGAAATTCTTTAGAGATGAAGCATTTTATATGATAAAGTATAATAAAAACTATCTTAATGTTGACTTTCCTACTCATATGGAATTATTAGAATTAGTACCATTATATGATTCATCATTATTTATTCAAACATATGACGTTGCATCCAAATCAACTATTATTGATATATCTACATCTGAAATTGTAAATAAAAATCTTAATAATTTATATGTTGTTAAAGATCCTAATAAACATATTAATATGGAAGAATCTTTAGTTATTATTACAGATGGTATTTCTAGTGAAGCATCATCATCTTGGAATGTTAAAATTAATACTGGTAATTTTATTAGAAGTGAAGAAATATTTGATACTGAAACATCATTATTTAAATTAGCGTATTCATCAGCTGATAAATATAAATATCAAATAGTTTCATATATTAAACCTAAAATGCTTGGTGATAATATTGTTAAATTAAGTGAGAAACCAATTTATATAGCAGAATATAATTATCCAGAATATAATATAAGAATATTTCCTAATATGACTCAAACAAATGCTTTACCATTAGGATCAATTGGATTAACTATTGATGAGCAATTAATTAAAGATCTATCTATTGCTTCAATTGATAGATATAAAGGTTATATAATGTTTAATAAAAATTTAAAAGCTACACAAGAAGTTTCATTTTTTGTATATATTGATTTTAAAGAAACATTATTTATTCAAAATCTAGAATTGAATCCACGTATTACTGCTAAATATGGTTTATCTAGTAAATCAGATGTATCATTTAAAGAAATTGGTATAGCTATTAGAAAAGCTAAACCTGGTATACCTAATTCTGAACGTAAATATTATTATCATCCATATTTTTATGATACTCATGATCCAACTAAATTTTATCTTGGAGACGTTGTATCAAATACTAATGATACTTATGTTATAGATGATGCACAATTAATTTGGGATCCATTTAATTCAGTTTATAATAAATTAGGTGAGTTTTTACCAATAGGATTATTATCTTTAAATAGATTAAGTTTAGATTTATTAAAAATAACTGATGCTAGAGTAATTGGTGGAGGTATTGATAATAATAAATTACAAAATTTAACTAATAATCAAGATAATAGTTATTCTGATAATGGATATTTCGATGGAGTATTACTTCCATATGAAGGATTAAAAATTATTCATATACCTAAATACATATATGAAGATTTAATTAATAAATGGAAAAATTCTGGATTGTTTAATGAAACATTATATACTGATATAACACAATATGAAATTGATAATTTTAGTAGTGATGAAGAACAACAATATTATTCTAATTTACTACAAGGTATGGCTAGTAATAAAGAAGATCGATATAAAAATCCTTTTGTTAAAATGAAACAAGAATGGGCTGAAAAAGAAGCTAGTTATTATATAGATAGATTAATTAAAAAGTATATATCTGCTGGTACGCAATATATTTTATTAGATGAAAATTTTGAACAAATTAAATTAAGGTTGGACTAATGGATTATTCATATAGTATTAATAGCGAATTAGAAAATATTCAAAAAATATTATTACAAAATTCTATTAAACAATTCACTAATACTGAATTATTAAATAGTGAAGAAGCTGTAAAAAAAGTATATGATGCGTATGCTGATAAAATAAAAAATGTTGGATCTAAAATATACGATTTTAATAACTTCTTAGTAAAAAGTAAACAAGTAATAACAAAAGAATATTTTGATTATTTATTACAAGATATTTATAATGATTTACATGCATTATATATTAATATGAAATATATAGATGATATCTTAAATATTAATCTTCAAAAAAATAAAAAATTTTATGGAACAATTGAAAAAAGAATATTAGCATTAGAACAAAAACTAGATATTGCTAGATTAAATGTTAATAATACTATAGGTTTTGATAAAATTTATTTTGAAGGTTTTGATAATAAATCATCTGATTCATATTATTATAATTTAATTATAGATAAAAAAAGTGGTGAATTATCTTTGAAACCAATAGATATTCATGTATATAATAAAAAATATAATATTAGACAAGTTACATCTACATTATATCCTGTAGCTAATAATGATGGTGGTGTATTAGTTACTACTAATAATTTAAATACATATGAGGAAAATTATAGACGCGATGGTTTAAATGATATGTTAATAAATGGTTTATGGAAAGAACAAGTTTTTTGTAATGAAGTTCCTGATATTCAATTTTATATAAATAAAAATGTAGTAGATGCTCCAACTTTTAAAATTGTTACTCAAGGAATAGTTAGTTATGTAGATATAGAATTTAAATATTTTATTAATTTTAATAATATTGAAATAGATTTATTTGGTGAATATGAAACAAATGTTTTATTAATGTTATATAAAAAAGAAGAAAATGATTCTTGGTTACCTGTTAGTAAATTAAAAAGAGATATCGTGGATGATCAAGAAATAGTATTTGATACTTATACATCAAAAGCACAATTTAATATTATACAATTTAAAAATTTAGAAATGATGCATGCTAAATATCTTAGAATAATATTTAATCAAAAAAACTATTCATTAATACATAGTGATAGTTCACAAGTTGCTGATCTTACTAAAAAAATATATACTGATCTATCTGAACGACGATTAGATGTTTTAAAATTAGATGGAAATTCTGATAGTAAACCAGCTATTCCTAGATTATATCATTATGATTCTTTTTATAATGAATTATATGAAATTATAGAATATTCATCGTCTGTTAATGAAATGATTAAAAAATTAATTACTAAATTAAATCCTACTCCAAAATTAATAACAATAGAATTTAATAAATTATTAAAATATGAACTTGGAGCATGGTCTATTGAACCTAAATTATTACAATATATCGGTACTGGTATTTATATATCGAGATTATATGAATATAATGATAGACCATTAGTTTCGATTACATTAGATACTAAACAAGAAGATATAAAATCTAATTCATGTAATTGGTATATATCTGATAATTTAGAAACATCAGTAATACCAATTATTCCTAATGATGAATTAATACGAAAAGAACCTTTATTAATAGTTGAACATGAATATTATAAAGATTTAGGATGGACTGATGGTACATTAATTAAATTAGAATTTCCATGTGATTTAAAATTTATCGATTATTTAGTATTATATGAAGATGAAAAATTTATTAGTCCTGAATATCTAGATATGTATCCTTTAAATTCACAATTAATTTTTATTAAAAATATTAAAGATCCAAAAAAACATAAATATGTAATTAAATATATACCAGCTAAATATAATTCTACTAATGTTTATGTTTTATTTAAAACAAAAAAATATAATGATAATGTTTTAGAATATCAAATAGTTGCATCTAGAAAATCTATTTTAGAATTATTCTTAGATAAAACAAATCTAACAGAAGACTATACTATAAAGAAAGTACCATGTACTGAATATGAATATCATTCATATTTTGATGATGATTATGCTAATATTTGTATTACTAAAAAATATTATAATAAAGAACCATATAAATCAGTTATAGATACATATCTTTATCCTAATATAGTTGAAAAGTTAAGAGATGTAAATATCAATTATACAAATTCAGCATTTATATTAGATGAACCTCCAGCTACTCCATTAGTTTTAACAAGGAAATTATAAATGAGTATAGATACTAATATCAATATTAATAGAATACATGGAACATCATTAGTTACTACTAGTATTAATGTTCCATTAGAATTTGGATTAACAGATATGGATTCAACTTCATTTACATTAACATATGATGATAATTATAAATTTGTAGTAGATGAAAATAATATAACATCTATAATAGAATTAGATATTGTACCATTTATAGATTATTCAAAATATGATAATGATCGTCGTAAATGGTTTAATATTGATAAATATGGGTCATTATGGCGACATTATAAATGTGGTGATTTCATTATTGAGAAAGATAAACTATTTACATCTGGAGGTGATCCTAATGGAGGTATGTGTTCAGCTTATGGTGGTAATTTATATTATTCAATGGAAAATCTATTTAAATTACAATATGATTATTTATATCCAAATGATGAAGATAGAATAAAATTGCTTAATGATTTACAAATAACTGAATATGAACCAATTTCACTTTTGCTTAAAAATGAAAAAATTAAAGATGTAACTGATTACACTTTTAATATTACACCTACTTTAGATTATATAGTTCCTGAAAAAAATAAACAATTTTATTTTAAAAATAATAGATTATATACTAATTTAGATTTAACATTATATGAACCACAAGATATAGTAATAAAATATAAAAGTACTATTAATAAAATTAAAGTTAAAAATATAATGGATACTAATTCAAATAATTATAGTAATTATACTCCAATTGTTGATTATTATATGTTAAAAATAACTGGACAAAATTTGTAAAGGTTTCAATATGAATTATATATATAAATTATTTTCTAAATATTTTAATAAATATAAACAGAATGTACTTAATAGAATTAGCGGATTAGTTAGAGTAACTGATACTGAAGTTTTAGAAGTTAGTTTAGATGAATTATTTAAAATATTAGATATTATTAGTGGTAGACAAACAACTGAATTATATATTCCAAAATATAATAAATTTCCATCGAGTAAAGATTTTAATATATTATTAGAAAAAATGGATGTTGATTTTGATGTGTTATTTAATTCTAGTAAAATTGTTGTAACTGATGCACAAAATGTAGTTAATTTTGATGTTACTCAAAGAATAGGTATAATTAATCTTTTATCTAAAACGCAAGGTAATGTGTTTCAAAGTTATGTTCTATCTAAAAAAGGTATTAATGGAAATATAATTATTAAAGAAGATTTTAAAACTGATGATAAAAAAACATTATTATCTGCTAATTCAAATAATGTAGATATTGATACGGATTTAAATATTTTAACATTAAAAAAGAAAAATAATAAACCAATATTAAATAATACTGTTATAGATACTAGAAATGTAGATGTTGCATTTGCAGAACAACAAGATATAAACTATAAGTTATATCCAAATAATTTTGATTTAAAATTAGGATCTTTTTGGAATACTAAATCTTCTGGTGCACATTTTAATAAAAATTTAAATCCAGAACAATATAGACAAAATATAACGTCAGGATATAAAAATCCTAATGCTACAAAAAAATCTCATTCTGTAGAATTACCTAGTAGTTCTATTTCATGGTTGCCAAAAGGACCAGGTTATATAGCTTCACCTAAAATAGATAGTTGTCAATTTGAATCTGTTATTACATATGATCCAGATAAAAATTTAGAAACTAAAATTGAAAATAAATTTTCTGAAAGTGAAGATATTCCTAAAAATTCAATTTTTATAGATAGACAAATTTCTATAAATGGTAAATATATTTCAACATTAGATACATATCCTAATTCAAAAATAATTATAAAAATACCTTTTGAGGAAAATGCTACTTTATCTAATGGATTATATATAACATTAAATCCAAATGATCATAATGAATTACCAAATTTAAATGCTAATGAAAGTTATATTATATCTACTAAAAATGAAAAAGTCGGAATTTATTCAGTATCAAATGATACTAAAGAAGATACTAATATAACAGACAAATTATATAGCGTTACTTTTCATAAACCTATTATTCCAGCTATGATAAAATTAGTATTTGAATATGATAAAATATCTGGATGGGCACAAGTCCAATATTGGATGAGTAATTGGGAATTAGAAATATTAAAATCTTTAGATATTAATGTATATGTAGATGAAGAAGAAAATCCAGATACTGTCCATGTTGATTTTAATAGAAAAGTTAATATACTAATTGATGATATAAGTGATGATATATCTGAAAGAAATAAAGCTTTATCATTAGTTATATCTGAAGGAGTTGAATAAATGTTAGTAGATATTTATGCTAATAAAAATAATGCATCTATAGCTGTAACGGATGGTTATTTAATATTACCTGTATTTAATTGGGGCGGATTTGCTAGTTCACCATATTTATCTCTTTTTCCATATATCCATGGTAAAAATAATAAACAAGCAACAACTCATACTGAATATTTAAATAAATTTAGTAATAATAAAGAAAAATATGAATATAATTTATATTTAGATTATATAAAAAAAGATGATATAGAACCTGATAAAAATATCTATGATTTGAGTGAAAAAGCTAAACATATAGAATTAAAATTACCATTTATATTTCCTATGTTTTTAAATAATGGAATACAAAATAGTATATTTAATAGTACTGTTGATTTCTTTTCTAATCATAGTAATAATTATTATCGAAAGCCATTTTTTAAAACATATAATCCAGATGCAAATACTATTTTTAATAGTAATAGTTATCAAGATAGTACATTTGCTAATACTAAGCAAATTAATCATAATATGCAATATTGTATAATTAATGGCGATTTATTACAACAATATTTGGAAGTATTTGATACCATGCTTTATATGTATTCTTGTTATGGTGATGCTTTTTTAAATAAATTTTATTTAAAAACAGATAGATCTAATTGGGATGATCAAAATCCTATATTATATCCAGATGATTATAATAGAAATGATGGAATTACTACTAAACCATATTTAAATACTGGAAAAGAATTTAATTTAATGTTAAGTAGATCAAATTTTAAAGGTGAAATATTAACAAAAATGGTAGTATCAGATAAATTAAAAATTCATTTTGATAATTTAAAATTAATATCTATGGCTACTCCTGGTAATGATTATATAATTATTACATATAATGCTATTATTGACATACATTATTGTTATAATTTAACAGGACATTCGGAATATCCTACGTTTAATGCATATACTTTAGATTTTATAATGTATGTTGACGAAATATTAATAGAGATTGATGATTGGAAATTAGATTTCGATTTAAAATCTGAATGGATTTCATATGTTTTAAATTTACTCACTGAAGCACCTTGGGATCATTATTTAATTAACGTTCCAATGATTACTAAATTTAGATTAATAGATAATAGATTAGCATTAGTAGATGCTGCTTGTCCAATTCAAACAATAATAAATGCTGAAACTCGTGTAGAACAAATACCTGGTATAAATGATATGATGTTTATTCGTGCTCCTTTTAGAATGATGTATTCATATCATTCACATCATGATAAATTAAAACCTATATATTCTAATGGTAAAAGTAGTAGTGTATATGATGCTAAAAATGACAATATAGTTATGGCTATGTGGTTAAATAATAGTGCTGATACTGAATATAAATTTGATACAATTGATGCTGATGATCCATATGATCTAACGGGTTTTATTGGAGTTATATTAGCGACTTATTCAGCAAATGATTCATTTGAAAGAAAAAATCCATCTCTATTTAAAATAGAAGTTATATATGTAGATCCTATTAAAGATATGACTTTAATTTATCATAATGAACATTTATATTTATCATATGTTGATAAATGGAATATGTTTTATGTTGTTAAATTAACATATTTAAATAATGGACAATATGATGTTTCACCATCTTTTATTAAAAGTGACGTATTAGATTTTGATGTTATAGGAGTTAAAAATGGTAAACTTGGATAATTGTTTAATAATTTATTACGGTGATAAAAGTAAGAATTATATTCATATTTTATCAGATGATGGAACTACTCAAGATTATGAAATATCAGAGGTTTATGATAATTTAATAACTATGGATAATGTTACTTATCTTGATTATTGTTGCAATATGTATGATTTTGATACAAAAATGAAAAAGTATGATAAAATATCTGTTTATAGTTTATTATCATATCATTCTAAAAAAGTATATTTACAAAAATATTATTATAAACATTATTATGCTGTTAATGAAGCAGTTTCATCTTATATATTAGATGATCATTCATTTAAATATAATAATAATTCTGATTCATTAGTAGATTGGGAATCATTTATGCAAATAACAGCATCATGTAAAGATAGTAGTATGTATAGTACGATTTTATATGAAGACGGTGATAAAACTGTTAAAATATTTGGACCAGATCCTAGCACATATTATGATATAACTAATATTGTTATTCACTATGCAAAGATTGAATATAAAAAAATTTCTATGGAAGTATGGAAAATAATAATATATGAACATGCTAGTGATATAGATGTCGAATTAATTGGATATATAAATGGTAAAAAAGTAGATTCAAAAAAATCTTCAAATAATACATATTTAACTTATAATTATAGTTATAATATGTCAGTTGCTTTTATAGTTGGAGACGATTTTGATAAATATTTTGGATCTACTTTAGATATAGATTTAGAAATTATTATAAAATATAAAAATGTAAAACTTGAATCTAAAACTATTTCAACATCATTAACACCAGTACAACCAGCAAAAGATACTTTAAAATTAACTACATATGATGGTACAAATGTTACTACTGATTGGTATATTATTCCAAATCATAAATATAGAACTAAAGTCTATTATACATTTACTAATGATCCCAAAATTAAAAATATAGTTAATATTTTAGATTCTAATAATAATATTATTAAATCTTCAATAGAAATGACATCTATATATTCTAGTAAATTTTTTAGATTAGATAATGATATTAAAATAGGTGAAGAATATAAATTACAATTAACGCAAAAAACTAATTTAATTGTAGATAAATCAAATATTACTAATTCATTTAAAATTATAGATGCTTTCATGGGTTATAATCTATATGGTGTAAATTTTAAAGCAATTATTAAAGATAAAAATAGTAATGATATTGATTACATTTATTATACAAATCCAGGATTATCTGAATTTTCAGCTGGTGCTATTAAAAAAACATTAAGTAATGGTAATGTTAAATTACATGCATCTTTTAAAATTAATAAACCAGAAAAAATATATATGGATAATAAATTTATAACTACAGTAAATTCTTATATTTCACCACATAATATGTATTTAATTTCTATGAAAAAAGACGAAACATTCTATACTACTTTTCATACAGAAATTACAAAAACAAAATACACAAAAAATTTATTTAGAGATAAAAATAATGTTTATAAATATCAATCTATGTCAGCTAGTATTGGTGAATATTTAATAAAATTAGCAAATGATAAACATTTATTTGATTCTAATATAGAAATAGAAGGAGCAGTTGGTGTTAAAAAAGTAATTACTACTACTAATGATCTTTTAGATACTACTAAAATTCATGAAATTGAAAATGAAATATTTACTAATGGGGAATATAAAACATTTCTTATATTTGAAACTAAATTAGATGACATAAAAAGTTATACTACTTATGAATTAACATTTATAGAAACTAGATCAGATTATATAACTCAATTCGATATAACAGAAGGTTAAAATATGAGCTTAATAAGAATTAATACTACAGGTTTACCTGATTATACTTTTACTATTACATCTGGTTGGACTGAATCTGGTCATGCTAAATTTAATGTTGTATCTGATAAGATTATCGATAATGATATACTTATACAGGTAGTATTTTATGACGCATCATTAACTATTACTGATTCTGAATTAATTATTTTATTTGATGATTTATATAATGGAACAAATAATAGTTCTTTTATAACTGAACGATTATATTATAGTCAATATGAAAGTGATGGTACTAGTAAATTTGATAAAGATATAGATATATATTTTAAATCTAGTGAGAATACACATCATAAATTTTCATATTTAGTTAGATTTATTGGTGAAGAATATGAAGATATATTTGATCCAAATGTTGATACTCATACTACTTTATATTTATCTAACCCATATCAACCATATCTTTCCAATTTTGTTAGCGATACATCAGAATCTTTAATTACTGCACAAGTAGTTAACGCATCTGAAACAACAACTGATTTAGAATTAACTATTGATCATAATTCACCATTAGTAAATTTAACAAAAAGTAATTCTAAATATCAATTATATATAACATCTTATGATGAAACAACTGGAAATGATATTAAATCATATGGTATAAATAAAGCGACATATCCTTTAGGTACTATTCCATCTGAAAATAATATTACAGATGAAACTATTACAATAACATTACCATTTACATATGAAAAAGATGATAAATTTAATTTTATTATTTATAAAATTAGATTAAGATATGTAGATCAAACAGGAAATATTACTACTAAATATATAACATTTGATACAAAAAAAATTAAAATTTTTAATGATGTAATTGATAGTGGAAAAATTACAGATAAAGAATTAAGTTATAATTTAGTATTAGGTGAATCATTTTTAATAGATGATAATTTAACAACTAAACATAGAATGATTGTTGATATAGAAGATGTATGTTTGGTATCTAATAAATTCGAATCATCAGGTAGATATGTTTCAAAATATTATTATTTTGATTCTCCATTATATACTGTTATGTTGAAAGTTGATGAAATCTTACCATATAATATATCTGTTAATTCAATTAAATATTATATTCAATTTGGTGAAAATGATGAAATACAAATATCACCTTTGAATAGAGATCAAGAATTTGATGGAGAAGGAAATTTAATTCCAAAATTATTAATATTAGATAAATTGGATATTAAACGATTATCTAGTAATATAAAAGAATTAGAATATTCTTCTAGTTATTCATTTAGAGTTATTATAGAATTTGATGTTACTACTATAGATGGTACAGATTTAGGTGATTATTTTTTACCACCATTTTTAAACTCATATGAATGTCATGTATCTGATAAAAATTCATTTTTAAGGATTTAATTTATGAACACAAAAAAAGAATTATTATATAATTTATTATTTAAACAAACTATAACTGGTGAAATAGATTATCCTAGAATTCCACCTAAAAGTGATTTATATAAATTAATAGATTTAAAAAATATTGATGATGTTAAACCATTATTAAATTTAGAATTATTTGATGAATTAAATTTTGATACATTAAATACTGCTTTTAAATCAGTAGTAGATGATTTTAATTTATTATATTCTTCAATCAATAAACAATCTATGGATGTAATGAATCAATTAACTAATTCATTAAAAGAATATAGAGGTATAACTAGATCATTAAATAGAATAAATCAATCAGCAGTAGATATTATAAATGGTAGAGCTGATATCAATAAATATACATATAAATATACCGAAACATTTACTAATGCTGATAATATTAATGAATTTTTATCTACTAAAGATAGTTCAACTAAATTACCAGTAATAGATATTGAATCTGGTACAATGTATATACCATCAAATACTTTAAATTTAATAGATTTACATCATTATTATGGTACAAAGTTAAATGTTAGATTTTCTAATTATAATGGTATGATTACAAAAACAAAAGTTTTATCTAATTATGATATGAGTATTATTTTAGATCCATTATTACACCCAGATGATAAATATGTTTATTACGTAGAAACTAATAAACCTACACCATTAACTATGTCATTTGTTATTCAATTAAATCCAGATTCATCAAAATCTGAAATATCAGGAGTAGCTTTTTCTATTGATTCAGCTGTGACAGGTGGATATCTAAGATTAGATTATAAAGATGAAACAGGTTGGAAACCTTTTAATTATGCTATAAAACAATTAACACCAGGATTAGATGATTATGCTATAACATTATCAGATGTAATTAATACTTCACATATTAGATTTTCTATTATTAAAGAATTTCCAGATGAATTAAAAAATTTAGGTTATTATTTATCTATCAAAAACATATCTATTTATAAAAGTACAACTAGTAAAACTGCTGTATTAGTTTCAAAAAGTACTGAAATAAAATCTTATGGTTTTGAAGATACAATTATTGGAACTATTGGTGCTAAAATAAAAGGAATATTACCACAAAATTGTTATGCTAATATATATGTTTCATCTGATAAAGTTATTCATGCTCATTTTGAAGATATTCATGGTGATTACGTTGATCCTAAATCTCTTAATAAATTTAGATTAGTTGATACTAAAACTGATGAATTAACAAAAGATAAAAGATTTGTATTATTATCAGATTTAATAGGAAATGAACATTTAGAAGGTGTATCAAAATATAATAATCTAGCGTTCGATTGGCAAATTATCAAATCATTTGAAAGTGATAATTTAAAACCTGATATGGTTACATTAATTAATATTGGTCAAAAAGATCCATATGATAATAGTATTGCTAATACTAGAGATGTATTATTTGGTGATAGATATTATAATGATATATTATCTGGTACATATCCGCAAGATGATTTTCCTCCTCCATTTTCATTAGATGATTGGTTTATGAGTGGTATAATAAATGAATCAAATCCAGATTGGCATAATATAGAATATTTAGTAGATGCTGATCCTCATTTATATGGTACTGATTATGGTGATCCTGTTTATGGTTTTCCTTGGAATTGGTTTTATAAACGTAAAAAGAGACATTTAAAATTTAATGATTTTATTGCTATGATTCCTGGTTGGTGGAGACCTGACTCATCATTAGTTACGCCATCTGGTATATTAAATGAATATGGTGAAATAGATAAAAGTATAGTAGATACTGTTACTTTTCCATATCCAGATTTTTATATTAATGGTATTAAATTTTATAAAATTTTTAGATTTGATAGAAATTCTGAAGTATTAGGTTCTGATATGAGAATTTATACATATCAAACTAAACCAGTTAATGGTGTTACTACTAATGATAAAGAAGATTATTATCCTCATAATATGAAATGGGTTTTTACTTCTAAATATACACCAGTTAGAGCAGTACAAGAAGCTATACCAACTGTATCAGGTTATGCTGATGATCCTCATAAAATAACTGGAAAAGTAAAAGTTGATATTCCAGATAATGCTAAATATATTGATAGTAGTATAAAAAATGTACATTATAAAGATGATAATCTTTATCTAGATGAAATACGACAATATAAAATAATTAAGGATAATGATAAGGATGTTTTTATAGATCTATCTCCTTTAGAAAATAGTGATTTATTAATTGAAGATCATCCATTAGCATTTGAATATGCTTATAATTTAATTGATAATTATACATCTTATTGGGATGGTTATATTATAGTTGATGATGAAACTGTTGATATAACTTTAAAACAATCATATGCTTATACAAATCAAATTAATAAATATAATGTTGTTAATAAATATAAAATTATTAATGTTGATACAGATGAGGTAATAACAAAAAATGATGATGTTAATAATAAAGATTATAATATGTTAGATGAGAGTGTTAAAACTATCACTCTAGATAGGGGTATCTATGAATTTAAAATTCATTGTTTAACAGAAAAAGATAATGCTTATCCTGCAAATAAATGGTCACCAAACTCTTCTGATTTTATAAAGGTAACTGGAAATGCTAGAATCGTTGCAGATATTAAGCCATTACATATAGTCACATTAGAAACATTATTATATTCTACTACTTATGAAAATGATTATAGATGTGCTGTAATTACAGATAGTGATTATACTAATTATGTAATAGTCAAAGAACCATCAAAAAATATTGTACCTGGTTATTATTTTGATTCGGAAGGATCTTATTATAATAAATTAGATGAACATCAAATACAAAATATTGGACACTATAAAAGAAGATGGTATGGTGCACAAACTAATATAATTGAAACATATTATACTGGTTCAAAAATTGATACTATTATGAGTGGATATTATTATGATAATACGTCTTATGAAGTAGATTATAAATGGAATAAAGGTAAAACTTATGACCAACATTATAAAAATACTTATGATAAATTATATCCGCAACATTCTACATTTGGAGTTCCTATTAATGTTGATGAGCCAATAACAAATGTATTAAATTCAGGATATCTATTTCATAATACTTCAGAAAATTTACCATCATTTTATACAGCTGAATATGGTTTAGTTGATAGAGATAATGTTGCAGGTAACAGATTTTTATATAAAATAGAATTAATTAGTGAAGATGAACAATTGACACCAGTATTAGATGAAATAGAATTTTCTATTAATCCTAAAATAGAGGAGTTATTATATGAGACCTAATTATCCATTAATATCATTTGAATTAAATGATATGTTCCAAGATTTATATTATAAATTAGTTTATATATTGGGATATGATAATGAAGAAAATGAAACAACTTATACTGGTAAATATGATAAAATCGAAATTAATTTACGAGAATCAGTATATAAAATAATTAATCAACTTGATTCGTATGAAACTAGTTTAGTATTATATAAAGGTACAACACAAGAAATTCCATTGTTTTCAAAATGGAATAAATATATAATCATAAATGAACTTAGGAGTTTATAATGAAAATAAATGATAAAAAAAGTTTATCAGTTTATCCATTAATTGAAAATATAGAATATTCTGAACCAATTAGTAGTGAAAAATTAAATAAACAATTTCAATCTTTAAAAGAATCTGTTTTAAGATCTTTAATAAGAACGCAAGAAATTAATACATCATTAAATATCTTTGAACAAGCTGTAGTAGCGCAAGGAACAGCGTTAGGTAATCAATATAATAGTTTATTATATAAAGATAATACTAATTCATATATAACAGCATATGATGATATAATGGTTGATGAAAATAATATAAATCACGATACAGCTTATGGTTATATAACATTAAATACTGTTGCGCATTATAGTAAAATTCCTAGATTAGAAAAATATAATGGTAAAGTTTCACCACAAGTTAAGATATTTATTAATTATCAAGAACAAGAAATAGATAGTGGACCATATTATACTTTAGATAATAGTTTAAATACAGTATGGTTTGACACATTTGCTCCTGATTCAGAAGTTAGATTTGAAATACAATTACCACCTTCATTAACTAAACGATTTAATTATATTAGACTAGATCCATTTCCAATATTTGGATTTAATATTACAAAAATAACATATCAAGATTTATATGGAAATTATCATGATATAAATGAAGATATATATGGTACACACGATCCTTTATTAAATAATAAAGCATATCCAACTAAGATATTTACATCTCCTAAAGAATTTAATGGAACTTTAATTATATATGGAAAAACTGATAGTACAGGTTATTTTGGATTTAGTAATATTGATATAGGTTTTATGGATTTTGATAATACAACTACTGAAGTTTTTGTTGAATATAATATATATGAAAAAGATAATAGTACTACTAGATCTCTTAAATTAGAAACGTGTGTATTAGATTATTATTTTGATGCAAAAGATGCTAAATCGTTATTAAATAATACTAATCCTGTACTAGAAGCTAGATTAATATCTGGAACTAAACAATGTGTTAATAATAGTTGCACTATAGTTCCTGGTGCAGTCGATATTAAATTAGATATATCTGCTAATCAAATAATAGATATTAATAAGACAATAATATTAAGTCCTAATCAACGACTTTATTTAAAGTTAAGAATTAAAGAACATAATATGACAACCCCTGTATTTAGAGGTTCTAAATTAAAATATGAGAAGGTTTAATTATGAATATAGTAGAAATGGAAAATAGAATTCTTGAATTAGAAACTGGATTAAGAAAAGTGCAAAATCAAGTAAATTCATTAGAACGTGAATTAGGAAAATATGCAACACAAGGTCATTTAAAAACCTCAGAAGCTAATACAAAAAATCTTATTAATAAAAATAGTATGATGATAAATAATTTGGAACAGAGATTGGAAACAATCTCCATTCCAGATGATACAAGATATTATTTAGAAGCAACTGAGATAGAAGATTTTAGAAGTAATTATAAACGATTGATAGCTTTAATGGCTGATGCAGAAAAGATGTATCAAGCGTTAATTACTTATGTTAGTCAGTTTGAGCTAAAGTAATACCACTATCTGCCATACATTTATCTTTAAAATTACAATAAGCACATTCCATATCACCGATTGGTTCGTGCTTTTTATAATGTTTATTATATTTGATTTTAGATATACGACCACAATGGTATTGTAAATCTACATCTGAGTTATTATATATTAATTTATATGATGGATCTGGTAAATGTTGTTCTCTAACATAATTATAAACACTATCAAATTTTGCTATTATATCACGTAATGAAAATCTCAATTCAGCTAATCTAGATTGATCTTTAGTAGCAGTTGTAGAATGATGTAATAACTCATCAAACGAATCTACTTGTTGTAAATGAATTGTTTCAAATTCATTACCTGCTTCATCTACTGGAGTTATAATAGCATATTCTTCATCATCTAAATCAACCTTAAAATACATAAGACTACCTGTACTTCTATCAATATATAAAAGATAAACTTCTTCTATATTTCTTTCTTTTCCATCACTACATAATACTGGTCCTTGTAAAGAACGTTTTTTATAATGCATAGCTTGAATTAAATTTTTTGGCGCAGGTAATGGTATCTTTTTATTAGTACCAAATACAGAATCTACTTTATATGAAGATATAGATTTGATTTCAATTCCAATATTTTTATTATTTTCATTGATTAATAAATCCATTTTACCAGAAGTTATAACTTTATGAATAGTATCTTCAGAAATATATTCCATTCGAACTTGTTCATCAACATATAAATTGTTTTTCTTAAATTCATTTATGATACTATCTTCATACATAATACCTGCATCACAAATATGTCGTACACGTACTGACATTGGATTTGTATATTCTTGTCCTAGAAATTTATAAAATAAAGATCTTTGACATTCTCCTATTGTGATACCAGCACCTACTTCAGCAATGCCTTCACTTGCCCAAATAACATTCTCTTCACGATATAAAGAACCTTTATCTGCGCTTACTTCATCTAATTTTTTCCCAAATAGTTTTTTGATAAACATATTATCTCCTTCGTTATGTTTGTAATATAACTAAAAGTTGGAGATAAGTCAATAAAAAGTTTAATAAATAATAAATAATAATATATAAATATAATATATAATTATTTTAAAATAAATATATATAATATATATAATAATATAATATTAATATTATATACTAAACCCTGTTAGGGTTTAGTTAAATATATAAATAAATATATAATAAATAATTTTTTTAAAAAAAAGTTGATTTTAATATTTAAATTAATTATATTAGTGATAAGTTAATAAAAAGTTAAGGAGATAGTTATGAAAACTATGACAACTCGAGTAATCGCTCAAAAGTCTAAAAGACTAAACAAAGATATTTTAAAGTATATCAGAAGACATAAAATAAAACACACGAAAACAACATACACGACAAAGAACAATAGAAAAGCGACTGAGTATATTTTAAATATCGATGATGCAGAGCGAATTATTAAACGTTTTAACAAAGATTACAAATCTATCAATGTTAACGTATCTTTGGATAAAAATAATGTTGTAACATCTAAGAAAACTAAAAAGATTATTACAACTAAGAAGAATAGTGTACAGGTTACTAATGATAAGAAAGATACATATTTGAATATCTATTCTAAATATGCTATTAATTCTAAGACCATTAGAAAAGTAGTATTAAGTCATATCTTTTCTCCTATGAAGAAAATGGATATGAGTATTGATGAATCATTTGAATTAATTGTAGATACAATAAATGCATTTAATTTACATGATTATATCAGTAATTATGCTTATAATTTAGGATCACATAAAAGTTATAAGTTCTTTTTAAAAAGTACATATTGGAATGTGATTAGAATGAAGCAATTACAAGATCATCCTATCTGTGCTATCTGTGGTGCAACTGAAAATTTAAGAGTTCATCATCCAGATTATAAACAAGTTCCTAGAGGAACAGAATATAAGAATATGCATTTATTAACAACTGTATGTGATGAATGTCATTCAAATATTCATAATAAATAATTATTTTAAAAAATAAATTGAATTAAATATATAAGGAGATTGCAAATGCAAGATTTAAAAACTGTTAATATTAAAGGTAAAAATTATGTTGAAGTTAACGAAAGAATTAAATACTTTCGTAAAGAAGATGCATATAAAGGTTGGTCATTAAGAACAGATATTATCGAATTAACTGATGAAAGATGTGTTCTTAAAGCAGTTATATCAGATACTGATGGAAGAATAATTGCTGAAGGTCTAGCTTATGAAAAAGCTGGAAGCTCATTTATTAATAAAACTAGTTATATTGAAAACTGTGAGACTTCAGCATGGGGTAGAGCACTTGGTAATTTAGGTATTGGTGTAGATGCGTCAGTAGCATCTGCTTTAGAAATAGCTAATGCTATTAATAATCAAACACAAAATACTCAACAAAAAGTAGAAACTAAATCTAATGAGTATAAACCAAGTAATCCTAATAGATATAATAAAGATAAAGGTGGATCTAATGTAACATATACTAAATCTACATCTATATCTGAAGCTACTATGAAAAGAATTAGTGCTTTAAGTAGAGATGGTAAACAAGGTAAAGTTGTATTATTAGATTATCTTGAAGATTATAATAAATTAAATAAAACAAAATTAGTTGCTAGTGATTTAACTACTGATGAAGTATTAAATCCATTAATTGATTTTATCGATAATCAACCACCAAAAGATCTTTAATAATTATTTTAAAAAAATATGTATTATAAAGGGTAATTTAATTATTACCCTTTTTTTTATTGACTTTTTATAAAAATCATATTATATTACTCGTAACAATAAACAATAATCCAAAGGATTTAAAACATGAATACAAATAATACAAACTTAAATAATTTATCTGTTATACAAGAACTACGTAAAAAATTACCAGAATATTTAACATCACAAAATATAACTGTTAATGGTGCTGGTTTCTTTTCTTGTATACATCCAGATCACCTTGATAGAAATCCATCATGTTCTTTGAATTATGGTAATCATTTAGAAAATGAAGTATTCCATTGTTTCTCTGGAACTGGTCATGATGGTAATATATTTACTGCTGCTCATTGGTTAGAAGGAATGCCATTAGTTGGTGCTGAATTTTGGGATGTAACTGTTAGAACTTTAGCACAGCGTTATAATATACCTTATAATCCAATGGAGATATCTGAAGATCAGAAAAGAAAATATCAAGCTTTAAGAGCTATTTCTGACGCAGTTAAGATAATATCAAGAATGTCTTTTAATCATGATAATGAGTTACGAGTTAATCATATTGGTATTAAACATTTAATAGATAGAGGTATAACTGAAGAAACTATTAAAGAATGGAAGATTGGTGTACTTACATCTAAATCGGCTTTTAATGACGCTATGGATAAACTTGGTCATATAGATAAAGAATTTCTAGCATCAAAAGGTCTTCAGCATCATTCTATTTTAAATAGAGATGGATTTATATTACCTATAAATGATATTAATAGTCGACCTGTAGGATTTGTATCTAGAAATTGTAAAGTTGATGCTAATGAGCATGTTACACGTAAATATGCTAATAGTCCAAATAATGATGTTTATAAAAAAGGTGAAATACTTTTTGGTTATGATAAAGTTAAAAACATACCAGGACCATTATATATAGTAGAAGGTTATTTAGATGCTATTTATCTTCAACAAGAAGGTTTAAAGAAAACAGTAGCTTTAGGTTCAACAACTATTACAGAATATCATGTTGAAGAAATATTATATAAATATAATGAACAAGAAATTATTCTTGCATTAGATGGTGATCAAGGTGGTATTGATGGTACTAAATTAGCAATCGAACGTATTAGTCCATTCAGTATGTTTAATGTTAAAATATTAAATATACCAAAAGATTATGATCCAGATTCATATGTTAGAGAATTTGGTTTAAAAGCATTTCAAGAATTAGAAAAACTAACTCCATTTGCATGGACTTTACAAAAATCTGATTACGATAAAGATATGCTTACTATTGCTAAAAATATTATACCTACTATAGCATCTGAAGAAAGAGCAGTAGAAAGATTGAGTATGATAAAAGAATTATCTCAATTTACAGCTATTCCAGAAGCTGAAATTAAAAAAGATGTTGACCTTTTAGTTAATAAAAAAGAAGATAAATATCTTGATGAACTTGCTCATTTAAATAATTTTGTTCAAGTAAAATTAAATAAAGCAATGCCATCTGAAACAAGATCTATATTATCTAATGCTTTAGATAAACTAGAATCTATAGAAGATAAATATGAGAATGTTAAAGATGTTCAATCATTAAGTCTTGATAATTTAATGTTATTAAGAAATGATATTCTTGAAGGTAATTATGAATATGGTTTAATTACACCTAATCATAGTTCATTTGAGAAAAAACTTAATGGAATACCTTATAAAGAAAAATTAATATATTTTGGAGGTAGAGGTTCAGCTGGTAAAACTGCATTTATGACTTCATTAGCATTAGATTTAATAAAAGCAAATGCTGATGTAACTATATTTTATATGTCTATTGATGATAGTTTTTCATTTTTAGCAACTAAAATGCAAGCAGTATTAAGTGGTCTTGCTACTACTGAAATACAAAATTATCAAAATTTAACTATAGATGATAAAGGTAAAGTTGATGAAGCATTTAATTTTGTTGCTAATTCTATGAAAGAAAAGAAATTAGTTATTATGGATTCATCTAGTGGTAATACTATTGAAATTATTGAAAATTATATGAGACAAATACAACGCGATTTTGCTGGACGTAAAGCTATATTTGTATTAGATAACTTTCATAAATTACAAATGGATGCAGGTCAAGGACAAAAACGAGATGCTATTAGTGACACATCTTCTAAATTAAAAGATTTAGCAACTAAATATAAAGTGACTATTATGGCATCAGTAGAACTTAGAAAATTACAAAATGAAATATCTCGTCCTACAAGACAAGATATGCAAGGTTCTAATAAACTTGATTATGATGCAGATGTAGTTTGTATGGTACATAATGATTTACAAGTTAATCCATCAACTAAAATCATTCATGAAAAAGAAGTTAATGGACAAATGGTTGTTATGCCTTGGGTTGAAATTAATATAGTTAAAAATAAAATAACTGGTCAACTTGGTGAATGTGTATTTAAATATAATGCAGTTAATATGAGTTTTGAAGAAGGAGAGTATTCATTATTTAAAAGACTCAGAGAATCTGGAACAACTAGAAAATTATCATTTTAATAAAAGGAGCAATTATGATAACATCTCATACTTTTGCAGAAAGACTTTATAATTGCTCTAACTTTAAAGAGGAGAAAAATTATGGCAGTATTATTCAGAAACTTACCATGGAAATTATTAATGAAAGTATCGACAGTAGGAAAGATAATGACAACGTTAGTATCTTTACTCTTCTCTATCAAAAATTTATTGAATCCAAAACCTTACGGTTGGTGATGAAAGAAGATAAAGAATTAGTAGAAGATATAATTATAGCATATGCTGAAAATATGAGTTATATTTTAAATAAGTTTAATCTTAATTTTACTGATGTTTATTATGAATATCGTTATAAGATATATGGTAATATTTTTGGTGTATTAGAAGGAGATCATAATTACAATTTTGATATTAGTTATCGATCTCCAACTGACACATTTTATCATTTATATTATTATAAGTTAAATTTCTTTTTATATAATAAAACTTATAATACAAAACGGGATGGGTTAGTTTTTATTTTATCTAATAAAACAGTATACTATATACCATATAATGAAGATGACTATACTATAAATAGAGGATTTTTAGATTACAATATAAAGAATCGTGCTGTTAGACCAGGTCATCAATGTTTATATTGTTCAGTAAAAAATTGTAAACCAAGATTAATTACAAATATAGATAGATTTCTAATTTAAGGAGAATTTAAAATGAGTATTGAAATTAAAAACAAAAATGGAAAGACAATAGGTCTTATTGATCGAGAAGATGGTGAAGATTATGTTGTGGTAAAAAATAAAAAAGTCGCTTTATCAGATGTATATCAAGATAAAGAACTACTTAATGAATTTAATGATGAAATCAAAAATTCAGAAGTAGAGTTAAATGATGATTCAGAGTAATATAATAAACAATATAGATTTAGATAAATTACCAGAAGATGTACAATATACTATGTATGTTATTTTTAAAGAATTACCTTTAAAAGAACGCATGATTATATTATCTAAATTAACACATGGAACATTATTTAAATTAAATAAACAAGATATTATTAAATTACAAAAAACTTCTGTATCAAAAATCTATAATAATTATATAGAATTAATTAAACAGGAGTTAGGAGAGTAATATGAATTTAAGAAAATTAAAATATTTTGGCAATTTAATAAAAAATAGATTATATTTAAAGAATAAGATTTACTTCGAGTCTACAAAAACTCAACCATCTTTATTTTATAGAAAATGGTTAGAAGTAGATTTATCAAACCAACAAGAACTTAATAACCTTTAACATAGGATAAAATATGTCCAAAAGAATACTGATTATATCTGATAGTATTTTCAGACAAACAGGTTATTCTACAGTTACCAATAATATTATAGAACATTTAAGTAAAGATTTTGAAGTGGCTCAAATGGGACTGGCTCATATGCCAGTCCCTAATTATAATAATACTTCTATAGATTATTATACTCCAATAATGAGCCATAGTAAATGTTGTGGTAAAGAATTATTAATTGAACATTATAACTCTAAAACTGGTAAAGTAGAATACATTACACCTAATGTTGATTTAGATGTAATACAAAATGAATGTAATCGAGGATATCCAAATCAATCAGATCCATTTGGATTTGAATCAGCGTATTATATAATTGAACATTTTCGTCCAGATATTGTTATACCGATTAATGATATTTGGGGTATTTATAAATTAAACTTTTTAAAGAATAGAAAAAATTTCAAATTAGTACCATATCTTGCTATTGATAGTGAATGTTTTCCTGCTCAAATACAAACTAATGAAAATATAAATACTTTACAATTTTTAAAAATAACTGATAAATTAGTTGTATTTACTAATTGGGCTAAACATACTATAAATAAAACTTCTGAATTAATAATAGGAACTAAATTTAATAATATTGAAATTATTCCACATGGTGTTAATGCATCTAAATTTTTTAATTTAAATGCTAGAGATAGATTAATACATGAATTATTTAGATTAGATCCAAATAAAGTATTTATAATAGGTTCAGTTAATAGAAATCAACCTAGAAAAAGATTGGATGCTATTTTTCAAATATTAAAAATATTAAAAAATAAATATGAAAAACCAAATGGTAAAAAATTTATGGTTCATTTTCATTGTGCTATCAAAGATAGTCATGGTTGGGATTTACCTTGGTTAGCTAAATATTATGGTGTAGAAGATAGAGTTATTTTAGATCAAAATTTAAAACCTGGAATAGGTGTTACTGATGAATTATTAAATATGATTATGAATACATATGATGTACATTTAGTACCAACTAATAGTGAAGGTTGGGGGTTGTCTATTCTTGAAACTATGGCTGTTGGTATCCCAAATGTAATATCTGATTATTCGGCTCATGGAGATTGGGCTAAAGATTATTCTCTTAAAATAAAATTAGCAGCAAAGATACATGAACCAATAACAAATCATATTAAAGGTATTATCGATGTAAATCATGCAGCGAAGCAAATATCTTTATTATATAATTCTAAAAAAATGTTAGAGTCATATAAAAATAAAAGTATTAAATTAGCAAATAAATTGCAATGGGTAAATGTAGTTGAACAATGGAATATATTATTAAATAATATTGATATAAGTGATTTAAAAGAAAATAGATATCATGAAGGATATTTTGATGTTTATAATTTAAAACATGTACCAGAAAACCCAATAACTACTGAATTTGAATTACAAGAAATTTAAAAAAAGGATTGAATTATGTCAGATAAAAAAATAGTTACTGAAACTAAAATGGAAACAGTTAAAACAGAATTAGAAAGAATGCATCCAGAAGAAGGAGATATTTTTATATTAAATGTTAATACTGATGATCCCGATATAATATATTCAGAAGAAATTGCTGAAAGTGTAGAACAATTATCAGAAATATTAAAAGATCTAACTGGTATAGATATTCCTATTTTAGTATTTGGAACAGAACTAACTATGTCATTAATTAAAAAAGATGATCTTGAAAAATTATTAGATAGTATTGAAATAATTGATGATATAGATGAAGAATTAGATAACGACGTAGAAAATATTAAAGATTTATTTAATTAAAGGATAATTAAAATGAAGATCGTAATTAGAGGATATAAGAACCAAAGTGGATTTGGTGTTGCTTTAATTAATTTATTAAAAGTTTTAGATAAATCTAAATATGATTTTAGATTTATCCCATTAAATGCTATACAAGAACAAGATGATTCATCATTATCCAATGATACTCAAAACTTTATTAAAAGTATAACAATAAATGAAAATGATTCATTTATTAATGATTCTATATTTATTGATATTGGTTCTTTAAATAGAGGTGAAATTTCAATTCGCCCTAAAAATGTAAAAAAATACATTTTATATACTACTACTGAAACAACTAGAATTGATCCATATTATTCAAATATCTTTAATAAGAAATTCGATGAAATATGGACTGCTAGTAGATTTAATAAAGCAACATTATATTCATCTGGAGTGGAAAAGCCTATTAAAATTTTACCACATGCTATTGATACTGATATTTATATTCCTGGTTTACCAGAATATAAGATTACTAATAAAAGGAAATTTAATTTTTTAATTAATATTGATTTTTCTTTTAGAAAAGGTATACATAAATTATTGCCAGCTTGGTTAGAAGTATTTAATTCTACAGATGATGTTGCATTAATAATGAAATTATCTGAGTTTGATTTTAAAGATTCATCTAGACCATTAAAAAGTTTAAATAATTTATTATTTCAATTTGAATATACTGAAAAAGATCATGCTCCAATTATAGTTATGAGTGATTTAATTAATGAGAAATATATACCAAATATGTATTCAATTTGTGATGTTTATATTGCTCCAACATTAGGTGAAGGTTTTGGTTTTCCAATAGCTGAAGCTATGTCTTGTGGTAAACCTACTATTACTAGTGGTTGTTCTGCCCCATTAGATTATGTTACTAATGATAATGGTTTTATTATTGATTTAGATGATACTAAAATGATATCTAAAATAGTAAACGAAGAAGGTTTATTAATGAGAGATCAAAGATATAAAGATCATTATCTTTATGATATCTCTGTTGAATCTTTATCATATCAATTAGAAGAAGCATATAATATGTCAAAAGAAGAATTAATAACTAAAGGAAGTATAGCTCGTAATGATATTATTGATAAATATTCATTACAATCTGTTGTGTCAATATTAACTCAACTATTAGAGGAATAAAATGAAATTAAATATTATAGGTACTACTGCTAAAGTAGGATTTGGTACTCATTGTAAAGGTATGCTTAAATCACTTGATAATATAGGTGTCGATATATCTTTTATGCCAATTGGTAATCTTGAAGAAGAAGATTCTGAATTATATAAAAAAATAACATCAAATCAATTCGATCCAGATGGTATATCATTATATATATTTCATGATGCATTTTTAACTCAAAGATTTAGTAAAACAGTAATAATGTTTTATGTATTTGAAACAACTATAATTTCTGATCATGTTAAGAATAAAATTGAAAATTATGTTGATATTCTTTTTACATCTACTGAAAAACATAAAGATATATTATTAAAAAATGGAATAACTAAACCTATTTATGTTATACATGAAGGTATAGATCCAGAATTATTTAATATTAATAATAATAAAAAATTAATTGAAACAAATAATTACACATATTTAATATTAGGTAAAAGTGAAAAACGTAAAAATACTAATAAAGTATTTGCATCATTCTTTGAAACTATGCAATATGAAAATGTAAGTTTAATAGCTCATACTTATAATCATAGACATGAAGCTAATATTATTTATAATTGGTTTGATTTTGATTTAAAAGATTTTGGTTATAGATTAATAGAAGATAATGATTTATATTTGAAATATTATAATTCATTTTCAACAATATATTTAACTAAACCTAAATTAACAGATGAGCAAATGACAGAATTATATAATTCTGCTAATATAGGACTATCTTATAGTTCAGCAGAAGGGTGGGGTTTACCTGAAATGGAAATGATGACTTGTGGAAAACCTGTTATAATAACAAATGTTTTAGGTCATAATGAATATATAAATAATATCCCAATTTATAAAGAATTAATAATAGAACCAATTGGAACAGAATTGGCTAAAGATATGGTTTATTTTGATGGATCAACTGGATATTGGTCTAAGTTAAATATTTCAGCATTAAAAGAAAAATTAATATATACTTATAAACATAATATAGGATCGATAAAATCGGAAATTTTATCAGATTATTTTAAAAATAATTTTAGTTGGCATAATGCCGCAATAACATTAAAACAAATACTCACAGAGGAGATTTAAATGAATGATCTTAATATTGAATTAGTAAAAGTTATCCAAGATAAACATATGGAAGTTAAATATAATGAAAAGTTTATTGTAATAAATAATAAACGAATACATATTGAGATGCAAGGAAAAATTAATTGTCCAGTATTAAATACTAAAATTTCATCTTTAACATGTAGTAAATTTATGGAACAAAAAGGTTGGCCTAGACATATTGATAATCATATTTGTGATAGAGCTAATTGTAAAATTTATAAATCTATACAAAAAAATATGGCAAATAGAAATGAAAATAAAACAAGAAAAAATAATAAAGAGACTAGATAAAATATTAAAAATATATGATACTAAAGTTGAAATGTTAAATGAGATGCACCAATTAGGTGCATCTCGACATATTTGTATGATTACTGAATTATTATTATTAAATAAATCATATAAATCAATACAAAAAACTTTATTATTTACAGATAATGCTTTTGAAATATTAATTGAAGAATTGAATACGTTTTTTATTAATTATAAACAACTTAGAAAACGATATAAAAAATTAAGAGGGTTTTAATAAACCCTCTTTTTAATTATTATTTAATTTCTACTTTAGTTATATTATCATCATGTTCTTTATTAAATAATGTTATAGATAATATACCATCTTTAAATTCAGATTGAATAGAACTTAAATCATATTTATCAGATATATTAAATTCTAATCTATAAGATTTGGTGTTTTTATTTTTATCTGGTAAATCTATAACTATCATATTATTATTTTTTATAACAAAAACCGATAATAAATCTTTATTAGCTCCAGCAAGATTAATTTTATAATTAATCTTATTATCTTGTTTATCATAATAAACAACATTAGTTTTATAATATTTAATACCTTCTTGTGGTATTATACGTATTGTATTTTGTGTATCAGGTTTTTTATCATAGATGTTATAAACATCATTAATAAAATCATACATAGTTCTAACCATTTAAAACTCCTTGGTTAAAAATATCCGAATTAACGGATAAGTGTTATATATTCGCTTAATATATAACAAAAAGTATGCCAATCTTTTAAATCAGCATACTTTAATAATTGATGTTTAAATTTTAATCTATATATGTTTTAACATAATACATTAAATTATTAATAAATTCATCATCTAAATTATAAATATATTTTAATTCTTGTAAATCATAAGGTCTATCATACCCTATACCAAATCTCATTTTAATAATATTTAAATATTCTATAGGAATATATTTTAATTCATTTAATATATTTGTTTGAAATTCTAATAATGCAGCAAATGTATTATCATTAGATAAATCATCTATATTATTAGTTGTGAAACTTGAATCACTCATAGAGTTTAATTCTATTAATGTTAATAATTGTATTATAATTTCTCTTTTTAATTCAATATTTCGATTTAATAATACATTTTGAATTTCTTCAACAGTAGGTTCAAAACCATTATTATTCATTGTCAATTCTTCTTTTATATCTGTTATATGTTTTATAAATCTAGCAATATTTCGATTAACTGATATAACTTTATTTTTCTTAATATAATCTATTAAACATTTTTTAACATAATGATATGCGAATGTTGTAAAATTAACACCACGATAAACATCGAATCTATCTATTGCTTCTATTATACCCATTTGTGCTTGTTGAAATAAATCATCAATAATATCACTATTATTTAATTTCTTACAATATGTTATTGCATATTTCATAGCAAAACCACCATTAGATAATATTAATATATTTCTCAAATTATCATATTCTTCTTGATTATCTGGTAGATTTTCTCGCAATACATGCAATGTTTTAAATCTTTCTAAATTTTCATTTTTAGAAGGAAAAGGATATTTTTTAATATATCTATTTAATTGTATTTTTAATCGAACGAAACTATCCATTAGTTAATCCTTTCAACATAATTAGCATATTTATTATTTCTTTTAAATAAATCAACTAATTTTTTATTGTTATCAATAAGAAAATCAACTGATGAATAATATGATTCATCTTTTATTTTATAATCCCAAATATATTCTGTTAAACCTACAGAATCAATATATCGTTTCATAGTAAGTAGTGATTCAGTTTTAGACCAAACGTTAATAAATTGACCTAAACCTATAAGATATTTAAATTCAGTGGCTAATGCTTCTGGATTACTATTTTTAATAATTTCGAAATCAATATAAGTTTTAAATTTAATTTGAAATTTATCTAATAATACTTCTTTTTCATCTGTTTTGTTTTCACTCATTATCTTCTCCTTGGTCTTTTAAACATAAGAGAACCAGCTCTTAATTTAGATAAAAGATATTTTCCTTTATCTTCCCATTTTTTAATAAGATTTATTAGACCGTGATATTCTACATGTGTCATCTCACCTTTAGCATTATTACATTTAGAACAACAATAAGCAAGATTAGTTTCAGTAGTATCACCTCCACGAGAAAGAGGTATTTTATGATCAACAGATAAATTAGTACGAGTTAATTTAACTCCACAATATTCACATTTACCTTTTAATTTTTCTTTAATTATTTCTGCATATTCAACACGTTTTGTTAAATAATTATATTTCTTTTTATATTTCTTGTGTCTTCTTTGAAAACCACCGATTAAACAATCAGCTTTCCATTTGAAGTAATCTGTTTTTTTATTATAAGCCATAATAAATCTCCCATGATATATTATATATAATATAACATAATTCACGGGAGATTGCAACAATTAATTTATACAAATCGAATTTATTTCTTCTTTAAGATTTTCATTTTCAGGACTTACACTCATAAATTCATGATCTTCATATATTCCGATAGTAGGAGTAAAAAATATTCTATTATATCTATTACCTTCTTCATCTTCAGAATAAATAACATCTAGATCTCCAAACTCATTATAAGTTTGTTGTAGTTCATTAATTAATTTAGATAATTTCATATTATTCTCCTTTTAAACCTAAAACCATATTTTGATTATTTATAATATCTTCAAGTGAATCAGCATCAGAATCATCTCTTAAAATTTTATATACTGGATGTAATAAAGAATAATTTCCTTCTTTATCTTGTGATAAACCATTACATTTAATTTCAACAATTGAGTTTAATAATTCATCTCGACTATTCCATATTAAATCACGTTTATCATCTTTTATTCCACTAGCATCTGCTTTTAATAAACCATCAGATGATTCACATTGCAATGAACCTAAAGTGTTAGCGTATTTAGTTCCTTTTTTACCAGGATTAAATCCTACTATCTTTAAATTTATAGTAAATTCTAATTTCATTTTAATTTGATATACTGGTTTTTTATTTTCCCATATACCTTTTAAAGATTTAACAATTACACCTTCTTCACCTTTATTTAAAAGTTCTTTAAAGTAAGTCATTATACCTTTATATGAATGTAAGAATTTATATTCAACTAATCTAATAACATCAGTTAAAACTGGCATAGATTTTTCTAAAATTTCTAATCGTTTTTTTCTTATTTTTTTCCAAGGCTTATTTTCTTTATAAAATTTATATGGTAAGAAATCCCAAACTGTAACATAAACTTTGTCAACTATTTTTTCAAAGTCACCATGTTTCTTTTTAAATTTTTCTAAATCTTTTTCAATATTTTCACCAGCTAATTCTTTTTCAGTTATTTTAATAATACTATTTAATATTCCATTAGCTTCATATCTAGAATAACCTTCTAACATTAATTCACCATTGAATACTATACCATCATCAATATTATTATTTTTTGCTAAATATATCGCAGTATATTTAGCAGTATTTATCAATTTTTTATTATTAATAAATGATGGTTTTCCTTGTCTAGATACCATTTCTACAATATTATCATGAACAATAATATTAACATATCTACCATCCATTTTAACATCTACTTCAACCATATCATTATCTTTTATAACATTTAATATTTTTTCTTTATCAAACGTTACAGCACCCATATATGGTGTAACAGGTATAAGATTAGGAATAGCTTTATTAATAGTTGATATATTACAATCTAATTTTAAATTACGATCTAAAATTCTTTTAATAACAACTTCGTCGTCATGATCTAATTTAGCTAACATATATCTAACTTGATCTATTGCTTTATTACCAACATATTTTCTATTAGATATATCTTCTAATAAATCTAAACCATTTAGTAATTCATATTCACCAGTAGATTTAATATCTATATCAACATCTTTAATTCGATATATATAATTTGGATCATATGCTAGTTTTAATACTCTAATAAATAATTTATTAGATTTATATTTTTTAATTAATTCTATTTTTTTATTTTTACTATTTTCTTCTGATATAATATTTAATATATCTAATATATTCATTATAAAATCCTTTCAATAAATGCTTTACATTTATTTTTAGTTATATAAATTTTTTTATCATTTTCATTTATTAATATAAACATATAGTCTCCTAAAATTTATCATGAATATGAGTAACACGTACAAATGTAGCACATTTACCAAAGTCTTTTATATCACCAGCACCAATATAGGTTCCAGTAGAACGAAGTCCACCTAATAAATCTTTTATAATATTATTAACAGATCCTTGATATTGTACAGTTGTTACTATTCCTTCAGATGCACGATAATCTTTTTTACCACCAAAATGTTGTTCTTGAGCATAATCAGAACTCATACCATAAAATACCATTTTTTGTTCAGTAATAATTTCATTTACCCATTTCCCATCTATCCATGTCATCGTTGGTAATTTAACATCTTCAGAAGATATTTCACCTTCTTGTTCATCTGTACCAGCAAACATACCACCTAACATTACCATGTCTGCATTAGCACAGAATGCTTTTGCCACATCACCAGGAGTTCGCATGCCTCCGTCCAATATAATACCCCCACCAAGACCATGGGCAGCATCTGCACATTCAATAGCAGCAGAAAGTTGAGGATACCCAACTCCAGTTTGTTTACGAGTAGTACATACTGAACCAGGTCCAATTCCAATTTTAACATAATCAGCTCCAGCTATAATTAATTCTTCTGTCATTTCAGGTGTTGCAACATTTCCAGCTATAATAACATGATGTGAAAAATGTGATCTGACTTTTTTAACAAAGTCAGCAAAATTTTGAGTATAACCATTAGCTATATCAATAACAATTTTAAGATGTTTTAAATCTTTAGAATTATTAGCATATATCTCATGTGCAAAATCACATAATGAATAAAATTCATCATCATTCATTCCAATTGTATAAAATCCATATTTTAATATATCTGAATTTTTTTTATATTCTTCTAACCATTGTTTATTATTATGTTTAGCAACTGCTACAAACATTTGTTCTTCTTTAAATGCTTTAACCATGGCAAATGAACCAGTAGCCATATTAGCTGCCATAATTGGTACACCTGAAAATTGATCACCATATTTTGGTTTAAATGTTTTAATAAGATTAACTTCTTTCCGACTAGATAAAGTTGATCTTTTTGGTTTTATAAGTACATCTGAAAAATCTAATTTTATATCATTTTCAATTATCATAATCAATCCTTAATCGTTAAATTTATGAAATTCTTCTGTTGGCATCATTAAACAATCTTCTGAGTTTTCTGATATAAAAATAGTAGTACCTATTCTTAAATCTCTTTTTTCTGGTAAAAACTCACAACCATATTCAGTTAACCATTTAATTATATCTTCATAATTACTTGTATCTGTAACATCATGATAATATAATTTTAATCCAAATGCATTAACTAATTTAAATATTTTACTCATCAAGCTCCTCATATGTTTTAAAAAAGATATCAGGTTTACATGCATAAAATTCACCATTTATACCTTTAATAATATAATCATTTTCAGTTGCTTTCATTGGGCCTTCTAAAGTATCTATAGTACATATTGCTAAACAATTTATACATTTAGGTATTAATAATGTATGAGCTACATTATTAGTAAATGTTTTTATTTCATTCCAATTATCTCTAGTAAATTGAACTGCTTCAATTTTAATCGGTTTCTTCTGATAATGTTTTATCATATTCTTCATCCAATCGTTGATGATAACCTAATAATATACCAAATGAAAATCCAATAGAAATACCTATTAATAGACATCCAATAATTATTCCAGGTAATAGTATATTCATAATTATTTCCTTATCATTTTATCTATTTCATCCATCATTTTATTATAATTTTCGACATCATGTGGAAATGTACATGAACTACAATCTTTATAACCAGATGGAAGATATTTTGCATCACCATTTAAAATTCCAGGACAATCTGTTTTAGTTTGTAATGGACAATAACAAAATAAACAATTTAAAACCTTACCATTCATATCATGACAAGGATAATATTCGCAATTTTTATTAGTAAAAAATTGATAATGTTTTACTATCATAATATATTAGTCCCAGTTATTATAGTATAGACTGTGACCCAATTGATAAGATTTAATGGTGGAACTTTTTTAGTTTTATTATAATATTCACAACATTCTTGAGGTGTCATATTTATACCTCATCATTTAATGTTATTACTATATCTTTATTAAAATATATTTTAGTTAATCTTTTAATTTCAGTAATATCCATATTATAAATATCACCAAAAGAAAATCCAGATTTTTCTGCTAATAATATACAAAATTCTTCTACATTCATAGTATATCCTTTATATTTTGTTCAAATTTCATATCACATTTACAGCAATGATAATATATTTTTTTATTACATTTATGTACTATTCTAATTTGATGTTTATGTTCTTTATTTTTCCAATATTCAAATTTTTTCATTTCATCAGATGTAAATGATTCTTCAAAATATCCTCTACCTTCTGTTCTACAATAACAAGGATATAAAGATAATTGTTTACTCATATATATTCCTTATTTTACATTCATAAAAATAGGGAGGATTACTCCTCCCATTTATTTAAATTGAACTAACTTCACAAGCTCCGCCTGAGCAAGCAAGTTCACCACTTAAATCGGTATTATCTTGTGTTTCAATTATATCATTAATATTAAAATCCTTAATAGCATTATTTAATTTAGAAATTAAATCAGCATATTTAGCTTTTGATATATCTTCAAATGGCATTTGTGGATAAGTACCACCATCTAAAGGAAGAACTGAAATACCATGATAATGTTTTCTATTTTCCCACATCCAATTACCAACTTCTTCCCATTGATTTTTATCAATAGAAACAGTAACTGAAACATTATGAGTATTAGCACCTTCTTTATGACCAGCTTTAATCCATTTATCGTGTACTAATTTAGTTCGTTCTAAAAGATCAATTGGACTTTCATTTCTAAAAATAGCACCTTCAGGAGCAGCAATTGGTACTGTTAATACTGCTGTTGTATTAGGTGAGAAATAATCATCTTCTAAAAATTCTTTTGGAAGTAATTCAGAAAGATATTTATAAATTGCTTCATCTTTATTAATTCGCATACGACGCACATAATAAGGAGCATGCCATGCATGTATACCAGATGAAGTTTTACCAACTAAACTAGCAGTTCCACTAGGTTTTACTGTTGTTATTCTTTTACCTGTATTAATACTAATTAATTCAGCAATTCTTTCATTTTCTTTTACAGCTTCTTTACCAGCTTCTTCCATATCTAATTTAAGTACATCACCAGAAGCAATACCTGTCATCGAAACACCTAATAAGGCATCATTATCAGCATTTTCTTTCCAATCAGATCTTAGATAATGAAAGTTAGTATAACCAGCTTGCAATGTACCTAAAAATGCAGCAGCACGAGCTCTAGCATTATATTCTTCTTGAGAATCAATTCCAGATGCGATAATTTCTGTCAAATTACAATATCCTTTTGATTGTAAACTTATTTCCTATGAGCAGATAAACTAATATCTGACATTTCGACTATATCTTCAACTTTATATAACATACATTTTGGTATATCAGATAAAAATGGTTTAATAAAATTATAAAAAAACTTTAAATCGTTTTCTTTACCTTTACATATAATAGATGTTCCATCTTCTCTAGCATCTATATCAAATGTTTTTAAAACATCAATAGCTTTTAATCTAAGTTTTTTATCACGTTTACAACATATTGAAATATTTTGATTATATGAACCATCATCTAAAAACCATAGTAACCAACCAAAATTGGTTAATTTAGTAATAGCTTCTAATTCAGATATAATATCTATATTTCCTAATGGTGTATAATAATCTCCATAAATGTGACCTTGTTTATGTGTTCTTATATTAACAATTGAACTAGTTTTAGGATATGCTTTATTTAACATAGAAACTTTCCATTTTAAATATGGAATTTGTTTTTCTCCATGTATAATGCGTAATCCATGACTTTTCTTATTATAAGAACCATCTCCCAATAATTGAGAATAAATAATACTTCTATTATCTTCTCTAATAGGTACATAATTTGTATCTAATTTTTCACTTAAAATTTTTAATCTAGCTTTTTTAAAAGTAGATACTGAGAAATATCTATCAAATATACCTTTAGTTAAGTTATTAGGTAAATTTAAAGTTTCAAAAAACATTTTACTATTTGATGATTCTAAAAGTATTTCAATTATTTCTTGTCTACTAGGAAATATATTTTTTATAATATATTCTCTTGGTGACATTTTAAAAATACTTTTAAATCTATTATAAATAGTTTTTTCACATACAGAATATTTATTTGTTAAATATTCTATTTTAGTAGCAAAATAAGAATAGTCTTTCTTATTAATTGCTTCTTGTATAATTTTATTAAAATCATTTATCATTTTTATACCTCACATTATTATATAAAGTGCTTCGCACTATTAGTCTGTGAACCTTCCTAATTTATAATTAGGCTTGGCTGCTGATTGTCCAACGCTTTCGCTTTAACAGAGTCCCAGCAGTTCACGAAGTTTTTTAACTTAGATCACTCTAAGCAGCTGCCAAATAATTCAAACAGCAAGGATTAGATCCTAATTCTTTATCATTAGTCCAATAAATACCAGGTTCACCAGCACCAGATGCTTTTACTTGTTTCCATATTTTATCAAATATATTTCTATCAACTTTATCATATTCAAGAACAATTGAATTATTTGCTCGACCTCTTTGTGGTTCAAAAATATACCAAGGTAATTTTTTTGATTCTTGATACTCAGTATATTGTGATTTAGAAATAAAAACTTCTTTTCTAACTCCATTATAAGAACCTTCAAGAATTACCATGTCTCCTTCAAATCTAGGAGCCATAGTAGTTTCAAAATTAATATAACCTTTACAGTTTAACATTTCATTATCTTCAAGTGAAAATAAAGATATTAAAGCCGAACGTCTAATACCACCAGCTAATACTGCATCTGATATATAACATAATATGTCATGTACTTCTAACGGTGTTAAGTTAGTTTCACCTCGTGTTTCTATAATTTTATCTAATTTTTCTGATACGATATCAATACATTCTTTTAATGGTTCTGGTCCAGGTGCTTTACCACCTGCTGTAACTAATTCAGTTCCTTTTGCTCTAATATCAGAATAATCAAAAACAATTCTTGATGAACCTTTAAAATATGATTTCATTAACATTTTAATTGACTCAGCCCAACCTTCTATTGAATCTCCAATAAGATATCTTTTATGTTTTTTAGAAGATGGCGCTTTAACTGTAGGTAATTTTTCTACATGATGTTGTTGTACACTAAATCCAACACCAGATCCACCAAGTAAATTAAACATAGTTTCATTAAATACAGATGGATGATCAGCAGCAACATATGCACAATTATAAATTCGGTTTGGTGCTACTTCAATTGCTCTTCCAGCAAATTGTAAGCTTCTCATACTTGGAAATATTTTTTTTGGTATTACAAATTTTCCATATAATTCATATATTTCATCTGCAATATTAGGATATCGTTTTGCATGCATATCAGCGTTTCTTTGACAAATCTCAATCCAGTTTTCTCGTCGTTGTAATGATTTATTATATTTAGCATATTTACTATAAATCACAATCTGTGATAAAAATTCTTTTGAATCCATTAAACCTCCATAATAAAGATAAAAAAAGGAACTTTTGTTCCTTATATTTTGAGTGAGTATTTTATAGTATACATTATATTTTATGTTTTTGCTGAATTATTTTTTGCTGTATACTACCATTTAATTGTGTGTCTAATTTTAACATTATTTTTTTTAAATTATCTAATTCGTTTTTAATATTATTATAATCTTCTTTTAATTTAATATTTTCTTGTAATATTATTTTTAATTCTGCACCTGATAATTCATAATCTGGTTCAAATACAAAATGAGCATTATCATTTATATATATTTGTTGAGTATATTCATTATTAAAAGCTGCTATATAACTTGGATTACTAATATATATTGAAGATAATAAATTATCATCTTGAGTTACTCTAATTTCACCACTTGGTATTATTTGTGAATTATCTATTTGTGGATTTCTAATATTCATATTTAATCCTTTATTAAATTATCTAAATTTCCATTACGCCATGTATCACAAAGTGTATAACCTTCTGATCTTTCAGTTTCATATTGTAAAACATAACCACCAGATGAAGGAATAATATTTTTTAATATAATATAATTTTTGGATTTAATTGAATGGATACCTCTTTTAGTACCAGGAATATAAATTCGATTATGGCAATTAGGACATAAAGTGACAAGATTAAATTTATTATTCTTGCCACCTTGTGATTTTGGAATTATATGGTGAAAATGTATTTGATGTTTATCTAATGTTGTATAAACACAACCAGGTGCTTCACATTTATATACTGTTAATTCTTTCATCTAAATCTTCCCAAGGAATAAATAAAATTATACGTTGATCTTTTTCATGCATTACAAATTGAGCTCTATCTAAAATATTTTTTTCTTCTTTTGTTTCAGGAATTAACTTTACAAAATCTTCATAATCATTATCTTTATCAATATAATTTTCATCTTCATAATAATAATTAAAAGATATATATTCATTATCATCTATAGGAACATTTAAATAATAAGTAGTAGAATCAGGATATACATATTTATAAATTGTATTAATTATTAATTTTGGAAATTTTCCATCATAATCATAATGTGCAGATTGAATAATTTTATTATTTTTTATTTTAAGTTTCATAATATATCCTAATGAATATGATAATCGTATAAGTTATTAATAACTCGATCATAATCTAAATGAACTTTTTTAAACATAAATCTAAATCGATGCCACCAAGCACCAGGTAATTGCATAAGTTTAGAATTATAAGGATGTTCATAACCCATTTCAATAGGTGGAACATCACATACTATATCATGTGTAAAAAATACTCGCAGATAATCGATTGAATTATTTACCAAATATTCAGCAAGATTTCTATCAGCTATTCTAGGTTGACCATATGTTGTAACATATAATGTTAAATGATCAGCATAGTTATTTAATTTTAACAAAGTAGCAGCCATTAATGCTAACGCTCCACCTCTAGAATGACCTATAAAATTATTATCTTTTGCTGTATTTAATTTTTCTTTAATTAAATCTATTAATTTAATAGATTTTTTATTTTTAGTATTATATTTATATAAATCTAATAAAGATAAATAAAAACCTTGATGAAATTTAATATCATTAATATTAATTCCTATAGCATCAAAATTATTAAGCCAATCTATAACATCATTAGATCCAAGAAATATAAAATTTATTTCTTTAGAATTTTCTGCGATATACATCACATCATTTCCTATAACGTATCTTTTAAAATGATATACATTATTTCTTTGATTTTTTAAATGTAATTTGATAGTTGCAGCATGTGCTCCATCTGTATACATTTTTTGGGCAAAATGATAAAGTTGCCAATGATTAAATGTTCTATCTAATTTATTCATTTAATTCCTCATATTTATTTGATTTTTTAAGATTATCTTCAGCAGATAATATTTGCATATTAGTATAGTGAAAACATTTTTCTTGTTCTTCAGGTTTTGACAAATCAAACATTGAACAAGGTTTAATATGATCAATATGATATTCTTGTCCAGAATAATTATGTATATCAAAATCTAAGTATCCATTATCAATTGCTGTTTGTTGTAAATGATTTTTAAATTCTTCTATAAAACAACCTAATAATTTCATTGTTGATTTAGATTTAATATTATTTTTTAAAGTTTGGTTTATTCTTTGTCGTAATCTATTACCTATAAGTATATTAACATTGTTTTTTCTTTTATTCATTTCATTACTATAACCATATTTTTTTCTAAATTTCATTTTATAAAAATATGATTCATTATATACACATTGTTTACATTTCTTTGAAATATTAAAATATCTATAACGTGTATGCTTTGAATAAAAAAAATTATTTAATGATTTAATCTCCTTACATTGTTTACATTTAGCACCATTATGTTTTATGAAATTAATTCTATCTATTACATAATTTGGAAAATTTTGTTTTATTCTATATTTAACTTTACTAAGTTTAGATATATCATTAATATTGTAATACTCTCTTATAGCTGCAGTTAATGTTGAATATTTAAGTGTTATAAATAATTGATATATATTATATAAATCTTCTTTTTTAAATGTTTCATTATACATAATATACTCCTAATGTTTTCTAAAAGCTATATTATATTTTTTGTCTACCATACATAAATTACAAGATTTACAACTACCAGGACATAATTTATATCCTTCTGGTATTTCTTCATTTTTATCTAATATAGTTGTCATACCATTATTACCTTTATTATGTCCAGAACCTTTAACTAAAAAAGATACATTTTTAAAATTAAGATCTTTTCTAGATGTATAACCATAAACTACAATTCCAAAATTTCTTAATTTTTTAGCAATAACATCTAGTTTTTTAATATCATGTTGATCCCAAAAATCTCCAGCTTCATTAAATCTAATATATTTAATAGGTATACTAGATTTTTTATCAGCTATTTTTTTAATAATATCATTAGATATAGTAGTAGCTGAATTATTTCTCCAATAATTAAATTGTCTTTGTCGATAAGGTTCAACTTGTTTATATAATTGTTCTGCTTTTAAAGCATAACATTTAGCACCATTTTTAACAGCATTACACATTCCAAGTTCTTTACTTGGACAATTAGTAGCTGATCCCATATTTAAAATTAAAGTATTTTTACCAAGTTTAGTATTACCTATTGATATTTCTAATATATTTGAATCATTTGTAACTAATGCCATTTTTTTTAAAAGTTTATTTATTTTTTGTAATTTATTCATTTTATTTTTCCTTATATAATTCTTTTAATTTTGATATTATATCTAAAATTTCAATTAATTTTTTATGTATTTTCATAGATAGTATTTTTTTTATTATTTTTATATGTTTAAATAATTTAAATACTTTAAATATAGGTAATAATAATATAATATCAAACCAATAATTTTTAAAAAAATCTTTTTTATTATTATATATAATAAAAAGATATATTAATTCTATTATATAATAGAATGAAATAATATATAAAATATTATGTATAATATTATTTTTAAATTTAAATGATAAAAAAAATACTATTACCCATATTATAAATATTATATATTTGATAATTTTATTAAATTTTAAATTCATTACAATTTATTATTTTTATAGTTATATTTAATTTTTTTATTTTATTTACATATTTTAACATTTTAGCTTTATTAAAATCATGTTTAGTAAAACATAATAAAAATATACCTGGTTTTTTTCCAGTAAATGTACTATATGCTAATGCTTGACCGATTGCTTCATACCATTTACAAGCAAAATCTACTTCATATGCATGCGACTTTGTAATTATATCAACACTTAATCCATTATCTAATTTATATTCAATTTTACCATTAATAATATCAGCTAATTTGATCTGATATTGTTGTTCTGATAATTCTTTTTTTTTAGTATTATTAATAATCATAATTAAATCTCATAATATTTTAATACTTTAATTAATTCTTTTTTTAATTCGCAAATATCGTTAATAGAAGTGATAGAATGTTTAGTTTCATTTCTATTTTCATCAAATGTACCAATATACATTTTAGATGATTCTAAATATAATCTAGCAAGTGGTTTTCTATTATTATCATCTAATAATATACCACAATATTTTATTTTATCTCTTAAAATAATTCTAGAAGGATTAATTTTTGAAGATAATAATCCAATAATTATTCCATATGAAATCAATTCTTCATCAGTTGTTTGTATTCTAACTTCTGATTCTTGTTGTACTTCAATTTCATCTATTTCTTCTTCTGCTATAATTCCTTCTATATTATTAATATTATCAGTATTTTTTTTAAAAAGTTTTTTAAAAATCTCCATTTAATTCTCCTTTACCAACTACTGATATAATACAATGTATCTATTTCAAAATTTACTGGTTCTATAATACCATCTCCAAATGTTTCTTGTAATTCTTCACCATTTAAAATTTTATATATTTTATCATAAGTATTTACAATATCTTCAATAAAATATTCATCTATATCTGTTGAACCAAAAAAGAATCCAGCAGTTGGTGGTAAATTTTCATTTATATAATCCAAATCATCTGAATTATCTTTTATATATTTTAATATATCTAATAATGTTTCAAGAATATCTCTTGTTAATTTATAATAATTACAGTCATCAATATTATCTTGTACATTTCTAACAAACCAATTATGTAATGCATTGAATTTTCGCCAATAAGCTATTTCTTCAAGATCATCATAATTGGGTTCAGATTTATTAGTTTGTTGATGTTCACGATACATCATCATATCTAAACCCATATTATCTCCTTATTCAAAATCATGATTAACTTTATCTAATTTAACTTTATCTGGAATATCATCTAAACCAATATCGATAAATAAAGATTGTTGTTTAACACGAGAGATGTTAAATTTATTTAACATCTTATCTATTTGTTTATTATAATAACTAATATCTATTTCAGATATGTCCTTAGCTAATTTAATAAATTTATAATTTTCACCAGTTTTTTTCTCATAAAACTTTTTAAATTTTGGATCAGTTAAAGGTTTACACGTAATAATGTAAGGAATAGTTGTATCAACTGCAGGTTTAGAATGAGTAAGATGTTCATATTGAGCTGCTAAAAATGCAACTTGACCAGTTTTATCATCGTATTCATCTAAATCTTTATTTAATCTAATCCTATATTCAAAATCCTTTAATTCTAATCCAGTAAAATCATATGCTTCTCTAATAACTTCTTCCATTGGTTTATTATTAAACCAATATTCAATAGCTAAATCACGAGCCCTATCTTGTACATAACAATTACGAGATGATTTTAATGAAGATCCATGTAAGTGAGTATGTCCTTCAATTTCAACAACATAATTTTTCATAGCACAAAAATAAGCTGGTCCTACAATATCTAGTTCCATTTGCATATAATTTTCATCAATACCAAATTGATTAATCATTAATTGATCTAACCATTTATTAGTTTCTTCTTCAGAAATCCATTTATCAATAGCAAGACCATCAGTATTATGTAAAACTATATTACCTAATGCTGTAACAAAAGTTCCATCATCAGTTGATATATCATAAACATATGTATCATTTTTATTAGATATTATTATATTATTTTTAATAACTAAACCATTAGAATAATCTTCATCATTATATCTAACACATCTATATGTATTACCATTATTAACTAAATATATTTTACAATCATTAAATATAAATTGTATACCAGCAGCTAATGTTTTAGATGAGGTATCAATATATCTATTTTTACGCATACTATAAGGTTTAATTGCATACGTTGAATCAGCTAATAAACCACCAATAAATGCATCACCTTTTTCGACATTGTTTATAATATCAATAGGCACTTTACTATATCCATTTTTTGTATATAATTTTTTAATTAAAAACTCATATATTTTAAAACTATTTTTACCCCAAGGTATAAGTTCATAATGATTTCTAAATTCTGTTGTTCTAAATCTACATTCAAATTTTGAACCAATATATAAATTTAGTAATTTAACAATGTTTGTTTTTATATGTTTATATTTTTTACTTAAAATTAATTTTGTTTTTAAAGTTCTAAATCTAGTTTTATATGTATCTATTTTAATATTATTAAGTAAAAATCCATATAACCATGCTAATTCATTATTTATAAAATTATTATTTGGTATATAAAAATAATCAGTTAATTCAATATGACTTTTATTTACGATAATATCTTTTGGTGTTAATTCTTCTTCATTATTATTAAATAAAGAATGATCTTCTGTTATATCAACAAAACCATTTTTTATTCTAGTTCTATATATATTTTTTGATACTTCATGTCGTTTCGTATAATTAATATCAGCCCAACCATGTCTAGTTAAAGCTTTAATAGGTTCAACTACTTCATAATTTTTAGCATCACCTCTATGTATATCTTCAATAGGAATTATATCTACCATATTCATAAATTTATTTTTAACCCAAATAGGAGTATCACCAGTTACACTATCGAGTTCTACTAATTCATCTTCGTATTTAACAATAGTTTTACCAGTAGTATATCTACACATTGCTGTAATAGTTGCACCAGTTATAGTATCACCATATGTTGAACTTTTTAAACCTTGAATACCATAAATAGAATTCAAAATAATTTTAATAGCAAGCTGTTGAGAATCAAGCATAGGAACTAATTCAGGATTAGTTTTAGCTGCTTCTTTCATCTCTTTTTTAATAGCTTTACGTTCAGCCCAAAGCATCTTAATTTCTTTTTTAAGAATACCTTCAATATCATTTCTAACACGAACTACGAGATCTACACCAAAGTTTTTATCTGGAAATGAATGCCAATCATATTTAGCAGTCTTTTTAAATTTGTATTTACCAGTATAAGGTCTAACTTCAATTAATTTAGTTGTATCAGGTCCTAAATTAAAAGTACATATAGCAGAAGGATACATAGATGTAAAGTCAAGTTTATATGTATCTTCAAATTTACCATATTTATATAAACCAACGAGTGCACCTTGATATTTTAATTCTTTATTATCATATTTTCTAAATTGATATCTAGTACCAGTTCTAGAATTATATTTACTAAAATTAGTTTCAGTAGATATAAGTTTATTTTTATAAAAGTTACGAGCTAAAAATATTTTAGGTATAAAAGATGGATAACTATTCATAGTATCATTTAAAGATACTTGAACTTTTTCAGCAAGTGTTATATCATTTCTAATATAAACAGCACCTACATGTTCAGTTCTAATAACATCTGCTTTTTGATATGACCATAATAAATCTGGATTTTCAGTTCTAACTTTTTCAGTATTTCTAATAGCATCTTCAAGTTCAACATCAGCATCTTTATCAAGTGGTACTTTATAATGTCGTGCTAATGTTTTTAATGATTTATTTTTAAGACCATATAATGATTGATCTTTAAGAACTTTAAGATACATATCATAATGTATTCTACCATTAATAAATATTTGACCTCTGTCATTTATAAATGGAGATTTATTTTCTCGAGCAAAACCTTGCATAGATACTTTTCTAATTTTACATCGATTATAAAAATAAGGAAAGTCAAATATTTCTGAGTTATATCCAGCTAATATATCAACATCCCATTTTCTCATAGCTTCTACAAAATCTTGTAGAATAAATAAATCTGTTTTATCTTCGTCATAATTATTAAGTAATGTATAATTTAACTTTTCCTTTGATCCATCAGGATGATAATCCCAAATAGAAAATCCTATACAAATAATAGGTTGTTTTTCTGGTTTTGGGAATACATCATCACCAACAGTTCTAGTCTCAATATCCCAGAACATTATTCTAATTTTTTCTTCATGAGGAAATTTTAAAATAAAATCTGGATCACTAATATATAATTGTTCGACATAACTATTATTATAAATTTGATTTATTTTATCTTTATGTCTATCAAGAAATTCTCGTTGTTGAGCCGTATCATTAAATACGACTCTTTTATAATTAGTTAATTCATCATCTGGGATTTTAGTCCATTTTTCAATAGCTTTATTTGAGACAGAAACTTCTGGAAAAGCTGACTCTTCCAGAAGATTAAAAGGTTTAAAAGGAAAATTTGTATATACAAATTTATTATTATGAAAGATCCTCAGATTCGTTTTCGTTGCTTTCAACAGTAGCGGTACTTTCATTTTCAGCTTCCTCTTGTTTTTGCATATAAGTGTTTAGTCTTTCTGTAAGACTTCTAATATCATCATTGTCTATTGATTTACCAATATTAGTGATAATACTAATTGTGTCATTAGAAATGGTATCCAATTCATCTAAGATATTTTTATTATCTTTATAATCATTTAGCAATTTAGCATTAACAATCATTTTAGATAGAATATCAAATAGTTCATTGAATCCCATACTAGTAGCAGCAAGAAGTGCACTTGTAATTTGATCATCATTAAGATCTTTTGTTTCTAATTCATTGATAACATTTTCATAAATTTCACCAATTTTTGGGTTTTCTGATACACTATGATACATAGTATTGTTGTTTTTACTCATCTTTTAATTCCTTTAGTTTAAGTAAGATATTAACCAATTCATCATTTAAATCAGTTGTAATATTATTAACAGATTGTTCAATATATTTTCTAGATAATGTCATAGATATTTTAGCAAGATCGTCATAATCAAGATTAGAATCTTTAATTATTTTTTCAATTGCTAAAATTAATTTATAAGAATATTCTAATTGCCCAATTGCATTAGTCAATAATTGTAAACTCATTGCATATGTAGTTCCAATCATATCTTTTTGCGTTTCTTCATCAGGTAATATACCTTCATCGTTAACAAATTGCGATTTAAATAAATTATAATATTCATCAAATTCAGTTCTAACTTTTTCACCCAGAGTAGAATAATCGACATTTTTTAAATTTTCAATAATGTCATCTATCTCAACAGGTTCTGTTACGTCTATCATATAATATCCTTTATATTAAAGCCCAATCTCGAATATTCTTAGAATATTTAAGTTTCTTTTTATTAGTATTTAGTTCTCGTAAAATCGCTTCATCTGATATAGAATCATATCCTATACATTTAAATCTTTTACCAGTTTTAACATTAAAATAATCTTGTCCTTTATGAAAATTTGCATGTGTTAAAATTAATCTTTTATGAGAATCATATTTAGCATTTGTTCTATATAAAATAAAATCTTCACCTATATTATCTCTTAATTTTTCAACTAATTTTCTAGAATTAGTTAATAAATAAATTTCATCAAATAAAATTTCACGTCCAGTTTCATCATTTAATGTTACATAATCGAAATGTGATACAGTAAATTCCATATTAGTGCTCCTATTATAAATACTATTTAATGATATGTAATCTTTCAAAACTAAGAGTTTCTCTTAGTTCTTCAATCATATCATTTATATATACATTATTTTTATATAAAGTATTCTCTTTATCTATCATTAATTTAATAATATTAACTAAATGTATTACAACACCTTCTGTCAATATTAAATCATTAATATCAGATTTAGCATGAGTAACTGTTATATAATATAGTATATATAAAATTGAATCAATTTTCAAGTTATTTTCATAATTATTCGATATTATATATTTTATAATAGAATTATAGATATAACTGTAAGGTAAAGCATTTACGATTTTTGATTTATTATTAATTTTAGATTTTAATAAACATATTTTATTATCATCTATTAAAATATTAAAATTATTATTATTTAATTCAGTAGAATATGTAGATAGAATCAAATCTAAATCAATATCATTAATAATAGTTATCCCAGAATTTTTTAAAAAAATTGATCTAGGATAACCATAATCTGCTATAAAATCAATTAATGAACTAATGTTCATTATTAACCACCAATTAATTGATTCATAATAGTAATAGTTTTTGCATCCTGAAGTTCATCTTCTAATACAAAATCTTTCATATAAGGTGAACCATTAATATAAATTGTCTTATTATTTCTTTTTTCAGAATTAATAAAATCAATTGCTTCTTTTAAATCGTAATCTTTTACAACTGGGCCATTTGTATCAATCATTTCGATTGTAATTTTTTTGTTACTCATTATTCATCTCCTAATATAATTAAAATGTCAGACTCATCCATTATTAAATATTTTTTATCTCTTAATTCAATTTCAGTTCCAGCATACTTCCCATGTAATACTGTATCACCTATTACTGCGGTCATATCATAATCAGATGTACCTGGACCAGTAGCAATCACTTTTGCTAATTGTGGTCTATCTTGAGCTTGATCTGGAATATAAATTCCACCTTTAGTAATTGTTTCTTTTTCGATAGGTTCTAATAAAATTTTAGAACCTAATAATGTTACATTTTTCATAAATTAACCTTTATTTAATTCATCTTCTAAATTATAAATTGAACTAGCAATTACACTATCATTTTTAAGTGAAAGAAGTTTAGATACAACTGTATCATAACCAACCGTTGATTTCATTTTTGATTGATCAATCATACATATATATGTACCATTAATATATATTTCTTTATCTGTTTCAGCAACAATATTATCTAATTCTGGATTCATAAAAACAAATGATTCTTTTAAATTATATGCTATAACATAATTTTTACCAGATAATCCTGTAACTTTAATACCATCATATTCAACTTTATTTTGTTTATCAAAATATTTCACATAATTACAATCTAAATCTTCAACTTTTTTAGTTAAAAATTCTTTCGATTTATCAATATATAATTGATATGATTTATCAATCATAATTTTATATTTAATATAATCAAATTTAGTTTCACATGATTTAAATACATGATTATTAATATATTCCATATTGCTAATTGATGATCTGTAACTACTATCTCTAGTTTTTAATATACAAATATTATATAATGTATTAAATACTTTTTTGCCTTTAATTTTAATATCAACACCATCAATATTCATTTCATATATATTTGTTTTATCAGTTGTTTTAAATTTAAAATAATTTTTATCTATAAAATAACCTGAACTTAAACCAATAAATACTGACAAACCTTTTTTTGTAATATTATCAATGAATAATTGAGCAGATGCTTGTGAATTATAACATGACATTTCTTTTAATACATTTATAATTTCATTTTTATTAATTCGTTTTTCATTAATATATGTAAAATTACTACCATTCTTATATAATTCAATTTTAATATTTACTGTATTATTAAACTCAATAAATATATCACGTGATTCTTTAGTATAAGTAATTACCGATTCCAGATGATTAAATATTTTTCTAGTTAATTGTTCAATTATTTCATCTTCATTTGTTTGTTTTCTAAAATATAATACCATATATTCATTTGCTAATGTATATAATCTTTCTTTTAATGATTCATCATTAAATTGAATAGCAAAATCGTTATATGAAATTTTACCTTTTTCATGTTCATATAAAATATCATCTGTAATTTTAACATCATCACCAGTTGATTTTTGTTTTTTAATTACATATAAATATTCATTAGATAAATTCTTTAAACCTTTTAAAACATCTTTAAAAGTATGTTTATATTTATGTGAAGGTAAATATGTGCTTAAACGTAATGTTTTATCTGAACCTTCAAAATATAAATTATCTATTTTAATATTTTCACTCAAAATTTTATTTAGAGATTTATCTATAACTTCTTCGATATCAAAAGTATGAACTTTTGGATCAGATGTAATAGTAGTAAATTGAAATTTACTACCATCACCAAATGAAATTATATATCTACCTTCATCTAAATAATTAAAAGGTACACCTCTAAAAAGAACATTAACATAATTAATAGAATTTAACATAATAAAATCATTAGCATTATGATATAAGTCCATTGTATCAGAACTATTATTAGTTGCTTTATCAGAATGTACAGATTTAACAATACGTTCAGAATCAGGATCTTTAAAATATGATGTTACCATACAATATCTTTTATTTTCAATATTAAATATTTTATCTATTTTAGATATTATTAATATATTATCAGTTCTATAAGAATCAGTAGAAGGATTATTTAAATTAATATCTATAAATTCTAATGGATTTACAAATGATAATTTTAATTTTTTCGCAGTATTATTAAATTTTTTAATAATATTATTTTTAATTTCAAGTTCTTTATTAAAAGTAAATTTAGCTAAATTTGTTAAAGTATCATTACTTATAATATCATCATTATATTTATCCATTAAGTCTTTAAGTTCATATACTTTTTGTTTATTAATTTTATAACTTAAAGTTGTTTTAGTAATCATTAATGTTACTATTTCATTTATAGTTAATGGTGAATTTTCTGATATTTCTGTAATAAATTCATATAAATTTTCAGTTGATGTTTGTTCTAATTTATAATTAAATCCAGTATCAATAGCTTTAGTTTTTTCAATAATAAATCCGAAATTATATGAATAAGTATCTTCTGTATATGATATAATTAAAATTAAATAACTTTTCTTTTTTATATCAATTGAAAATAAACTAAAACCATTTCTGGTATTTAATATATCTGATATATCATTAGTAAATTTTTCTACTACATCATAATTATTTTTAACTTCATCTAAATTTAAATAATTAAAAAATAATAGATCAAAAAATTCTTTATCTGAATTTTGTCCAGACGTACTAAATGTTTTCATTTTTTTATCCTTTTAAAATATATGATTTAATTCTGTTGGTAAAATATTTTTTCTACTGTATGTTAATAGAGCTTGTGCTAAAATTTGAGCAATAATTCTATTGCCTAATTCAATTTCATTTTTTTCTAATTGATAAGGAAATTGACAACTGAAACTTTCAGTAGAATCATCGATTGTATTTAGATAATCATTTGTATCTGAACTAAATAAACCAACTGCTCTACCATTAGATCTAGAGTCAATAAATGGAATATTATTTTCCTTATAATTTTTGAAAACTTCTCTTCTAATAATATTATTATCAGCACAAATAAGAATTAAATTATATTCTTGTAAGTCAGAATAATTAACTCGTTTTACTTCATATTCCAAGTTAAAATATCTTTCTTCTAATGCTTCTACTTTATAAGAATCAATATCACTAGATTCGAAATTTTGATATCTAATATTTTTCATTTCAACATTATCATCATCGACAGCAATAAACTCCCAATCTGATTCAAATTGATCATTATCTATTAGATTATCAAGTGTTTCTATAAAATAAGAACCGATACCACCAGCTCCTATAATTAATACTTTCATTTTTATCTCCTAATACTTAATTGTTGTATATTCATTTATTTTTCCATCAATTATTTTATTTGTAATTCTTATATTACAAGAACCATTGATTATTGTGTAATTTAAAAATCCACTACATGAAAATTGTGATGTTTCTTCTGTTTTATATAAATTAGTAACATCATATTTATCATCTAATATAAAAAATAAATGATAACCTTGTCTTTTACTAATAGGATTTTTAGAAGAAATAAATAATTTATAATCGATTAATTTATCACCTAATAATTTTTTATAAAATTTATATACTAAATCTAATCTATACATATCTGTATCATTAAATTTTTTATTTTTTGCATCTTTTCTTATTATATAATTTAAATTAGAATGATATATTTTATTAATATTATCTATATCTAATACAAATAAATTAGTATTTTTTATATCTGTCAATATTCCAAAACTATATGATTTAGTAATTGGACTAATATTATGATTAAGTATTTCATCTAATGTAACTTGTTTATATAATCTATATTCACTATATTCATGTTCTATATCATATTGTACTAATGTATAATTATATTTATTTATTAAATCTAAATGTATATCAGAAACCAACATCGTATTTATCCTCTTTATCATTATTTAAAATAGATTTATTTTTAACAGATATATATTTTCTAACATAATTTGACATGAGATTAGTTTCAATACATATCCTATTTAATTTATAATTTTTAATACTTGATTTAGTTATTATATATTGTTTATATTCATGTTCTTCATTATAATTTAAATAAAATATATTTAATATATTAATAGGAATACCTTCAGATATTGGTTTAGAACTAATATCTAAATTTGTTACAAATTCTATTTTAACTAATTCATTAAAATTTAACTTCGATAATTTATCTAATAATTTAGTTTTATCATATGAAATTAATAATGGAACGTTTAATATATAAATATTACTTTTATTAATAACTTTATGTCTTAAATTAATTTTACTAACTTTAGTATCTTTTTTAAAATATAAAGTTAGATTGTCGATATTATATCCATTAAATACATTTAAATATGTTGTATTTTGTGTTCGTTTTAATAATAAACTAACTGGTTCATTTGATTTTTCATTACTATATAATATAAAATTAGGTATACCAATTAATTTTGATATTTCATTTATAATAGACATAATTAACTCTCAATCAAAGTGTTATAATAATTAGAAATAATTTCCCAATCTTCTTTTAAAATACTAAGTTTATAATTATCATCTTCATATCCAGTTCTTTTATTATAATAATCAATATTATAAGTTAATATAACTGGTATATCATCATAATTATATACAACTTTACCATGATCCTCTATAATGTTAGGTTTTTGATTCATAAATAATTCAGCTGAACTATCATCAAATGTAACTATTAATTTAGGACCAATTATTTCAATTAAATCGTAAAATATTTCTCTTGATTTTTTTATAGTTTTTCTAGCAGCACCAAAACTTTTAGATGGTTGCGCATAACATATAATATAATTAGTTATATTATATTTATCTAATATTGATATAAAAAATTGTTTCTCAAAATCAGCATTAAAAAAACCATGATTAGTTATAAATGGAAAAATAAATAATACACAATTATTAAAATTTTTTTTATTACCTTTTATAATTGTAAATTTACCTTTACCATTTTGATCTACTTCTAATAATTTTTTATATTTTTCTTTCATTTCATTTAATCTTTGATTAACTGATAAATTACTACTAAACAAATCCATTTTCTCTCCATATTTTAAATGCTTTATTAAGATTAACACAATCATTTTTAGTTAACATTATTTCTGATTCATCATTTTCATCAGTTGATTTAACTATATTTATTAAATTATCTAAAACATCAACTGTTTTATCCCATAATAATTCACCTATAATTTCGTGTAATGTAGATATTTTAATTGTTACCATTTTATATAGATAATAACAATCTATAATAACAACTAAATCATAAATAGTTTTTATCATTTTAATATCGTATCTTGGTGTGTTTATTATAGGTTTATATAATAATTTTCTAAAATTAATCATTTTTAGTTCCATTTAAAAATTTTGATAGTGCAAGATATTCTCTATAAGTTATATTTTTATAATTTTGTTGTGTTATAAAATAATTATTATTATTAATATCTATATCATTATAATTAAGTGTAATATTAAATAAATATTTATTAAACATACCTATTATAGCATTATTATTTATAATTGATCTATCATCATTTGAATTAGTATGAATTGAATATATTTTATATAATAAATCATTTAATAAATTACTTTCAATTATAAAATAATAATAAGCATAATTATTACAACCATCACAAACTTTGAATTCAGGTAAATTAATTTTTAAATCATCATAACTTAAAATATAATATTGTATTGTTTGCATAGTAGAATTAAATTTTAAACCACATACATCACAATATTTAGATTGTTTTAATTTACCATATCTCAAATTCATAATCCCATTTCCTTAACAAATTGAGGTTTTTTATTACCAGAATAAGTTATATATAATCGTTCTTTTGCTCTAGTTATACCTACATAAAATAATCTACGTTCACTTTCAACCACATCAGCAACTCTCTCATCTAATTTCATTTTCCAATTAGCGAAAGGTATAATGACCATTTCTGATTCTCCACCTTTAGCACCATGAATAGTTGATAACATTATTTTAGCATCTTCATTTTGTACTTCTTCTTTACCATCTAATCCAAAATTATTACATAATTCTTTAATTGAATCAGTTGTTATTTCATAATCTTCAGCGATATCTATTAAAAAATCAGAAATAGCTTGAGGTACATCAAATGATTTAATCATATAATCTGGAAAGATTTTTAATAATTCATCTAATGATTTATTTTTTTCAGCTAATTTACAAAATTCACTTTGTAATTTAAAAGCTTGTATCATTCCTCTTTTAATTTTTTTATTAGCATCAGCTAGTCGAGATACTTGAGAATAAAATGGTTCATCTTCTACAATAACATCGAACATATTTAATTGTGGTGAATCACTTATACTTTCAACTATATTATTAGTTTTTTGTTTAATTAATTCAACAGTTGTAGTACCTAATGCTTTCATACCTTTAGCTGCAATTTCTAAATCATAAATATCATAATCTTTTGCTGCTATTTTCATAATAGCAATATAAACTCGAAAAGCAGATCTATCAACTAATTCAGTAGAATCATTAACTGTGTAATTTAATCTTGCTTTTTTTAATTGATATTCTAATTGCATTTTATTAGTTCTATCACGATATAATATTAATATATCTCTATTTCTATTAGTTCTACATAAAGATACTATATAATCTATTTCAGATAAAGGATGATTAGTTTGATAGACATGTACTATTCCATCTGTTTTATCATATGCTCTTAAATCTATTTTAGAATGAGTTATATTATGTTCAATAAGATTTCTTGAATATTTAACTATATTATTTTTAGATCTAAAATTTAATCCTAAATTAACAACATTACATTTAAATAATTTAATAAATTTATCAACATTTCGAGGTTTAGCTCCTCGAAATTCATATATAGCTTGTGACTTATCAGCAACACCAATCATATGAGATTCATAATTATAATATAATTGTTTTAAAAATTCTAATTGTGCTAATGATGTATCTTGTAATTCATCAACTAAAATATGTGTATATGTAAATTCAGGTTGTTTTTCTTTAATAAATTCAATACCATTAAAAATAATATCATCGAAATCGTACATATTATATTTTTCTAATTCGTTATTATATTGTTCAGTATATTCACATGATCTTTGAGGATAATTAGATTTTGTAATACTAATTTCATTTTTAATTCTTTCAAATTCAGACTTATCTTTTTTACAATCAAATATTTTTCTTATAATCATATTAGATTTATTTGTATCACAAATATTAAAAGATATTCCGTTTTGACGCATTAGTCTATAAGCAATTGAATGAAAGGTTCCACCTGAAATTCTATCAGAATTACCAGCTTTATCAATAATATCTTTTGCCGATTTATTAGTAAAAGTAATTAATAATACTTTATTATTAGAATTTTGTTGTAATATTAATCTAGCTATTTCTGCAAGTGTTGTACTTTTACCACTTCCAGGACCAGCCATAATATATGTATTTTGTTTTAGTGAGCTTTCTATAGCTTCTTGTTGTTCTTTAGTAAATTGCATTACATTAATCCTATTTTGAGAGAATAATCTATTTCATTAATAGTCATATAAATATAAATTATACTATCCTGTTTTTTAACATCAAATTTATTAAAATTAGTATTTTGATGTTTTGTTAATATTATAATTACATCATCAATAATATTATTTTTTATATTGTCATCCATATAAAGACCAATATATTTAAACTCTAATAAATCAAATATATCTTTTGATATAGATTTTAATAATTCATTTGTTTTTGGTTTTCTTAAATTAATCATTTATTTCATCCAAGAATAAAAGTTTATTCAATGTTGTTATATGTTTATTATTTTGTCTTCCAACTTTAACAGTCCAAATTTGAGTTTTTGTATTATAAGTAATTTTATTATTATTTAATTTATATTTAATCTTTCTTAGATTCATTTTGTTGTTCTTTTTCAAGATAATATAAAAACATAGCGTTAACTGCGATGGCTGCCAGATGTTGTCCAAATGGATAATCTTCATCTGTTAATTGACCACTTAAATATTTTAACATATGTCTAAAAAGACTATTTTTAATTCTATCGATTTCTAATTTTTGCCAATTATAATCACCATGAACTTTAGCACCTTCAGTTAAAATATAAGCCATTTCTTCTAAAAATTCTGGATTAATTAATGCAGGTCTAATTTTACCAGCATCATTTTTAGTTCCACCTTTTTCATTTTTAGGCATTTCTTTTCTAAGTTTTTCAAAATATTCTTTTGAAAAATGTTGTTTATTAAATTTTAAATCTTCTTTATCTTTTTCCATAATTTCTCCTATTTATAAAAACAGGTTTGCTGCTCCCAAAATTTTTAAATTTATAATAAGAGCAACGCACCTATACGACAGTTGTATTATGTCTATTAATAAAATCAGCAATACGATTATATGCTTCTTCATTAGTAAGTACATCATGATGTAATCGACTAGGTTGTAAAGGTGATAATGTAATTTCACCACAAGGATTTTGTATTATTTTTGTTATTTTTTTTTTTGGTACATAATTTTGTTTATATTTTATAAATCTTAAATTCATATCATATTTACCTTACCATGAATATCTAATTGTCGTTGATGATATAAAGTATGATATTCAGTAATATATTTTGGAATATTCACATATTGTAAATCTTCCCGTGGTATAAAAACACATATTCTCCATTTAGAAGATTTATAATGATAATTTTTAGTTAAACCATAATATTTACCATTAGCACTAGTTTGTATAATAAAAACTTCTGATGTATCTAATGTTTCATATTTAATTTTTAATGCTTTAATTAAAATATCAAATTCGTTTTTATATCTATTTTTTATATTAAAAGTAATAGCTATTAATCTTAAATTCATAATTATTCTTCAATATCATATATTTCTTCAAAATCATCAGGTATAATAAAACATTCAAATGTACCTTTACATGAATTACATTCAATTATAATATTTACACCACCATCTTGTTCTTGAATATTACTTTTATTAACAGGTATATTTTTATTACATTTTGGGCATTGCATAATTTACTCCTTAATCATCTAATACAGATAAATCCAAATCATCATTATTGTCATCTTTAATATCATCAATTTCTTTATTAGCTAATTCTAAAAATTTTGGTTCTAATAAAGTTTCTAAATAATTAATAGCTTCATTAGGTAATCCTCTATTTTCACTTTCAATCATTTCTTTTAAACCCCGAGCTTTATATTCTATATCATTTCCATCAGTATCTTTATAAATCACAGTTTTACCATCATGTAAACCTAAATCTTTAGCTATAGCTATAATATTAAATCTTTTATCAAATTTACCTTTATAAAAATAACCTTTTAAAGTTAATCCTTTATATCTATTAGCACCTTTAATTTTATCGATTTTATATGTAACTACATAACTATGAGGTGGAAGTTTTGGAACAGAATATGGCCATTGTGTTGCTGATTCTGATTTAGTCATTTTTACAATTAAATTACAATAATGTTTAATAGCATTACCACCAGTCATACCATCAAATGGCATACCGCCACCAATACCAGCTGTTCTAATTTGTGATACAAGCATAATAGATAAACCTGTATTTAAAGAAGTATACATTCTAAAAAATTGTGAATATAATCTTGGAATAAGAGCCATTGTATTATCTGATACAGATTTAGTATCTTTACCTTTATATAATTCACCTTCAGGAGCTAAAGCTTGTAATGTATCAATAGTTAGAATATCAACAGGAACTTCCCCAGTCGCAGCTTTATTACACATATCTAATGATTGTTCTACAGTTTCAAATTCAGCAACTTGAATCTGATCAAATTTTACACCAGCTTGATCCCAATAATTTCTATCCATAGTTTTTTCTTGATTCATATATAAATGAAAAGCGTCATATTCTTTTTGAGTATATGCAACCATATCTCTAATAAAAGTTGATTTACCAACTCCAGGACCACCATAGATAACATTTACTAAACCTTGAAAATTACCACCTGTTAATATATCATATGCTATATTACCAGTTTTATATTGTTCGATAATTCCAATATCTTCGTTTTCTGATAAAATACCAATTTTAACATTTGGATTATCTTCTAATTTATATTTTTTAATAAATGATTTATTTGAACTTTTTATCTTTCTTTTCTTTTCAGCATTAGAAAGATTATTTTTTCTTAAAGACATTATTATTCTCCTCAAAAAGATTATATTGACGATTATTTATTTCTTCTAATTCTTTATTTAAAGATTCTTCTAATTCTTTAAATTTTTCATTATATTTTGATTTAATTGCATCTATAATTTTTATAGATCGTTTTATTAATTTTTTATATTCGTATCGTTCTGTTTTAGATTTACATGATGATATATTTGATTCTACAAAACGCATCAATGACATACCTACGATAATATGAAGTACATCTTTAAATATAATACTATCTGGAATAGATAATAATTTTATTCCTTTATTTTCTGTTATAAATAAAGGAATCTTTTTTTGTAAATTAGCAGCATCAATTAATCTATCAATATCTTTACGCAATATAGAAATATTTTTAGTTTCTGAAAATTTACATTGTGTTATAGTAGATAAACCAATTACATCTTCTTCACCTTTTCCATTACCTGAACCAGGAACAGTTTCAGCTTTATCTAATAACAATAATTCTGTCATTAGATCTTCAAGATTTTGCCATGACATAATTTATCCTTTAACTAAATATTTATATATTCCAAAATATTTACATAGTGTATAACCTGATTTAGCTAATTCATTTTTACTATCTTTTTTAAATGTATCTCTAAATTCAATTGCTATTTCTTTTATTTTATCAATATCTTCTTCATGCATTAATTCGATAACTTTTTTATTTAAAAAATCTCTACCAGTTGTTAAAGCATCATCAAAATTACATTCATTTTCAATTTGTAAAACTCGTACTAATTGAATTAATTGTGAATCTATAGCATTTGCTACATGACCAGAATTAATCGTAATATTGTCCATAAAATTCCTCATTTTCATTTGGAGATAAAATAGTAGATATAGTATTAACTGTGGATTCTAATTCTGCCATTATATCTTGAATTTCTGATTTATTAGAATCATCTAATAATGTTATTTCTAATTGCAAAAATCCTAATGATTTAATTACATAATTTTTTAATTCTGTTATTCTTTCATCAGTACAATTATCATTATATTCTAATTTTACTGTATGTTTCATTTCAGAATTAGTTAATGATATTATTTGTTTCATACTAACCTCTAGAATTCAATATCGTTAGAATCTATATCTACTGTTTTCTTTTTAGATTTTTTTAATAATTCTTTTGATTTTTTAATAGGTTCAATTGCTGTTGGAGTAATAACAGATAAATCTGATTTTTTAATCAAATCTTTTTTCTTATATTTTAAATATTCTTGATAACCTTGATATATTAATGATGATGTATCTGGATTAGATTCCAAATAAGTTTTTGCTCTATCATAATATTCTTCATCAGCTAAACCAAGTAAATATTTAATTTTAAAATTTTCTTCTAATTCTTCTTTAGCATCTTCAAATGATACATCAATAATATCATTAACAATAAGTGTATCAGCGATCATATTTACAGCAGATAACTTAATTGTATCTTTAAATAATTTATTTAATTTGGTTGATGTTAAATTATCATCTTCCATAATTTGCTCAATATCTTCAGTAATATCGATATTTTTAATATGTTCATTAGCAATATTAATAAAAATTGGTGAGTTTATAATATTGTTAATATATACTTTATATAAAGAAGTATTTTTAAGTTCTTTAAATTTTTTAACATCATTTACTGAAATAGAATATTGTTTATTATTCATTATTTTCTCCATTTGATTTTTGTTTGTTTTTCCATTTTGTATGAGAATCTTCTTGTTGTTGTCTATGTTCATGCAACATTTTAGAATATTTACTGATTTCATTTTTATTTAGTTCAGTATAATAAATTCTCATAACATATAATTTATCACCAGATAAATCTAATACATCTGTATCTTTAAAATTAAAAGCGGTTATATAACCTCTTTCATTTTTTCTATCAACAACAACTGTTGTTTCTTCACATTCACCATTAGCGGCTAATTGTAATAATTCATCTACTGATGAACATTCAAAAAATAATGTTGATCTTTCGCCAAGATGTTCTTTTGCCATTACTTGTAATGGCTTTGGTAAATTACCTTTATTTGTGATTTCTTGCATTATTTCTCCTGATATATTATTAGATAACTATAATTGTGATATGTATAATTTTGTAAAGGTTCATTACCTGAATAATCATAACCATAATTAATATTATCTAATTGTTGTATTATATCTAATATAATTAATGTATTTTGATAATTGTTAATAAAATTTTTAATATCATCAATACTATAAAATATATCAGATAATATAGGTTTATCTAAATTTTGAGCTGTTAGTTTTGGTAATGGAACTCGTCTTAAATTCATGTAATAAATCCTTGTTTTCTATCAAAATTTAATATGCTCCTATATTGATATTTATTACCTATTCTATATTTATCATATATATCAATATATTTTCTATTTAAAAATTTATTTGGTTCATTTACTTTACGAATCCATATCGAACAATCAAATAATAATCCATTAAATTGTTTATTCCATTCTTCTACAGTAGAATATGGTTTTGAATTATTTGGATTAATTCTTAATTGTGAAGTACATATAAGCTTTATATTATAATTACTTAATAATTTAATTAAATTATATAACTTATCCTTATTAAGAATATCTGCAGTATCTATAAATATATAATCAAATATTGATAAATTTCTATTTATATTAGAAATATAATTCATAAAATCTTCATAAGATCCTTGAAAAATAAATACAAAATTATATATACCAAAATAATATTTTTTTAAATATTCTCTGTTTAATTGATTACCAGTATCAAATAATAAAATTAATTTACTATTAATAGCTAATTCATTACATATATAATATAATAAATTTGTTGAACCTTCACCAGGTGCAGATGTTATTATTGTATTTTTATTTTCTATTGATGATATAAAATTAGACATAAATATTCCTTATAAATATAGAACAGGGTTATAGGAGACCCCTGTGAACTCCCCAGCTTACGATCTGGTCACTACATTTATTATAGAAGTGTATACCCTTCTTATAACAGGGAAGAATGAAGTTACGATCTACTCGTCAGTAGCTAATTTAAAAAAAACCTTATGATTTGAGCTATTAAGAAGCTTATAAGGTGTTCTATAAAATAATCTACAAAAGGTTGCCATCCTTCTAAGGACTGAACTCAGTAATGGCTAATTACCTTATCAGTCTTATAGATTTATATTTATTTAACCAAGCTCATTATAAACTGGATCGGGATTCTCATAAAGATATCTTTCAGCAGTATCTTCTGTATGTTCAACAGTTCCAAGTGCCATTTCGATATCTTTAATGATATCACAACCTTCACCAATAAATCCACTTGTTTCAAAAGACATTACACCTGAACCATCTTTTTTAATTTTGATTTTTACTACTTCTTCTGCCATTTTGACTTTCTCCTATTTTATTTTCAAAAATAAATTTTGTAATTTGTATTTGTTGAATTCTAATAATAATAATTAAATATGTATTAAATATTATTAATCCTAATATTAGAGCTAATAATATTATTATATACATATACATTTTAAGACCATCTTGTAAATGTATATTCAACTTCACCAGATGTATCATTAACTTCAGGATTCATTGTAAATCCTAGAGCCATGAGTCTATCATTAACTTCTTCTTTTTTAGCTTCTACTGTAAGAGTATTAGTAAGTTCTTGTGCACTAAGTCCACGAGCAAAATAATAATCTCCTGTACAAGTATATGTACCATCTTCTTGTTCTTGAATACCAATTTCGTCATTAGTATTATGACCATTAGGAAGTTCAGTAATTAAAATATCAACAGCACTTTTAGTAGATCCATAATATCCACGAGTTGTGAGTTTTTTACCTTCTTCTGCAACTTGAAATTTATATCCAAGATTTTTCAATGCTTTAATAATATATTCTTTATTATTAAGTTTTGTTTTAACGTCAGTTTTGTGGCTCATACCATTCTCCTTCTATTAATCGAAATCTACTTCGAGATTTTTTAAATTAATTTTTTTAGATTTATTTTTTCTTTTAGTTTTTACTTCAATTGGTTTTTTAGATACATTAACAGCATTATCTTTTGCCCATTTACGCATATTTTGAATATGTTTATCACCAACTTTTACAATTGGTACAACATCTTTCAATCTTTCAGCAATTGCTTTTGTTGTTATATCAGATTTTGAATTAATCTTTACAATTTTTTTAGATTTACCATTTAATTGTTTAGCAAGATTATATTGAATTGCTTCTTTAATAGCATGTTCAATTTCAGCACCTGTATAATCATATATACCACCATTTGAATCAGTATGTCTAATTTCAGCTAGTTCATCTAGATCAAACTTTTCAGAATTTCTTCCACGTTTTTCTAAATGAATTTTAAAAATTTCTTTTCTTTCTTCTTTAGAAGGAATATCTGAGAAAAATATATTATCAAATCTACCCTTTCTAAGAAGCTCAGGGTGGCTATTTCTAATAGCAGTGATATCATTAGCTGTCGCAATGATAAATACGCCAGGATGAGGCTCCTGCATCCATGTAAGAAGCGTTCCAATAACACGTTTTGTTGTACCACCATCTGTTTTATCAGAACTACCAGCACCAGCCAAAGATTTATCAAGCTCATCAATAATAACAATACCACCAGCTGCTTCTGCTTGTGCTAATGCAAGTCTCATTCTTTTTTCAGATTCACCAACAAGACCAGCAAATACTTTACCTGTATCAAATTTAATTACAGACATACCTGATTCTTTAGCCGCTGCTTTAGCAATTGCTGTTTTACCTGAACCTTGAACTCCAAGTAGCATACAACCTTTTGGATGTTCAGCTTTAAAATCATTAGCAATTTCAGGATTATCCATAATAGCTTTTTGAACTGTAAACCATTCTTTAAAGTTTTCAAAACCACCTACAGTGTTCAATCCACCTTCACATGGCCAAAATTCAAGAATATCATTTTTATTAATAATATTTTTCTTTTCTTGAATGATAACATCTTCATCCAAACGTTTCTTTGTTTGTAGAGAATAATTACAAGCGTTAAAGATTTCATCTTCTGTCAAACCCATACAAGCATTTGCAATTTTATTTAGATCAAAATCAGTATCGATTTTATCTTCATCATTCACAGTTTCTTTATTATGAAGTTTCATTAAAGCTGCAATATTTTTAGTAATAATATCATCTTTAATTTCTTCTCGAGTTGGAAGACCAAGTTCAATATATGCTGAATCTTTTTCAAGTTCAGTTGGTACTTTTAATGCTGGTCCAGAAATAAGTATAGGTGAACCTGCAGTAGCAGCTAAATATACAATATCTCTAATTTTTCTAATAACCATAGGATTATTAAAAAACTTATCAGCATCTCTTAAAATATATATATTTCTTTTAAAATCTTCAAAATCATCAGTTAGTTTTGTTTGACAATCATGTTCAATTATATCTAATGCTGTAAGAATATTACCGACAGATGATGCACCTTTAACTGTTTTTCTAGCTGAATCAGAATTATAATTATGTGGAGTAACATCTTTATCATTATCAGATAATTGATGTAATCCTTGTGTTGCTGACCAGAATTCTACTTTATCATCTTTAAAATTCTTTTTAAGTTCACGGATAAGTTTTGTTTCTTCAAAAGTATTAACAAATACTAATCCACTATTTGATTCTATTCTATCAAATAGTTCTTGGTAACTGATATGCATTATATCACTCCATTCTTTAAGTTATTGATGTAATCAATTCATTTTTCATAATAGGTAATTTTACGTTTTTAAAATATCCATTTATAATTGGATTAAACATACCAACAGTAGCATATTCTCCTACTATTGGACTTGGATTACAGATATACAAAATCTTTTTTACTTTTCCATTAATATCATATCTTGTATCACTAAAAGCAAAATCTCTATGATAATGTCCTGTTATATAAACATCAGCATTAATCAAAGATTTTTTTTCTTTAAAATGATTTAATAATGTACTATCTGAAATAGTTGTAGAATTTGATAATCTATGGGTGATATATAATCTATATGTCTTTGATAATTTTTTAGATTTATTAGTTAATTTTAAATTAACAAGACAATGAATACCACCATCTACTACACCTTTACCACCATATAATTGTTTATTTAACCAAGTTCCACTTGCAATACGGCTTCGATATTCATGATTTCCTATCACACCGATTCTTCTTGCGTTCTTGGTATTTTTTCTATTACATGATTGCATTGTATTATAATTTGATCCATATAAATCTTTATCTAAATCTTCATATAATTTTAATGCAGTAGTTAATTGTTCAGCTGGATCAGCTATTGATAATTCATTAGTTGAACCAGTACTAGTTTTTAATATATTTTCAATCATATCACCTGTATTAACTACAAACATATGATCTTTATATTTTTGTTGTTCTTTTAATAATATTTGTTTCATATCATTAATATTTAATGATTTATGACCAATATGTTCATCACCTCTGACTTGTAATATAACATAATCAGTTGTAATTGGCATTTCAATATTATATACAGGAATACTTTGATTTATAGTTTCTGAATGTTCCCATTGTGCCATTATTCCTCCTGATAAAATAATTTATGCCAAATACAATTAGGAGTAAATGGTATATCAAACATTTCGTCAGGATTATTATAATTTATATCATGACTTTCATTAGAAAAAGGACAACGTCTGACTGTACCATCATATCTTAAATCAATGTAATTTTCAGCATAAACACATTTATTATTTAATAAATAGTTTTCAAGACAACTATCTAAGGATATATTATATTTAACTTTATCACAAGAATTCCAAAATTTAATTAATGTCCAAAGATCTTTTTGATTATCTTCTGCCCATTTATGATAAATAGGAAAATGAATATTTTTAAATTCATTTGTTTTAAGATTTTCAAAAACTTCAATTGCTATATCAAAAGTTTCTTTATCTTTAATTAAAAAGAATTTTGTGTAATCGGTAAGTTCTTCATCTTTTAATTTATCTAATGAATAAACTGTAATAGACACATCTTTTTTTATTACATCACCTGCAAAACTTAATAATGATGGATAAACATTTTCTGATATAGTTAAAAATTTAAATTCATCATCATGAATAAATCGTCCATATTCTAGTAATGTATTAATTACACTACATCCTGAATAATAAACTTTTTTATTATCAATTTTTTCAAGTAATATTTCAAATTCATCTGATGATAATTGTTCATCTTTATGTTCACTATTTAAGAAATAACAAATATCTGCATGTTCACAAGGTGATGTACATTTTTCATAATGAACTGAAACTTGTTTAGTCATAATCGGAATCCACACTTCTCATATTTAAAGGAATATCACTAATATCTAATTCATCAGATTTGATTTTTTCTAAAAGATCTTCAAGCATTTCAACTGTTTTATCTTTAATTTCATCAGTATCTAATTGATCTACTTCTGTAACTACATGTAATTTAATTTTATTTTTATGTTCATAAGTCATTAAAATTTTATTAATAACCCATCCCATCATAAATGCAGTTCCACGATAATGATCTCCAAGAATAGCAGCACCAAAATCAATTATTTTTTCAAGTTTTTCTTTTTGATTATCAATGGTATCTTTAAAAATATTTCGAAGAGTATCCATATCAAATTCTTCACCATCATCATCTTTAATTATGATATTAACATATTCTAAATTATTATCATCATTTTTTCTATAAAATCCTGTATCAGACATTTCGTCTCCTTAAAAATATTTTGTTCTAGTTTTAATTTCAATATTAATATTTGGTTTTTCATTTTCATTTTCAATAAATTCAAGTGGATTAGGAATACCACAAGAATCAATATCTAATTCTTTTCTTAACTTAATCAAATAATTAATATTTTGTTTTACAATACTTAATGTATTAGAAGGTTCTAATGTAAATATATTATTTACAATAGCAGTTTCAATTGAAGTATGATTATTTAATAGTAATTTAAAACTTGTAGTTTTATCTGATACTTCTATATAAACATCAAATTTTTTACCTTTAAATTCATCTTTAACATAATCACTAATAACACTTTTTAATTTATTATTAATAGTATCTGTGTCAATTGAAGTTTTTTTTCTTTGTTCAATAATCTTTTTTCTTTTAACATTAAAGGACTTAATCGTATCAATTAAGTCCTGTGTTTTATTAAGACGAACATTTATATTACCCATTTTTAGTTTCCTTTCTAAAATGGTAGATCTGAAGCTGATAAATTATTAGTTGATTGAGATTGTTCTGGTTCCTGTTGTCTAACAGAATCTATACCTTTTGATATAGGTGTTATTCCAGATACAATAATATTTGTATAATATTTATCTGTTTTTTTATCTTTAGTTCTGGATTCATATCCTTCAATTTCAACTATTGTTCCAAGTTGTATAGTATTTTTTAAATCATCAACTGCTTGTTGTGTTTTTGCAAATACTGTACATCTTTCAAATAATCTCATTTTAGATTCAGCTGAATCTTTAACTTTTGTTTCAACATTAAATGATATAATGTATGAACTAAAATCAGAATCAGATTTAGGTGGAATAACTCGTAAAATTTCATCTGAATCATTACTGTTATATTTATAAAATGGTATAACAGTAGCATTAGTAAGTGTTACTTTTTTCATTAACTTTCCTCTTTCTTTGTTTGATTGAAAATCATTTTAGGTACAATTGATGTTAAATTAGTTATAACATCTGATCCATTTTTACTATTTTTTAATACTTCGCTTTTTAATTCTTTTTTATCAATATTAACATCTGAATATACATTTAATACATTATCAATATTTTTATTAAAGATTTCTTCTAAATCTTTTTTAGATAAATCATTAAATTTAATAATAGAATCAACTGAATTTAAAATAGTTTTATTTATTACTTGTTCTAAATTAGAAGTTGATGTAGAATCAGAACCAAAACCAAAACCCATAGCTTTAGTATTAATTGCTTTATTTTCATTTTCTTCTAATGATACAGAAAAAATAATAATTGTATTATTTAAACTAACTTCTCTTTCAGCACTATCAATCATTTTACCATTTTTAATACTAGTAAGAAGATATTCAGATATAGATTGGTGACATTTATTAATATGTCTCAAGTATAAAATACTTTGTGGATTATTTCTTAAATCTTTAATAAGTTTACCAGACTTTTGATAACCAACATATCCTGGAGGTGCACCTTTAAGTTCTGTTAATTGGAACTCTTGAGTATATTGAGCTAAATCATATTCAATAATATTATCTTGTGTACCATAAAGACTTTCTGATAATAATTGAACAGATTTAGTTTTACCTACTCCATGACTACCAACTAATAATAAAATACTAATTGGTCTTGTTCTTACAGAATTGATATGTTGCATTATATTACTAACATTTGCTAATTCTGTTACTGGATCATTTTGATTAACAATTTCTTCGTTCATTTTATCAACAATAGCTTTATAATTCAAACTATTTTTAATATAATTATAATCAATATTTCCGATATCAGATATAGCTAAATCAATATGTCTTTTAGTTAAAGTTCTTTTACCTGAAACAGTTTTAGTAGTTTTAATAATATTAATATCTTTATCAATATGTAAAAAATCTTTATTACTACTATCATCATATTCATCATGAATATCTTTAATATTCATAATAGAACAAGACTTATCAAGTATATCAAATGACTTATCTGGATTCTTTCTATGTCCAAGAAATCTAGATCCATTTTCAACAAGATATTCACATATTTCTTTATTAATAGAACAATTATGATAATCTTCAAAAACACTTTTAGTATTATATACCATTTTAATTGTTTCATCAATAGATGGTTCATTAATATTAACTAATGTAAATCTACGTTCTATTGCTTTATCTTCAGTTATAATATTATGATATTCATCTACAGTAGTAGCACCAATAAATCTAATTGTACCTGTAAGATATGGTTTAAGAATATCATTAAATTTTTCATTAAGAAGTTGATGTACTTCGTCAATAAAAAGAATATGTTTTGGATCTTCAGAAGCTTTTTCAAGAATATCTACAATTTTACTAATTGGATCTTCTTTATAATGAGTGAAGAGATATGGAATATCTAAATGATGTAGTTTAGCATTTTTAAGTGGAAATGGAACTGTTCCATTTATTAATCTAGTATTAATTTCATTAACAATAGCTGTTTTACCAGTACCTGCTTCACCAACTATAATAACACCACGTTTATTTTTTCTAGCTAATGTTATTAGAATTTGTTCAACTTCTTTATCTCGACCAGTTATAATATTACCACTATTATAACTTAATTTTTTACAAGCATTAAATTCTTTATAATTTCTTGTAATAGGTGAAAATGAAACTATATTAGTAGTATTCTTTTTAGATATATCTTTAAGAATTGTAATAAGATCATCAGTTTTTTTATAAATTCCATCAGGTATTTGAGATATTAATTTCTCATAATTTTTGATATTATATTTTTTTGGTGTTTTACTTTTTCTTTTAAGTAATTCATAATTTTCTTCTGATGAAAAAATATCATCAGTTTTGTTAGCCAATTTTTTTAATTGGTTTTTAATACTATTAGAAAGTATCAACATAATTAAATCCTTGCGATTGAGTTATACCAATGAATAAAAGATGTATTATTAACATTTAAATTACATCCAGGTTGAAGATCAGTAACCATATCATAAATTTTTGGATATTCTTTAATAGTATTACTAATACATAAAATTCGTTTACACATAAAAGATGCTAATGCTATTTCAGCTATACTTAATTCATTAATTTCATGTATTACTAAAATTTCAACATTAGGATCCATTATTAATCCAGTTATATATCTTATATTCCATTTATCTTTATCTCTAATTATAAAAGATACATTACCTAATTCCTTGGTTATATCTTGTATAATATAATCATCTGCTTTATCAGTATAAATATACACTTTATTTGAAGATGTATCATCTAATGATTCTAAATTCATATTAAAACCTTTTAATTTTATTTCGTTTAAACAATATTTTAGCAATATCTGAAATATTATTAAAATTTTTTATTTCTAATTTTTGTCTTTTTAGTGGAAAATAAATAGTTATTTTAAAATTTGAAGTATCAATAAATGCCATATATAATTTATCAAATATCATATCACTATTTAATAGTTTTGCTATTTGTAAATTAATTTTAGCTTTATTAATTAGATTTGATTGAATAAATTTAGTATTATTACTATAAGTAGTATTTAAGTAATAAAAACGATTATAATATTTTTCAATAATACCGTAATTTATTAATTTATAAATTTCTTTTTTTGCTTTGTAATAACTAATTTTATTTTTATTAGCAAATTCTTTTATTGTTATGAAGTCACCCTTATTCTTCAAAATGTGTTTCATAATCATTCCATTCTTCTAAAGTATTTTGATATATACCTGATTGTACTAAAAGTTCATCTTTGTGAAAACCACATAATTCACAATAATTTTCTTTATCAAATTTATGAGTATGTGTATTTAACCATTGCACATAATCACTCATAATATTACCTTCTTAAATTAATTCGTTTTTGTTTAGTTTTGATTATTGTAACTAATTCATTTATATCATGTTCACCTGAAAATAATGAATCGAATGCTTCAGCATGTTTTTCACATACTGGAATACTATTATAAATAAAACAATCTTTATTATTAGATATAATAGTTCTTGTTACATCTATTGAACCAAAATTAAATTGTGCCTTTTCTTCACAGAAAAAGCACGTATGTTTTATAGATGGAATATCACCTTCAGTAATATCTATTATAGATTCCATTTAAATTTCTCCATGTATTTTAATCCAATTTTCTCTAAATTCTGCTGCATATTGAGTTATCCACATTGTACTTATTTCTTCTAATGTATAAAGTTCTAATGGATCTTTATGAAGTATTTCACCTAGATACCATTTAAATTTATATATCTCTTCAATTTCATCATTAAGAAATTCTTTAAATTTAATAGTATTATGTATCATAAAAGACCCACTAAAATTAATCCATTAATTCTTTTAATTTAGTACTATTAATAACTTTTTTAGCATTATCAGAAAATTTTCTTGTTAGAAACCAGTTTTCCATTCTATAACTATAATCTAAAATAGATTCTAATCTACTTTTATTAATAGTACCAATAAATCGTTTTAATGCATATTTACCTTTTGCATTAAGTTTATATTTATTAATAACCTTATTATATAGTTTAGTAATTTCTACACTTTTTTCTTTTTGTTTTTCAACATTAAGTTCATGTCGAAGTTGTTTTGCTTCTTTATTCTTTTGTCTATGATGTTCAGAAGCATAACGTTTATATTTTGCTTGATATCCTGCACGTCCACGACGTTTACGTTTGTTAGGCATAACCTACCTCTTTCTATTAAATTTTACCATAAAAAATTGTTTCTACATCACTACTATCAATTCTTGTAACTTGAACTGATCTTTTATCTTTTCCACCAGATGTATAATCATTTTGAAGTGAATATAAATCTTGAGCAGTTTTTTTAATTTCATTTACATTAGTACCAGTAATCATAATTTCAACTTTTTTCATAAATACTCGTTTAGGAGTTCTAGCTTTTCTTCCATTATTTTTTGTGATTCTATGATTTTTTCTTCCTAATGTTGGTTTTAATTTAGATTTTTGTTTTTTCATTTTAACTACTTTAATATTACTTTTAGTTTTACCTTCTGTAATTTCTAAATACTTTTTACTTTTTCTTGCTTCCATAATTATTTTCCTATTAAAAGTTCATTGAAAAATGGTAATTGTTCTAATTCTTCACACATCATATGCCAAAAATGTAATCTATGTGTTTTTCTTAAAAGATATAATCCTCTTAATGATTGATAACTAAAAGCTTTAATTCTTCTTTGTAACCAACCTTCAGGTAATGCTGATTTAAGAACATCAATTGGAATATCTTTTACTTCTGTTCCATATTTATTCACTAATATTTGTAATGTTAATTTAAAATTATCAATTACAACTTGTTCAGTAAATTTATCAAACATAGATGCATTAATTTCATCTATATTATTAATTTCTTTTCTTAATGTATACATTGTTGAAGTTGAACTTGTTGGACTCACACCAACTACATATGTATCTAATTCAGACCATATTTTTCTTGGAGCTGTAATATCTAACCAAACTATAATACCTCTTTGAAATTTACCATGTACATTTCCTTGAAATATTTCATCATCTTCATTATCTGACCAATGAACTTTTTCTTTTTTATTTAAAAGATGTTTAGCAAGTTTAGCATCATTTGGTCCTAACTTAAAAGTTGTTTTAGTTATTAATTCTAATGTTTCTTTATTAAAATCGTATTCAAAATTAATATTAGAATCATTATCTGTTTGAGTTGGTAAACGCATACCAGTAATTGCTGGATTAAAACCTTCTATTCCAACTATTTTAATTTGTTCTTTCATTTAAATTTCTCCATATAATCCAACAACTTGACTAATTGTATATCTATTTCTTCTATTACTTAACAATATTTGAATATTTGTCAAATTATTATTATAATTAGTATTTAATTTAGACATTATATCATCATTTAATAATAATGGTACTATTTGCCAATTTTGATCTTCAAATTTAATTTTAAATTCTAATTCAGGATTTTTAAAATATTCAATTAAATTAGGTAATGATATTGGCATAAATATATAATCATTATATAAATCACTTTTAAAATAAATATAAAAATATTTATTATTTCTTGTATATTTAGTAAATTTAGTATTCCAAAAATGTGATAATTCATGATAACTTAATTGTGTAAGATCATCTAAATTATCTAAAATAAATTTATATGGATTATATCTTAATAATAATTCATTATCATTAAAAAGTATTTTCAAATGATTAACATGATATCTATTTTCTGGTGTAACAGATACTTCATTTATTTTATGTTGTAATTCACCAATAGTATAATTTAATGATAACTCTGTTATTTTAAATTCTTTTTTTGATAATTTTACAATAGATTCATATGATTGTCCACAATATTCACAACCATAACCTGGTGAATATTTATGTAATACTTTACAATTTGTACAAAAATACATTTTATCTCCTAATCGAAATATTTATTAATATCTATTGGTTCTTGTTCTTGTTGTATATTATTAGATGTAGCATTTATTGTTGTATAATAATTATATAATTTAATTATATCATCACCTTTTATATGATATATAATGCCATCTTTATCTTGAAAGGCAATTTGTCCTATTTCTCTTATAGAAGGAGCTATATTTTGTATATCTGATATACTAATTTCTGCTGAAATAATTTTCATTTTTATTCTCCTAATAAAACTATATCATGATATAATGCATGATAATTTTTATAATCTTTATCTTTATGCCAATGACCAAAATAAAATTTTTTAAAAGTTATTCGTTTTTCAAGTTCTTTAAAATATAAAGCTACTGGATCTTCTATTAACCATCTAGGTTTAAACATTTGTTCAATTGCAGTTTGTGATGTTGTATGACCTAATACATAATCAACTTTATTTCCTATATTTATTAAATTATCTAAGCCATATTCATATTCTTCTTTTGATGGTAATTCTGCTTCCCACCAAGATTTATCTAAAATTCTAACTGAACGATCAATTGAAAATGCTCCACCCATAACAAAAAAAGTATTATTATTTATAATATATACTTCTCCACGTTTTAAATGAAATATTGAATCAGATACTTTACCAACTCTACCATTAAATTTTTTTTCAATTGGTAGACTATATAACCTATCATGATTTTCATGATTACCATCTAAAAATAAAGTTGTCCATGGTTTTCTATTTAACCAATCGATCCAATATTTTTCATTAGCATCTGGTTCATCTTTCCATAATAAACCAAAATCACCTAATATAATTAGATAATCATCTTTAGTTAAAGTTTTACCTTCTGGCCATCTTGTACTAGCTAATTTAGTTATGGTATCGTGACCATGTATATCACCTGTTAAATATATCATTGTATTTGTAAAAGTCCTTTAATATAAATATATAACTTAAGTTTAATAATCTTTAGTTGTTTCATATAAATAATAATATAAAATATCATTATTTATAAAATATTCTTTACATTTTAGTTCTGTTAATTTATTAAATAACTTATCAGAATATAATTTATCTTCACCATTTGAAATATCCTCATAATCAATCATTAAAGCAATATCTTTTCTTATAGGATTTAAATGATTAGGACATCTATAATAAATATTGTTTTTATTATACCAATGATCATATTGTAATGAATGAATAAATTCTACTGGATTTAAATTATTAGTAGTCATTATACCTTTAAAACCTATAACATCTGCACCTGATTTTATTCCATATAAAATATGTTTTATATAATTTTCAGATACTAAATCATCATCATCAATAAATGTTACATATAATCCATTAGCATTATTTAATAAATTAGATCTTTTTTTACCAATAGAAATATCTAAGGTATCATCAATTAGTATTTCTGTTGTTTGTAATAATTGTTTATTTAATACAGATAATAATCTATTTAATTTTGTTTTTCTAACTGGAATTGAACAAATCAATATACTAAGAATTTTTAAATTCAATTTATCTAATATATTTAAATGTTTTCTAGATAAGTATATTTGTTTATCAAATATTTCTTGAGAAATAATAAATTTATCTATATTATCTATTTTTCTATTATGTGAAGAATGGTGATTATGTTTAAATATAGGTGATACAAATCGTTTATCTTTTAATAATTTTAATTCTAATAATATATCCCATAATTCATTATCTGAATACGTGTGAGTATAAATTGGATGATATATTATTCCATTTAATTTTTTTAAAGTTATAATATCCATAATAGGTAATGTTATAATAGGACCTGAATTAAGACCATCATTATATCTAACACAACCAGTAAAATCTTTAAAATCTTCTAAAATAATAGTATCCCAGTGTTTAGGTGGAAACATATCATCAGATGCTAAAATAACGATATCTGTATCTGGTAAATTTAATGTCAATAAATATTTTGATAATACAGTACATGCATTCGTTACACCTTTTATATTTCCTGTAAGTATACTATTATATTTTGATAATTCTGTTTTATGTTCTTCTATATTAACACCAGTATAAATTTGTATATTATCGATATTATCTGCTGTATTTAACCATTCATTATAAACTGATTTAAATACATTAGGTCTAATAGTTGGCCATAAAATATGTATCATACTTAATCCTTATATTTAAAATTATTAATTATTTCAGTAGACATAATTAAATCTTTAAATTGTTTATAATTATTTGGACGAGCATATGTACCCCATTCACCAATTGTATTTGTTCTAGATGTTTCAGGAATAGCTTCTAATAAATTATTATTATTTAAATATCTTGTAATATTACAATCCCATCCTTCTTCTTTATGAGGTCCATAAGGTGAAATATCAAACCAATGATTTCTAATATGATTTAACCAAGTATCTTTAGAAATACACCATCCTAATCCATCAAAATAATTTTTAGTAATTATTGTATCAATACCTGATTTTTTAAATACACTTCTATTACATAATCCATAAATTATAACATTATCTTTTTGATTATTATAATACCAATCAGCTAATTCAAATGCATCTGGTGCAAATATTAAATCATCTTCAATATGTATATTCCATTCACTGCCTGCAATAAATGCACGTTCAATACAATTAAAAGGATTTTGTTGAACTCCTAATTGTCTATGATGTATCTGAATATTCATTTTTACAAAATCTTGTGATTCTAAATATTTTTTTGTATTTATTGTATCATTTGATATTTTTCCTGGATTCATAAAACCAGTTTCTATATTAACAAATAAAGTATAATCAGATAAATCAAATTGTTTTAATGATTCAATTGTTTGTTCTAAATATTCTAATCTATTATTAGTTGGTAATGTTATTGTTTTCATAATAATCCTTAATTGTTTTCATAATAATCCTTAAATGATGGTGGGATAAATTTTATCCCACCAATTTTTAATTAAAGTCCAACACCATTAGCAATTCTTTGAATTACTAGATTAGCATCAGCATTGCCATTTGTAGAACTATCTACATCAACAATTGCTTGAACTTCTACAGTCATTTCTTGATCTTCTGGTACTACGAGTGTAACACCTTGTGCAAGTGATACATCACCACCTTGACCTGCAAGAATATGTGAAGCACTAAAACTTGATGGATAATCAACACCATCTACTACAAACTTACCTTTAAAGTTAAGACTTGTTGATGTTTGTGTTTCAATAGTCATTGCATAATCAAGTTTGTATACACCTGATTTAAGTGTTGCTTTTGTACCATCCCAAGATACATAACTAGGAATAGTATTAAGTCTAATAGTATCCATATTTACAATAGCCCAAGATGTAGGAATTGTAACTGTACCAAGATCAGAAAGATAAACTTCAAAAACACCATCACCTTCAGGATTTGGTTTTTTATCACATTCTTTTTCATATTCAACTACTACTGAAATTTCACAAGCAGGTTTGAACATTCCAGGTTTACGAGCTTCAAAATCTTCAATTGTTCTACAACCAGCAGGTAATTCGATGATATTCAAAACATCACAATCACAAAATTTTTCTTTAATTGGAATACATTTTGTACCATGATCTTTACCATCAATATGAATAAATTCTACTGGTCTACCATTTTTTGTAAGTGCTAAAATTTCATTAGTTTCACCTTTCCAGACTACTTTAATATATTTAGCTTTTCCATCATTTACAGCATAACCAAGATATGTATTTCCTGCTGTTCTAAGAGGAGTAAATGGATGTTGTAGACATTCTATTCTTCCAAATAGATAATTACTTGTATCACAATAATTAAGATCTACATGACAATCATTGTGATCACCACAATCATGGTGTTTAGGTTTTTCTTCATGCACTGGAGTAACTTCTGTTTCTGGCATTACTTCTCCTTTTATTAATTGTTTAAGAAATTGAGTAATATTCATTTATCCTCAATATTGTTAAATTTTATTTAATAAATCTATTATAGTTTGATATTTAATATCATTATAATAGATACGAAATGTTTCTTCTGATTTATCAAGTAAAATATTTTTTAATTTTTTTCGTAATGTTGTTACAACTGCATTAGGTGATTTTTTAGATTTAATCTTATTACAATGTATAAAATTTCTATTTTTAACAGAATTTTCAATTTGTGAATCAATTTCATTATTATTTTCAATAGACTGATAAAACCAACCTAAATTTAGATAATAATTAGATTTATCATGTTTACCTAAATAATAATACATTTGATTATTAGCGCTAAATAATATATCACCTGGTTTAACATTACGTTTTAATTTTCTTAATTCTTCTAATCGTTTTTTTATTTTAATATCTTGTTCAATATTTATTTCTTTAGAATCATTATTAGAAATTATATTTGATGATATTAATTCTTTTTTATTTTCAATATTATCTATATTAAAATTAGATAGGTTTAATATAGCATCATACTTTCCAGTAGTACTAATATAATTTCCATCTATAGTATATTTAATTGAATTACTATATGATTTTAATACTACAGCTACATAATTATTATATAGTATAATATCGTTTGGTTTTATTTCAACACCTAACATATCATTCATTATTTATTCTCCTATAATAATTTTTTAAAATTAGTTTTAATATAATTTATAACTTCAGATGAATTTCTTGCTGTATAAGAAGAATTATTAATACTATTTAAAATATCAATTAGTCTAATATTATCAATTTTTTCATAAACTGTTTTTCTTGATTTTTGTTTTATATAAAATTCATAAGGTAAACGTATTATATTATTATATTGAGTAAATACTATATGATGTTCAAATCCATCATATTTCCCAAGATATAATACATTATATCTATTAGTTTTATAACAATTTCCAGGTTTCATATTCTTTTTTAATTCTCGTTTATTTTTATCTAATTCTTCTTTTTTCTTTTTTAAATCAGCAACTCTTTTATTTACTGTAGTTATATTATTTTCGATATCATCTATTTTATTTATAGGTATCATATTGCTTGGTATTTTAACTAATTGAAAATCTCTTAATTCTATGTAACTATAACTAGTATTAGTTACAATATAATTAATGGAACTATTATTTTCATATTTAATACTAACAATTTTACCTATAGACATAGAATATGTTCCAAATGTAACATAATCATCTACACTAATTTGTTGATTTAAACAATCCATATTTATCCTTTTTTTTTAAATAAAAAATGGGTGAGTAAAAACTCACCCACCTATAAAGGAGTTAAACATTTCGCACAATGTAATGCTTAACAGATATTGACGGGTAAAATATCTTTGGTCCCTTTATATTAAAATAATTCTATTGTGTATACTTCGTAGATATCATTATTAATATCTATAAATGTTATTTTATCGGAAAATTTCATTATACTAAAATTAATATTATTTTCGTTATCTTTAACTATTAATTGTTTAATTATAATATTATTAATTTCAATTTCATTAATTTTAATAATAGTATAACTTTTTCCAATTTGTTTTTTATTCTTCATTCCTCTTAATGATATATAATAATCAGTTATTATTATTTCAGATATAGAAGATGAAAGAGGGCGTTGACCACCAAAATTATTGATATCAACGCCATCATAACTTAATACTTTATATCTATCTTGACCAAATAATATACTAACTAAGAGCAATAAAGATAATATTATTTTCATAATACCTCCTTTATGCTATTTAGTATAGTATCAATTCCTGTAATTATTACTCAATTTAAATGACATAATTACAATATTGATTGCGTAAGAAAGTATAGAAAGTACCAGTTTTAATTTAAAGAATACATTTAGCATATATTAGCTCCTTATTTAAGTGAACTAATATATAAATAAGATAGTATATATACTAATATGTCGCTGCCGCGACGTTGGTACACTTTAAATATATATCATAATTTAAATATTGTCAAGTATTATTTTCAAATTGTTTTACTAAATTTTTATCTCTTATTGCTGTATATTTATTTTCATCTATTAATTTAACTATTATAGCTTTTTCATTTTCAGTCATTACAAATTTATAATATTTATCAGTTAATTTTATAGGAATAGCTTTATAAAAATTATCCATATTTTTTGTAGTTACATTAAATAATTTTGATTTATTTTTTTGAATCCAAATAATATCTTCTGGACGTTCAATTTTAGTATTAGTTACTTTATTAATACGTCGTAGATTCATATTCATTCCATTCAGTTAAATTTTTATAATTTCTAGATTTTAATTCAATTCTAATATTATGTATAATATCAATACATTGATTATAATATATTTTATTAAATTCTGCTATTTCATCTGAAATAAGATCATTTAAATAACTTAATATTAAAATTAAATCTTCTGTAGAAGCTGTACTTGTATAATATTCTTTTCCATTATAAATAAATTTAAAATCTTTTGATTTGTTGTTAATTAAATTATATTTTATTTTTCTAAGATTCATTTATTTTAACTTGAACTTTAATAATTGTATCTTTTATATTATTTTTATATAATACTTGAATACTATCTACATATGCAGAATCACTCTGTCTAAACAATAATGATGAATCTGTATATGTATATTTATTGAGAACAACTATTGATATGTTATTCCTATGTTCAATAGGAACAGTTGTACGATTAATTGTATTATATGTTGTGTACTTGCTTTTATTATATACTGAATGTGTACCATTAGCAATTACACCAAATATAAACATTAACAGAAACGATAAACTTATCCCATCAGCATTACCATCTTGTATAGCCATTATAAATAATCCTATAAATAGTATAAAAGCTATGTATAAAATTGTTAAAAGTATTATTATCATTTACAACTCCTTTAATAAGCACACTCATAACAAGTGTATGGATATTTGTCATAGTTATCGTTATCACCCTTTTTAATAATCCCCTTACCACACAGGGTTTTATCTTTCCACGAGACACATCGATGTCTTTTACCATCTACACCAATACAATCTATAATGTTCATAGACTCTATCATAGACAAATCGTAATGATGTTCTAAATCTTTTTGATAATCTTTTTCGGTGTAATCATCATCAAACCAACTATCCATGATATATATCCCTTACAGTTTTTAATTTATTTATTAGATTTCATCCAATCATCAGTAATCTTTTCAACTTTATCTTTGGCTATATTCTTTATCCACATACCTGTTCTGACCAAAAATAATATAGGTATAAACAAAAACCATATTATTGATAATAAAATTATAACTCCAATATAACCACTGAATTTTTCCATATTGTTATCAACAATATCCCAAACGATTTCACTAAATACTACAGACATTATCACTAATAGTGTTAAAGTCCCAACAGCTCCAACTATATACAATTCTATCATAGGTATTCTCTTTCTAATCTAATTTAAAACTTCTATACTTACCATTCTTTTTATTCTTTTGTATAATCATAATGAATTGAGTTTTACTTCCATCAGAACGAGTTTTTGTCCATACAGTAGATACATTTTTAAGATTGACATCTTCCCAATTTGAACCATTATTATTGAATATCAAAATCAATGATAGAACAACCACAAGAACGCCTAAAATAAATGTCAGTTTGTTTTCTTTAATTG